AAAAGTCCCTATCTGAACTCCTTGATTTAGATAAGTCATCTTATTACTTCTTAAACCTCCATTGAAAGTAATTATACCAGCAGCTGTGTCATCGTACAATTTACTTAAGAATAACTTACTACCTTCAGATTTAATCATAGCTTTTACTACAGCAGTATCTACTACACCGCCTCCTTCTCCACCACCAATACCTAATGCTGATGGTTGGATATTGTGCCATGTACCATCACTAGCATACTACAGTAAATCTCCTTCTGTAATATAAGTAATAGTAACATCTTTTAGAGTAGATAGGTGATTAATTCTTTCTACTAATGTATCAAGTTCGCCAACACTAGTATCTAGAGTCTATACATTACCCTATAATGTTCTTACTAGTCCAGTGAGTTCATTTAATTCATCTTTAGTTGCATACTATGCCATATCTTAATTATTTTATTGTTATACAGTAGCTCCTGTAGCATCTACCCATTTAGATCCATTATAATAAATTGGTTTATTTAAAGTAATATCAAAATAACAAGTTCCTACTATTAAATTTTCAGTAGGGCGTTTATCAGAAGTCCCAGCTAATTTAGTATCCCATCTATTTCCATCATATCTTCTGATAGTTCCTGTTTGTTCATCATAATAACATAGAAACAGTGTTTGTTTATGCGGAGCAATTACACCATCTGGGTAATTAGAATAATCTGTTTTAGTAGAATAAAAATTCCCATCAAAGATATTTAATTCTGTAGCACCATCTGGTACAGTTCCACCAATAGTGTAATTTAATCCAACAGAACCTAATTTGTTTAAATTAGTATATTCTAAAATATATAATCTACTGCCTTGTTTAATAGTACAATATACATATGCGCTATAAGTATATAAAGAAATATCATCCCAAGAAATATCTCCATTTATTACTTTACCCTTAACGTTAATTACATTACTTTCTTTGCCAACAAAAAGTATAATTTCACTATTTCTATTACCACTAACACTAACGAACAATCTTGTATAACAACTTTCACTATTATAAGTGGAAAATCTTATAGTTCTTGTTTTTCCTAAATCAGAACTTAAAAAACCTTTAATATAATTTCCTACAACATTAGTAATGCCATTATCTTCATATATTAGAGTATCAGCATCTTTACTATACGTTACAGTTCTTCTTTTTGTAGGATAAATAGTATTGTCTTCGTCTAATTCTATAACTCTATCTGATGTTCTATATCCATTACATATTTCTAAAAATTCTTCTGTTTCACTTGCTAAATATTGTATTTCGTAAATACTATTAGAAGGCATACAAAAATATGCAGAGTTATCTTTAATAACTATTGCAGCTAAAGAATTTGGTTGCTTTTCGTAAGTATAAAATTCAAAATCTTCTTTTACTGGAATATAGTCAGAAAGTTTATCACTTAACGTATTATTATTCCGTATTAAGTATTTGTGAACAATAACATCACCAACTGTTTTAGAATCAATTAAAGTTTTACCAATTTCCTTAATTTCTATATAAAAATCAATAGGTCTAAGAATTTTAAATAATATCCAATACTGAGATGCTGTATCTCTAAAAGTACGTTCATCATTTCTATTTATATATAAAGTTTTCATTATATCTTATTTTAATGTTTTAAATATATTATAACAAGTGTCTATTGAAATATCATAATCATTAGGGTCAAATTGCCCTATAAACCAAACGCACACATATTTAAGTCCTACAACATTTATCAAATTAATTATATATTTCCAATATAAATATAATATATAAGAACAAGGTTCTCCAATGTTACGATTAAAATCATAATAAGGAGTTCTTAAAGCTTTAGTGTATCCACAACATCCCGTTTCAGATAACCCGACTTCTTTAGTAGTAAATTTATTCAATAAAGGGAATAGACCATCAAAATAGTAAGATATTAAATCTTTTAGAGTATCTTCTGAATATACACTTTTTTCATCGGAATAAGAAATAGTAGGATAAAAATTTATTCCCGGCGTAGCTTCTTCTATACCTCTATATCTAGCACTATAAACTCCGTCATAAGAAATACAAGGTTCATATCCCAAATCTCTTATTTTATTTGCAAGTTCTATGATACATTCTCTTAATTCGGTATTTGTTGAAGATGTCCAATTACTTTCTTCATTAACAATAAAAACTGAATTAAATGATATATTAAGTTTTTTACATTTTGCTATATAATTGTATACAAAATTACTATATGCCCGAACAGTATTTATTCCCCTGTCTGTAAATCCTCCTTCGGTATGAAATTTGATGGCGTCGATAATAATGTTATTTCTTTTTATACTATTTTTTAACATTTCAGGAGTTTTAGCTTGTTTTTCCTCTTCAATGCTAAAATTTTCATTTTCATCATTAACTACATGAAGAATACAGATCCAATCGGTAATACCTATGTTTCTTGCATTTCTTATAGCAGTATCTATATTAGAAGAAATTGGGCGCCAATAGCTATACAACTTACAATTTCTATTAATTACATCTCCTCTAATAGTAATTTCATTCCCGTCTATATTATATATTTTACCAAGTATATCTAATTCTTTATATATGTTTATTATTTTAGTTTTATTAGAATATATAACACCGCCGTTTAAACTTCCACCTTCAAAGTCAAGAATACATCCTTCTGGAATATAAATTGATTCATTATTTAAATCATAGTCATACTGAATAACATATATAGTATTAGCTTTATTGATCATAGCCTAAGTAAGAACATTCTTATCACCTACTATATTCTTTCTTAGATATACTCTACCCAAACCACTGAAAGACTGTTTATCATAAGTTTTATTTGCTAACTGTAGAGTACCATTTTGTTCAGTTATATCTTCTTCATCAGCTGGAACAGCTTCGTGCTATTCTACCCATTTACCAGTAGTAGGATCTGACTGATTATTAGAATTAAACTTATAATGTTTATCAGTTTCTTTACAATAAGATATATGACCATCATCTAAACTATTTTCAGAATAGTTCTTCATATCCTACAATGTATCAAAACTATCTCTATCAAAGTTAGGCTTTTTTCCTCTATAGTTAAAATTATCAGCTACCTGTATCATATAAAATATATTTTATAATTATCTACTGTGGATGCGTCTTTCAGTATATATACATTATATAATATACCATCTATAGTTACAGCATTCCTCTAAAATGACTCTTTTATCTCAAATTGATTTTGATCTTTTATGCTATTTATATCTCCAAATTCATTAGGATAACAATATAATATCTTTTGATAATCAGTACTAAAGCTTTTAACAAATTCTTTTGTATCTTGTAGTACATAATCTAATTGTTTTATATTATCTTCATTAATAACAAAATTATCTGATACTACACCAAAATAACATTTTTTATTATCTCCATGATATTCTGGAATATCATATTGTACTTCGTGTCCTAATAACTTTTCTATTATATATAACATCTTTTTAATGTCTTCTAATTTTGTTTCATATTTAGAAGATTCCTATACTAAATCATATATGTAATTAGCACAGGTTAGATTAAGAATTTGGCAATCATCATAATCAATGTTATACTTTACCTATTCTTTCAATCTGCATCCATTTTTATATTCTTCTTTTATCATAGCGCACACATACCATTACAACATTTACACACTTTATTAGGAGATAGGCACTTACTACAATTATGATAATCTATCATACCTAACATTCTACTAAGATCTATGTAATGTTCAATAGCGTCTTTAGTAAGATTGTGCTCTAAAGCATACTACAATAACTATGATCTAAAATCACACATCATTATTATATGCTTCTAATGTTTATCTAAACATGTATTACAATATGTAGTAAGTAGATTTACTTTAGCTAAATATAATTCATTCTGATCTATTGCTATAGCTTCATCTCTATTACCCTCTGATGTAAGAACGCTTACTATAAAAGAAGTTTCATTATACTCAGTAATATCAACAATAACAGTATTATCCTAAGCAACAAAGTCAGATATTACATGAGTGTGTTTATCATCTTCATCAGAATACATATTCTTTTGATTTATTATTGAATCTAGATAAATCTTATGTACATTAACCTTAGCATCTAAAGTTATAGTTATAGTATCATTCTTTAGTATTGTATTAATTATTTTCATATCTACAAAAATTAAAAAGGCGAAGCCGAGGATAAAACCTCAACCTCGCCTGGTTTTTAAATAAAGAAACCGTATTATTCTATTTTAACTCCAGTAATGAAAGAACCAAGTGCTTTAGCAAATACTGATGTTTTGTTTCCTTCTGCATGTTCAACATAAACTTCAGTAGTCAATGGAGTAGTTTTGATATACTGATTATCAGGGCTCAAATACAGATTATCATTTTCAATAGTAAAGTAATCGTAAGTAGCTCCTTCAGTAACAAAACGTTTAGGTTCGATAATGGGATATGCATCTGTAAACACATGACCTTTGTAACCCAACATACGTACTTCCATATCACGTACTTGTTTCCAGAAACCTTTACCTGGGTGACCAGCAGTTTTCTTAATAGTTGCACCAGCAACAGCTTCAGGAACATTAGACAGCAATGCGCCAGGGATAGTAACATACAAAGAAGCTTCCATAGAAACTACAGAGTATTCATTCAATGAATAAACACCTTCGTTATCGTCTTTAGGCATAGCAGTTAAAGTCAGTTTATGACTTGCAAATGTAGCTGTTACTCTACGATTTGCATGTTTGTTGATCTTCTTCAGCAATGCATTACCCAGATCATCAGCAACTTCACTTGTAGCAACTGTTTCATAAGTATGAGTAAACTGACCCGGAGCTTCATACAAATCTTTATAAACAATGCGCAGTACATATCTATGACCAATTACAGGTTTTGCACTAGTCAAATCAATTTCAATTTTCTCTGCAACAGGTGCTTTGTAATCTCCCATTACATAAGAAGGTTTAGAAGCCTTCTGAATGGCATTAGAATATTCTACTACTTTCTTAGTAGAGCTAGTACCATCAGGCATTGTAACTGTCATATCACCAGTACATACACCAACATAGATAGTAGAAGCTTTCAATGCACCATCCTGATCTTCGATCAAAGCTCTATTCTCATCAAACAAAGCAACTTCTCCTGCATTCAAAGCATCTACTGTAGTATAGCTAGCAGGACATTTCTTTCCGATCATTACGGAATCAACTCTTGTAATCATATATAAAAATAATTAATTATTAGACTTAGCGCTAGTCTAGTTTGTCCTTCTACTTTCCTTATTTCAGATTTCCAGGTCAGACAAACGCATTAATTTATTTGTTATTCCATTGAAGCTATTTCGTTGGAATAAGCGTTATAGTGCTACATTGGTTTAGTAGCAAGATAAATCTAGATTGCCATTTTCACAATTTCCATATGTGTATGTTCTGGCAAATCTGTATATTCTGTATTGGTAATATTACTTGAATTAATTTTAGACGGTTTAGCTAAGTATGTAAGCTCATATTCGCTTACTTTATATTTACCATCTGTATATAATATTACACTATTATTTTGAATTAACTTTAAAGGTCTAGCTTGACAATATTTTAATTTGTGTTCAGATAGTGAATTACTTAATTGTCTATCTAATGTTTCAATTGTAGATTCTAATGTATCTGTATACTTAACTATATATGCGCCTAAATCGTCTTTTTCCCAGCATTCGTTAGGATGTTCATCACTCGGCTGTATACCAGCTGTATCTCCAAGTAATAATACATAATCATCTGGTAATTCAACAGAATATGAATTTTTAGTTCCTTTGGATATCTAAGTATTTGAATAGTTTCTTTTACGAATTAAAGTACGCAAATCATCTATACGTTTTTCTGTCTATTCAAATCCTTGAGCTTTAAAGTTAATACCTGAGTATCTTGTTTTATAAAATTTATCAATCGCCTCATTAATGAATGATATAATAGTGTCTGAGGATAGCTTATCCTTAATAACTAAATTAGGATCCATTAACTATAGCCTACGTTCAAACTCGATTTGAAATCCACGGTCTGTCATAATCATTCATCTATTTGGTTCAACTGTGATTTAGTCTATATTCTCTTAGACTCAATATCTTCTAATGCTAGTTCTACAGCTCTATTAATTACTTCAAACTGCATATACTCTGGTATTTCACTCATACCATCTGCTGGTAAGTTCTCTATCTTAGTAGGGAACTTAACATAAGTAATATCTACAGAATAACTATTACTACTCATAGCTAGGTAATCATAATAGATATATAGAGTGTTATCTTCTATCACAGCTACTGGATCTTCTATCCAAGGATTATTATTATAAGTCTTCTTGAATTTAGTAGCGTCTGCATGATCTATTAGCTTTATGGTAGCTTTTTTGTTATTGAAGTTTAATACAGCATCTACAAAGAACATTCTGTCACCATTAAATAGATTGGTAACATAACATCTATTTGAGTCTGTTTCAGTATTAGCAATAACATTTGTATCTGTATGTACTAACTTTTCTAAGTCGTGAATACGTTTTACAGATCCTTCAAAGCTAGTTTTTAAGTAGTTATTACCAGTAAACTTATTACTGATTTCTTGGTATAAACCTTGATCTAACCAGTAATCTATTTCTTCTGGTAAGAAAGCAGGACAACCCCCAAAGGCTACGCTTTGAGAGTTCTTGTCCATTGCTACTTTAAAATATGAGTGAAATTGTTCTCTAGTCATTATTTAGATTTTATTTCAGACATAATACTTAAGTAAATATCTTGATTCTTTTTGTCTTTCAAATATGCAATTACATCTTCAAGACCGTTACCAATAAGATCAGTACCAAAGTAATATGATGCTCTGTTCTTACGAATAATATTTTTACTTAAAGCTTCTTCAATTACAAAGTTAATTTCTTTATTAGGATTGTCTACCCAAATTCTAATAAATCTTGCTGGATCAGCTTCTACGTTTTCACCAAGTCTAGCTTCAACCAATTCATTAGACATAGTGTCAGCTTTAATTCCAAGAAGTCTAAGACATTTGCGCATATCTTCAAGACTCATCTTATCTAATGCTCTATAAGCATCACGTTTAACTTTGTTAGCTTTATTAATTTGTTCTGCTTCAGCTTCTTTATTTATAAGTACATAATCAGTAGATGGAGTTACTTTATCAATACCATTTGCTACTCTCTTATGTCCCAATAGGAATAAATATTGCAATTCACCTTCAGGTCTATCAGTATTAATTACTAATTCTTTCTTACCAATCTTAATTGCAAATGTATCCCAAAATGTGCTATCAGGATCTAATTCTCCTTCAGCTTTACCCATTTTCTGTTCTAGTTCTCTAGCTTTATCTTGAGTTAGACCTGTGTAACGGCTACCAGATCTTGTCCAATATGAACTCAAGTAATCAAAGCAGTTGGACCATTTTACTAATCCAGTCCACGGGTTCTATTTAGTTATTCTAACGATTACTTCCATAATTATAAAATTAGAGTGTTCAAGTTATTCTTTGTATCTCCAGATAAACTTGGTAGATTTAGTTACTTTTGTTTTTCCATTAGCGCTATTAGCTATAGTTTTTCTATCTTGACCTGTGTTTTTACTAGCTTCAGATATACTATCAAACTCTGCTAACAATTTTCCATCTAATGAATATTGTAGTACTTTTTTTCCACATGCTTCTGTAGCTCTTTGTTTTATTAAAGCTAATTCTTCAGCAGTTCTTACTTTATTTTTTCTAGATTCTATGTTAGCCTGTCTACATTTATCAGAAATCTGTGGTTTCCAATCTGGTAGTATAGCTGCTAAAGACGGATCTACTTTACTTGGAATTTCTTTATAATCTTCTTTATATAACCATATATATGGGTTTCTTTCAGATATTAATACTCTTTTCCTTTTTAAGGATGATATTATTAATGAAGTACTTATTCCAGTTTTTCTACTGGCTTCGTTTACACCACTATATTCTGTTATATAATCTCCGTCTAAAGTATATTGTAATACTGGTTTTTTTCTAGTTTCACCGATTTTACCAGACTTCCAATACTTATCTCTACCTTCTGTTCGTACTTTACCAGCTTCAGATAATAACTTTCTAGTATATTCACTAGCTGTTTTACCAGAGTTAGCTATACTTATTTTTTGTTTAGTTTCTTCAGAATAAGGTCTACCAAAAGTACCATCTCCACCTTCTGTCATATTGTATCCCTTCTCGGGATTTGTAGAATCGTATTCTTTTATAAAGAACTTTTCTCTTTCTTTAAGTTCTTCTGCATTTTTACAGAACGATATGATATTGATATCAAATCCGTCTGCTCCATACTTTCTAAGAGCGTTATGGAATCTAAAAGAGGAGCCGTGTTCAGCTTCAAATAGATGCTGTTTAAATCTAGCACCAGCTCCTCTATTAGTTATACCTATATAAACTTTTCCGTTTACTTTATTTGTAATCTTATATACTTCGTAACTTAACATATAATTATCTGTTTAAAATTGTTTATATTTGATAAACGCAGATAACTTAATTAAGTTACTCAGGCTGTCAGGTAATTACATGTTAAAGTTAGTTAATTATTATTCTGCCATCATGATTAGCTCCCCACACGCCCGAGGATCTTTCAACATCAATCCGACTTCACCCAAGAAGTGTACTGAGTAACCATCCTTAGCATTAGAACGAACTTCTGTGTTAGAGTGAGCGTAACCAGCAGGAGTTACAGAACCAGCTGTACACCAGTTAACGAATTCACGATCTTTACGAACTACTTTAACAATGTTAGCTTCACCATCACGACGACCCAAATCCAAGAATGTCATACGGTAAGATTCCAACGGTTTCAAAGTAACCGGATGCAACTGACGATTGTAAATAGTATTGTCATACAACGGGAAATACTTCAAAGTCAATTCGATACCATTAGACATAGCGTAAGTCTTGAACTGACCACCGAACTTCAAATTATCACCAGAACCAGTTACGAATACTGTGTCGATCAAGTTCATGTTAGCCATCTTTTCTTTAAGTACACGGTCAAATTCACGCATACCCATTTCACCTGTCAATGCAACGAATTTACGTTCATTAGTACCAAGTACATTATAAGACAGATCAAACAAGAAATCTTCCAACAGTTCTGCTGTTAAACGAGTATAATAACGTCTATTAGATGGAGCAATCTGTTCCAGCAAACCAGCACCAATAAATGCAGGACGACCATTCTTACCTTTCAGATTACAAGAACCATCTTTGTTTACGTTGTTCTGATTGTATACCAAAGCTCTTTCAAGACGTTTGTACCACTCACGCATTGCAACCCATTCCTGGAATGTAGACCACAAGTAAGAAGTTTTACCAGTCTTAGGATCTCTCAAAGCTACTGCCATAACTGTAGAGTAAGCAGAACCTGTGATATCATAAGACAGACGTACTGTAGTCAAGTAGTTACGCATCTTGAAGTGAGTATTGTAGTTCAGGATATCAGCCTCTTCACTGTATTCTTCATAAGCAGAAGCCAAACGGTTTACTTGGCAACCAGAAGCTAAAACAGCAGGATCAATATAAGAAGCGGGACTACCATTAGATACAAATACTGTATAAACATACAGATTACCATCCTGATACGGAGCATCCTGAATACGAGCTTGACTCTTATCATCAAATTCAATAGTAGCACCAGGACCAAACCATGCATCTTCTAACCACAAAGTAATAGGTGTGTTACCCAGACCCGGAGTAGAATTTTCAGAAATTGCAGCGCCATTCCATTTAGCGTCACGAATTGTAACAGCTCTATCTTGGTCGATCATAACACCCCATTCAAATGAAGGCTGATCAATAGTCATTACGTTACCAAGACCACCTGTCAGCATATCCAGAGAAGTACTGTAACCATTATCTTTAGTACCAAATACGTATGACAGGATAGTAGATACCTCATAAGGTCTTTGCTGAGAAGCGAGACTAATTTTGTTAGTATCAATCAAATCAGAAAACCATTTACCCTTATATAGAGTGAGGTTATTAAGAATATTATTATCCATAAAATACTAGTAATTTAATTTTTTTGTTTATTTATTAATTATTATGATATACGCAGTTGTCGTGCAGCTGAGAACCAAATTGGATCATCATCAGAACTCGTGACTTGTTTTCTAGATTTAGTAATAATACTACTAGATTTTAAACTTCGTCTAAACTTATCAATAGCTGAGTTATTCCCTTCACGTTTAGCTGCCTCAATAAGTTTATCAGCATTCATTGTAAAATATGCTGATTCTATGAGATTCTTAACACCACCTTTAGCATAGTCCTTTTGGTACTTTGTTTTACCGTCTGTGTCTGGCTTAAGTATATAATCCATTAAAACCTTTTTATCTTTTTCAGGGACTGTAATACCACGTATATTCTTTAAGCCTTTTATTTCGCTAACAACGTTATCATAGAACTGCTGTTGTCTCTATAGCTGTAACCGATAAGCGTTTTTCTGTTCCTCTAATAGCTGTTTCTTCTTCTCTTCTTTAATCTCTTTGAGATCCTCTAAAGCATCTTGTGCTTCATCTTCAAGTAATCCAGCTTCTTCGTATCTACTTACTAACTTATCAATTTTCTTAGTAGAGAAACCTTTCTCTTTAAGCAGTTGTTTTACTATTAATTTCTAATTAGTCTCATCCTCCATATCAATGTCGTCTAAGTCTAACTCTGCCTCAATAGTTAAATACTTCTTAATATCTCCGCCTTGTTTTACGAAATTATCCAGTGCTTCTACTTCTTCACTAGAATATTCAGGCTTACTATTTTCTTCAATGACATTTTGGAAGTAATTAATTAACTCATCAACACTTTTGGGTTTATCTTCATCTTCTTCAAATTCCCAATTAAGTTTTTCAGCCATAGCATCAAAGAAGTTAGTAACAACATTTTCTTCGTTGTTATCTTCAACACCTTCTTCCTCTTCTGTTTCTTCCTCAATAGTTTCTTCTTTACGAGGTCTACCGGGCTTACGTTTTGGTTTATCTTCAATATCTTCTTCTTCGATTTCTTCTTCCTCAGTACCTTCCTCTACTGGCTTTTCTTTCTTATTTTTTACTTCGATATTGTTCTTTTTAATATCTTCCAATTCTTCATCGTCTAGTGATTCAAATTCATCAGCATTGACATTAACGTTTTCATCAATATTTGAATTTCTAAAACCACCATCTGGATTAGGGATAAAGCTATCTAGTACAGCTTCAAATCCACCTAATGTCATTTTTTTATCCATAATTAAAATATTTAATTAGATTTATTTTTTCTTCTTTTTACCTTTATTCCATTTAGCAGCATTCTAAGCGAATATTGCTCTCTTTCTTGTTACAGGATTCTTACTGTGAGTTAGCTCTTCAGTTGTCTTTCCTGTTTTCTTTTTAGTTGCATTGAACTTACCTCTATTCTCTGGCTTTATCTTTATCTTCTTCATAATTCTAAAATTGTTTATTTACTATTGGATAAGTACCAAGTAAAGGTATCTTGTTAAACCACTTTGTGTACTATCCAGGTGTAGCAAATTGAAGATAAGCAGCTTCAATAGATCTCATATCTTTAGGTAACGATCTTATAGCTTTCTTAATCTATCTAGAAGTTACCTTATCTCCTATATTATTAATCATACCAGTCTTAAACATATACTCTCTAAGAGTATTCATATAAGACTTCTATTCTGTACCTTTGCTATAATAATCAGTTTTATCTGGAAATAATGGATTCTTCTATTTTGATAAATCTCTTTTTAACTCTGCAAACATAGAGTTGCTATAATCAGGGTTTGAACTTTTAGCTAAATTGAAATCTACATAGTGTCCTAATTCATGTCTAGTAGTAGGATAATCTATCTCTGTAAGATTTCTATTTATCTAATACTCAAAATCATCATATCCTGCTGGTTGTCTTCTAGTAATATACCTATTTACAGCTGCATCTTTAGCCTACATTTTAGCCTTAGCGTCTAACTGTTTTATAACAGGATTAGGCAAATTCCAATAATTAGTGTTATACTAATTAATTATATCTTCGTATACTTGAGCATAATTATCACCGTAAGTACTCTAAATCTGTCTAGCTCTTTCCATATAAGCTGGATTAGAATATAGATCTTCAATTATTCTATTTCTAGATTCTATAGCATCGTCATATAATTTAAATGTACGAGCTTTATCTTCAGCTTCTCTACGGAATAAATTATTTATCTTATCCTAATTTGAAACATATCCTGCACCTGGGTTATATCCGTATATAGGATTATATGGATCTCCTTTAGGGTCAAAGTTAGTAATAGGTCTTTCACTAGTACTCTATGGTGGATCTTCATCTATAGTACCACCATCTGCATACTTCTTCCAATCCCAGTACTTCAGCTAGGGATCACTCTCCCTAGCCTACTTATACTGTTGCATTCTCTATCTAAATGCTTCACGTTCCATAATTATTTACTTTTCTTAGAACCCTTTTTAGAGCTCTTCTTTCCACCTTTACAAGCCATAATTAATTCTCCTTATTACTTTTAATTTTAATGTATTTCAACCAAGCAAAATGTTTTCTTTGTTTACAGTAGTCAAGATTAGTATCGTTGTTATAAGCTTCTTCTTCAAAAGATACATCGTGATATCTATCTCCTTGTTTATCTAACAATCTAGCTATAGATATTATTAAATATTCAATGCCATACCAAATATAGAAAGGTAACCACAGCATTTCTTGCATCTATTTGAGATGAATCTTTTCGTGATTATATTCAATATCTGTTATTTTAGATTTATCTCTAGTAAATATCAAACCAAATATATTGATGTATTTATAACCCTTAAATGGTATAAATTTATTCTGTATTACTTTCATATTACTTCTCTCCTGTTACTTTATTGCGAATAGCAGTTTTTGCTTTTAATTTCTCTCTATCCATAGCAGCTTTATCAGACATACGTTGCAACTCAGTTTCATGCTTCATTCTATCTTTTTCAAGCTGTATCTTCTTATTTTCAGCTTCTCTCTTCTGCTCTATTTCTCTACGCTTATTGTTGAGTTCTAATTGTTTAGTAGCAATATCAGAATTTATCTTCTACTATTCTAGAGCTTGTTTTCCTATTTCAATTGGATCAGGAATTCCATTCATATCTTGATCCATATTCTCAGCACCACGATAAGCATTAAGTTGTGCTACAGTAATTTTAGTAGCATTGTCTTGATCTACTTTATATTTTTCAAGATCCATTTCAGCTTCTTTAAGCATAAGCTCTTCTTCTTTAAGCTGATTCTGTTGTTCTGCCATTTGCTGTTGTGCTTGTTGTTCAGCTTGCTGCTGTTGCTGCATTTGTTCCATTCTTTTCTGTTCAATTTCCTCAAGTCTATTCTTAATCATACTCATATTATCTAAAGTAATGATTTCAGCAATATCTAATAGACTAGCACCATTCTACATAGCAGGTTGTAACAGTTGCTTTAATTGATCTATATATTGTTGATTCTTAGTGCTATCATCTACAAATATATCCATATCTTCATAGAAGAAATTATCAGATAATTGTACAAATGCTCTAGTGGCATCATCCAATATATAATTCAAGTATCTCTTACTATCTTTCCAAGCTGCTTTAGAAGTATTCAACAACATAGTTAATACTCTTCTTTTTACCTAATTGTGATTCCAGAACCAAGGTTCAGTAATATGATAAGACATATTAACAGCAGTATTAGCATTACTTACTAATTCACTAGCAGCAATCTGTCCTTGTCTTTGTGGAGTAATACCAGTAAGCTTAGCTACCATGTCTTCAATCTTTTGCATCAACTGAATATATTCAGCTATTACATTACTCATAGTTAAGTCCCAAGAAGACAACTAGTTGAATTGAGATGGCTTACCTCCTTCACGTCCTGGTATATCCCATCCTTCGTCATAAGGATTAATAAAAGCTACACCTAGTGCACTTAAGTAATGCATCCACTTATTAACATCAATGTTCATAGATTTAGGTATCTAAGTAATATCCATTACTGCTACTTTACCTTTATCTCTAGATAATGCTAATTCAAGTCTATACCATACTACAATATACATATACTGTAATGGTTTCATCATACTTACTAGTGATCTAGGCTTACTATTAGTATTATTATATACTACACCAGTATAAGGTAATTTCTGTGAATTAGGATTATCGGCAGATATATGTTGATATTCAATAGGTTGAATTCCTATGTACATATCATCACCAATTCTATATCCTTCCCATACTTCAATAATCCAATCCCATTCTACAGATTGTTCTGTACCTGTTACTTTGTAATCTTCATCTACTTGAAATTCTTCAACTTCTCCAGTTTCTGGATTTAGTAAAGTAACAAATCCTATCTTTTTGAAAGACTTCCAACAGCAATGATATACTACTATATGATCTATATCAAATGGATTATCTGTAAAACTATTAATCTTATGTAGCTTAATAGATTCATAATCTATACTAGTCTTTCTTATCTCTGGATTATTACCTGCTCCAGGTCTTTGATCAATAAGTTCTAGTAGTTCATTCAATTGTCTTTCAGACATTTTATCATAGAATCTATCGTATATTTCAGTAGCAGACATAATCATCTTTCTACGACACCAAGCCGCATCATCTATGAATTCTAAGTCTAAAGAATGCTCATAATCAAAGTACATAGGGTTTACTCTTTCTACATAAGGATCGCCATTAATTACACCTATATAGTATATTTCTTCCCCACCTATTAAAGCGTCTTTCCAACCTTTATAGAATTCGTGGGTAAGATTCAACTTCCTCTTTAGGAATTGTAATGCGTGATAAGCTTCAGTTTCTGCTATATCTTTATAATCTTTCTATAGATACTTAGCTATAGCTTCTGGAGTCTAGATTTCTCCTGTAGCTAATGCTTGTTCATATCTGGCTGCTTGTTCTGGACTTAACTTACTAGCTATAGTAGCCTGAATATAATCCATTAGCATTTCTTTGGCTTTTTCCTGTAGTTCACTAGCAGCTATATCACTTGTACGTTGTGGATGAAAATTAAAAGGTCTCTTAGTTTCTTCACCAAGTAACTGATCTACATATGGTTTGATGATATTATAATCCTATGCCATAGCAGGAAATCCATCATCTTGTTTAAACGGATTGGTTACATATTTAAGATCCTTTTCATTATATATGCTATTATATAAATCATAGTAAGTCTACATCTCGTCAGATCTAGATCTACCATTACCACCAAATCCTGAATCTCCAGCGCCTACTACATAGTCTACGCAGGCTTCTTTCCAGGCTTGTGTCTTCTTTGACATTGGTAGTTTCTGTGCAGGGAAACTTTTAGTATTCTTCATAATTAAAATGTATATACATTATCGTCGTTTGAAAATACTCTTGGAGTATCGTCATTGAACCAACTCTGCGCAAAAATTGGTCCATCAAAGAGCATCTTCTATTTGTTTTCTTTTTCTTTCTTTTTAACAACTACATTATATAGTTGTTCTCTATATATCATAACCTACATCAACGCCATCACTCGGTCAAAGTTACCTGTATCATTATAGCTTATTAGCTCTTCTAATAGCGGCTCTGATAGTATCCTAGTTAGGTTTTTCTTACCTGGAGCATACTCTTCATTTAACCATTCTTTGATCATACCTTCACCCCATTGCTTTATCTACTTATTCATGTGACAACCTTTTCTTCTTTGTACTTTAGAATTACTAACTATATCATTAATAATATCAGGTTGATCAGCTAATAAGTAATCACAATGCTTAGCAGTAAAGTAAGGGAATAGACCTTTGCGTTCATTTTCATACATTATACGCGCATTATAGTATAATGCTAACTTACGTAAGTTTTCATAGTATTCCTCAGCTGTTGCAGGTCTACCAGTATATTCAGCTACTATAATATCATAATACTCTTCAAAGTTCTAAAACCTCTTATATACTATAGATGATCCTAATGAATTAGTACCAGACTAGTCATGATCATAAGGGTCTACACCTATTATATATAATCCAGCTGTTGCATCTTTAGCTGGATGTTCCCATATAACTATTGAACCAGTAGGATCATCATCTTTACCAAGTGGGTACTTGGTAACATCACCATGTTTCTTAGGTATCCATTTGATATTGCCAGACTCATCAAATATTAAATCACCTACTTGTTTATGATTCTATAACTAAGTATTAGTACGAATAAGTCCTAATTGCTCCTGTAATTCTTTCTTAGGAAATATATTACCGTTAAATTCTAGCATTGCTTCTTGTGGAGTAATAGGACGCTCTGCAACGTAACGGTCTATAGCTGTAGTATTAGTAGCTGTACTTATTACCTTTCTACGTTCATCTAATATAAATTCAAGGGAAGGTTTAGTAATAGTATTACCATCATCATCCATGTATATTCTATTACCATCATCATCTCTAGTATCTAGATTAGTATACTATGGAACAAAGAATCCACACAATTTATCTGTAGGTGTACTATCCCATATGTTCTCAAATCCTAAACAATTGTATCCATCTGGATTATAGAACATATCTTTCATAGTTTCAAATGCAGAGCCTTCGTCACCACCAGTTCCCCATACAATCATAGTACCAAATGCTACTCCATCTTGTTCTACAGATGGTCTAGCAATCTGCCAAGCTGCGCCTAGCTCTGAAAATGAACCACCTTCTTCAAATAGAATTAATTTAGCACGTTTACCACGTACTACATCAGGATTGTCCTTCAAAGTAACACCAATAATCTCTGACTTGTAACCCATTTCTACTTCGTTACCAAATTCATCTTTAGTCCAGAATCCAGCACGTTTTCGCATAGTACTATTGACAGAACGTTTTTTACCCCAAGCTGTATTCTTATCTATAAAGTCCATATAGTCCCAAGCTTTAGTAAGAATACCATCTTCAGTAAGATACTGCTTATTAGAAGCATATATATATGTTTTGCTATTAGGTATCAAATAATAATTACGACATGCCATAGCTCCACCTTTATAGCTATTGTGTGTTACTACGAAATCTCTAGTTATATATAATTGATTATCATGATCTACTCTAATACATCTTTGCTTTTCTTTATACCCAAGATTTCTAACTGCTTTTATACCTATAGAATTATATTTATATTCTCGGTGTCGTAAATTCTATAATTTTCTTTCTAATTTAAATATAGGTTCTTCTGTAGTAATACACACTTCCCAATGAGGTAAAGTATCTGACTTATAACCATTTCCGAAATCTACATCAGTACGACCAGGAATCATTTTAGATTTTCTGCATCTTATACCTAAACTTCTACATATAAAAATTAAATCATCTATTAATCTTTCGGATGTACTTACGAAATTACAGCTACCTGTAGAACTAGATGAACCGTCGGTATCCATAAGCCCTTGTAATAATTCTAATCTGGTGTTTACATCTGCATATTTATAATCGTCTGGTATAAACTTATTTTCTGCTTTTACTCTTACACCATACTGTTTTAGATATCTTCCTAATTGGTGTTTTGTTTTATCATGTGATACTATCACATATGCAAATCTATCGTCTACTTTTTTAATACTATAATTTGGTAGTTTCTCAGTTAAAATATCTACAATCTACTAATCGTCTGTAGAAAATCTTATCTGCGTTCCGCATATGTATCCATCTCCTAACAATACGCCCATTACGTATGGATCTACTAACGGGGCAGTTTGATTAAAATGCAAAGGATTAATTGATGGTAATTTGTATGGATAACAATATTTTCCAGGACTACCTTGCTACAACTTTAGTTTACTGTATTCTTCTGTAGTTTTAATATGTAATTTTCCTCTTGTAGAATTTAATGTAGACCATAAATGATTTTTGCCACATCTTACTTTTCTACCATCCTACAATTCTATTTCCCATACCTCTTGTTCACCTTGTTCTATTATTTCAATAACTTTACAAGGATCACCGCAAGGATTCATTACTAAATCTCCTACTTTTAAAGATCCCATTTCTACAAAACCAGTAGGTGTAAGAACTGGTTCACTATATGGCTATTCATAGCCTTTACGACGAGATTTAAGTAAACATATGTGTTTACCTTTATCTTCTGCTTCTTGTACTGCCTAGAAGTAGAAATAGTCATAGTCATAGAAATCAGGGAATGTTACTACACTATCTCTTTTTACTTTAGTTTCTCCGTTAGGTAGTTTAGTAACAGTGTTAACTATACGTTGCATTGGACAGAAATTGATATAAAAATAGTTATACCCAGTGATGTAATCTCCATCCTCTGCGGTATAACCATTAATGCAACGATCTTTCTATTCGTCCCAGTATTGAAAGTATTCTGACGAACCAGCTGGATATAAACAATAACGCCCTGTAGTTAAAAACTACAGAGCTGGCTATCTAAATTTATCTGAAAAATGTATTTTTTTATTAAAGTCTACCACGTTTTCTATGTTTTTTCTTATTAATATATTCTTGAGAATTAAACCAATCTATTCTATCTAGTAATTCTTCTTTAGAAAAAGAAAATAAATATCTACGCTTAGATATAAACCTACCGGAAATTTTATATTGAATATTATTACATATTTGACTAATACTTCTATAATCTACAGAAGTTTTATGTGACATATCAGATATACTTTCACTATCTATGATAGTTTTAGTTATTATATCATAACAGTATACACATTTACTTACATTATATGCCACTTTAGGTTTATAATTTTTATGCGCTTCTTTAATCTTTAGAATAGTTTCAGTAGTATGTTTAAAACCCAGCCGTCCACTATCTCCGCCAGGGGTGGAATTATACCCATTTTTATATGAATCGTATAATTGAATATAAAAACATTCCTGTGCGTTTAATTCTTTTTTAATTTCACTTTTATTTTTTCCAAATATATTTAATATAATCAAAACCTCTACTTGAAAATTATCTATACCATATTTATTAATGGCTTTATAAATTTTTAATGTCGACTTTCTTATATAAGAAGCTACGTGTTGTTGTAATCTTTTTCTAATATCTACAGCTTGACCTATATAACATTTTCCACTGATCTTATTAGTAATTTTATATATACCACATAACCTCCACGCACATTCATTATAATCTTTTAAATTTATAGGTACTAAATAACTATTGCAGATATCGTGCATTTTATATATATTTTTAATTAGTCCTCCTGGTCTCGACTCGAACGGACAATTCCAAGGTTAGAGCTTGGTATGTTACCTTTACATCACAGGAGAGTGCCAGGGAATATTTAACGTCTGTCCCTGTCAGACCTCTCTATCAGTTCAACGAGATTATTTCTTAAACAAACTCTTTAGCCAATGAATAGTACGCTTGATAATACCTTTCTTCTTAGGTTCAGCTACTGCTTCTTTCTTATATTCTTCAACCAAAGATTCACCGGCTTCTTTAAGATAAGCATCTGCTTTTCGTTTGTTATCAATTTCTTTTTCAAGCACATCACAAATTTCTTCAGTGCTATTGCATTTTGTTAAATCAAGTACTTTCTTCATAGTTTCTTTATTTATATTCATATAACGTACTCATTAATTTATTGTTATAAACTTATGTATAATTTGCACAAATTAAACTAATTCATAAGGATTAATCTGAGCATCTCCACGTACTTTAGTAGTACTAACTTCTTCAGCTTTAACTGCTTTTTCGAGGAAATCTAGTGTCTGAAAAGTAGCTTTTACTTTTTCCATACCAGCTAATAGATCTTTAATCTTCTTTTCATCTAGTTGCTCTTCTAGAGAATCTTCGTAATACTTACTAATAGTATCTACTTTGTTTCTCATACTATCTAGCATTCTTAGATTTCTAGTATATATTAGCTTCTTATAATCATCTTCACAAGACTTTTCTTCTACTGTAAGATTATAATTCTCATCACCAAAGTATAACTACTTAAGCTTCTTTTCTCTGATATCTGGTTCTAGCTGAAGCACATATGGAGATTTAAAATACCACATAAGTACTATATAACTTATTACATTTGTAGCTTGTGTTTTGTCTGGCTTATCAGCCTCCCATAACTTTTTAAAGAATGGGAGACCTAAAGCATCAGGGTGTATTACTACTTTACCACCATTGATATCAAATAGTTTCATCGTATAGATTCGCAACAATCACAACATAATCCTTCGTTATTAATTTCGCTTTGCTTACTAGCTTCATATTTTTCTAGTCTTACAAAGTAATCTTCAAATAATTTTCCCGGTACTAAAAAATATTCTGTTTTATTGTATCTATCTTCAATACCATAAAAACTGATTATTATATCTCCAGGTTTAGCTGTATATTTATGTTCACCATTAATATATACTTCGCTCTCTTCTTTTATACAATATGCATTTCTAAGAAGGCTGTTAGACCTCAATGGTGCTGGATTCAAATTGTTATCTAATTCAATAGGATAACATTCATTACTTATTAAAACTTTCTTCATAATTACTCAATTACTTCTTCAACACTAGGTTCAAAATTCTCTGGCATGAATTCTTCAGGATGCTGAGCTCTATATTCTTCTTCTGCTTTAGTATTAGTAATAGCGTCTAATAGTTGATAGAATTTCAATTCTACAGATTCTTGTTGTTCAGCAGGAATAGTAGGCATTAATTTTTCCATAGATTGTTTCATTACATCTTCAGTAAATTCACCTTGTACAATCTCTGTTCTATACAACATTCCATCAATACGAACTTCAATGAAATTTCCAACTCCTGATGCACTTACAGGTGTAATTGTAATATTAAACTGTTCCATAATTATTTATTTTCTTTTGTTCCTTTATTTAATTGTTCTGTTGTAGCTTCTCCAAATCCCTTTTCTCCTCTTTCTGTTTCACTTAACTCTTCTACTAAAGTAGGTTCTAATATAGAACAAGGTACAATAACTAATTGAGCGAACGGCTCATCTATAGTATATACTGTAGGAATAGCATCTGTAGTTACTTTAAATTTAGCCATTAACTCTCCACGATATCCAGCATCTATTAAACCTACTCCATTTGTTAAAGCTATAGAACGTTTACTGATTGAAGACTTCATCATAAGTAAACCACAATATCCTTCAGGAATCTCTACTGCTAAATCAGTATGATATACAAGTACTAACTTTCCGCTATTATCTACTTCCTGAGTAATACGAGTAGCATACAGATCCAATCCAGCATCTCCTGCTGTGGCTCTAGTAGGCAACTTGCCTTCAGATTTTTTAATCTCTTCTGTGCCGTCTTCTTTCTTTACTGAGTAATCTAACTTTTTAAATTTCAATTGTTCCATAATTATTTATCTTGTTCAATATCTTTTGTGTTAATACTAATCGCTTTACCATGATGAAATCCCCAATCTAAGAATACCGTATTACAAAGTACATGATCTATATGAGGTAGTCCACTTTCAGGATCTATTAATTCTCCTTTGTCTATAGCAGTAAGATGTCTTAGTAATGCTGCTTTATATCTTTTCCAAAAATCTGGAAGATTTTGCCAACTATTATCTGAGTATTTCTGAGCTCCATAAGTAAGTACCTTACCAATATTCTCAACTACATCTAATGGAATCAGATCCATTCTTACTTTACCACAATCGTATTTCTTACCGTCATTCTCCATCTTCAATATACTTATTAGTTAAACAGTTGTACAATCCTTTTATCTGTAACTGTCTAGTTTCAATATTATCTGTGTCTTTTAGTTTAGCTAAACCTTCTAGAATGTCATCTAGAAATTCATTATATGTTAACGAATAGTCATTTATCTTCTTATCCGCAACTTCCATTAATTCCCTTAACTCTTCGCTGATATTAGAACCTAATCGTTTAGTATTGTTCTTCTCAAACTCCCATAGAGCTAATGAATCTTCTTTACTTTGTCTTTCCATATTCTTTCATTACTTTAACAAAACATCCAGCAACCCAACCAACTAAGTAAGCATATCCTTCATTGCCACCAGTTGAAAAATCTTCATTATTCATACCTGTAATTTCAAAGTAATAGTCAGAAATGTGAACAGATTCATGGGCTATGTTAGCACTATCTACTAACTCTGGCTTATATATTATACACAGTATTCCAGCAAAATAGTTAAAGTTTTGAATAACAGGTCTACATTCAGCTACTACATCATAATGATAAGCATTGGTCATTGCATCTTGAGCATTTTCTAGTATCTTATTGAATTCTGGAGTAATCTCTAATATAGAGAACTTCTTGCATAGAAACTGTATATCTTCCTCACTCTCTACTATAGCTATCCAAAGTGTTCTAGGATACATATTATTAAACTTTCTTAGTATCATATTCTTAATAGTCTACTGTCACTAATTGCTACATACATCTGTATATTGTTAAGTAATACAGGATCAAAGTAAATAGAATCTAACCAGTGAATCTTATAATTGGGCGTTAAGCATTCTTCAATAAACTGTCTCATTTTATTTCTTTATATCTCTTTTTTAATTTAAGTTTAAATAAGTAAGCAAACATAATATCTTTAGTATCTTCATCATTTGACATCACTTCTTTAGCAAACTTAAATGGACTATTGCATATTACTTCTATAACAGGATAAGGTAAATTATATTTGTTTGCCAGACTTGAGTAAATTGATATCTTTTTTTGCTGTTGCATTTATATAATATTCACTAGTTTCTAACTCTGTTAAAGATTCTCTGATAGTATTAGGTCTAATAGAATTTATTATTACTACAATATCAGATTCATCTAAATCGCGATTTCTGTATAGTATATCAGATAATTTCTTGATTTCTTTATTAGAGTAAGGTTTCTTCGGAACGAAAGAAGTTAATTTTAAATTAGAACGTAAGTTAAAAAGATGTCTGAAATATCGTACTAACCTATTACTTCTATTCTCTACATGTACTATATGCCCATTATCAAAGATCATATAGAAATGTTTATTATTTATTTTATTATTCATTTACTCTTAGTATTAACGTTATTTGCACCCTATCTTTTATTATCTCTGGAATTAGTATCTTATTAACTACTAATTCATCTTCTGCTTTTCCCTGTACCAAAAGACCCTCTTTCTTGAACTTACTTATATATCTACTTAAGTTATCAGGAGTAATACCCGTAGTACTTTTAATCATTCTACGATTGTCAGTATTGGCTACATTTTTACTTACTCCAGGTATTGGAGTAAAGTTCACATCTAATTCAACGAACTTAGTAAGTAACTCCAATTCCCTATTTGTAAGTTGTAGTATACCATTTAAAGCGTTAAGGTATTCATAGTAAAGATTGCCTTTATTAACAGTCTTTACTAATTTATTCATCTAACAAATCTTTAATACTGTTGAGAACTTTATTTAAATTGTGGTATACAGTTTCTGCTTCTACTTTAACACATTGTTGAACATTGCCTTCATTATAATCCTTCATTAGTTCATTATAATCTTTGGTATATGTATCAATCAAAGTATTAACGTATTCTTTTACTTTCTCTAACTTATCGCAACAGCATTCACATTCATCCACACCTTCTTGTGCTTCTTCACTGTACCAAATTACATAATCTTTATTGGCTAATTCTTCCATAGTAGAAGAATCAAACGCCATTGAAGTATAAGTTTCTGTATCTGATACTACTTCAGATTTCTGAAGTTCCCACAAGTTTAAATCTTCAACTTTAGTAAACACATCACCTTTTTCAGCGAAGCTAAAATCCTTAATTACTTTGTATCCTTCCATATGTCTAACTTTTTATTTAATATCTTTTGTTTAAATTCTTGTATCCTGTTAAAGTTCTTTTTACATTCTTCATATCCATCAATTCTACCTTGTGTGTAACCTTCTCTCTTTCCTTGACAATATGTAAGAATACCAAAACCAATAACACTAACAAGAAATATTATCATTGTTCCCATAATGCTCATTAAACGTATTAATATAAAAAGTGTTTAAAATATTTAACATTTATTAAGGTTTAGTAAAGTAATGACAAAAAGAAACCCTGCTTTGATAGCAGGGTAACTTATTCAACAAGGTATTATGATAGCTTATTTAACGACTTTAGCTACAACGTCGTATGGTTTAACTAATTGTGAGTCTTTGAATAGATCAAAGTCTTTAGCAAATTTCTTCGGGTATACTATAGTATCACCAACCTTAATGGTACTATCAGTACTGGTTGGAATAGATAGAACAATACCTTTTGCAAAATCTGATTCAACTTCTTTAGTATGAGTCTTCACTTCATACTTATTAAAACCTTCTTCATCTTTTTCTCCAGTAGGAATCTGCTCTGTATATTCTTTAGTAATCATAATAGGAGCTAAAGGTTTTACTAATATATCTTTTTCAAAACTATATTCCAATCCGTTTACCACTGTTTCTAGTACTTTATCTTCCATAATATTTATTTTAATACTGTTATTAACGCAGTAAGTAAAGTAAGGTTACTCATCTATATGATTAAATTTACGCTTAAAGATATAACCTTTATGACAGATGTTCATCCTGTCCTTAAAGTTTGCACAGTTCATATTATTAACAAATGCACAACCTACACAACAACCCTTACTAAGTTCAGGAGTAGCTATATAAGTTTTATTTCTGAAAACATACTCAATTCTATCTGCTTTTTTTTGTTCGTTCTTTTCCATAGTAATACCGTTTTAGGGGGCTACCTTTTTTATTCAAAGACCGCCAGAAAGGTAGCTAAACTGAGCCTACTTACGATTAGGATTCCCGGGTGCGCTTCTACCTATAGGTAACTTCTTTAAGCGTGGAATGTACTACGATCCCGTGTACTTAGGGCACAATTATTTTGTTAGTTTATTCAGTATTATGTAGGCTAAACACCCTAACATACCTACTAAACATAGTGCAGTAAATTCTGTCATTTAACTGTATTTATTTCTTTTTTAAACTATTTGTATAATTCTTCTGAGAATGTGTATTCTATTTGTCCTGGTAAAGTAAACGATCTATAATTATCGTCTAATTTATAGTTTTTACTTATCTTACTTAAGTAAAGACAATTAGAATACTATTGATCTTTTTGTCTTATAAAGTAGTAGTTCATTCTTCATTATTTATTTCTGGAGCAGTAGTATAACTATATATCATCGTTATCATACTTACTACATATATAATTGCTAATGTTATCATAAATAAGTAAAGATTAAATCTAAAGTAATAGGACTTACATCATCTACTTTAGTTAGTTCTTCTAATATATCTTCTGTATTCATACTGTATTTAACTGTATCTACTGTATACAGTAACGTATATTTAGTTATAATAGTTATTATTATTAACATTTATTATGAATATTTATTTAAGTTTAATAGCTATTTTTTAACATTATTTAAAATAAAAATATATAAAAAATTTTTTTGGTGAAGAAATCTGCGTGTGGGAACCAGCAAAAATTCACACCCCTCTACCTTGTATCGGAGTGGAACACCCCTACGGGCTTGTATCTGTTGGGCTATTCCACACAAGTAACAAGTAATCAAGAAAGGAGAAAAAAATCATGTTAAGCAAATTGATTTCAGCAGAAAGAAGAACTCGTACTAATGGCGATGAGTTTTACGTGTGTACATTCAGTTACTCACAGGGAGCTAAGGACGCACCTACATTCATTACGATTGGGGGTGTTAAGGTATTGAATCCCCAAGCGGCTGCAATACGAAACATTAATCTCGTTAAGTGTTTGTTTCCTACTGAGGATGAAACCGCGAAAGCGTACAAGAAAAATCTTGACCGATTTATTAAATGTATGGAAAGCGATTCAAAAACATTTACAACGAAGAAGGGAGAAGTCGTTAAGTTATCTGATTGTGAATTTTCATTGCCGTTGGTATATAAAACCTTGCCGGTTAGTGAGGTTTTAGGTGTAAGTAAAATTTACTACGCTGATGCAAATGGTGAACAAAAGGAATTAACACAACTTAATGCAGTTGGGTATTCACGTCTTGAAATGATTGTTGACGAAAAAACAGGAGAAATTACTGATTATAAGGACTTGAATGAGTGGGACGATAACCTTAACGGAGGAACCTATATTGAAGTAATTACGAGGAACGCAAATGCAAACATTGCTAACGGTTCATATTGGTACGAGAAACGTGTAAACAAACCAGAAGCTAATGAAAGTGTTAGTAATCCTGTACAAACTCCCGAAAATTCTCAACAAACTAGCAATGATGATGATGATGAGTAGACTTTAATATATAGCTCTTGCAATACAACTGTGAGAGCTATGTCTACCGTTCCATTCCAATTGAGTCATCATTATAGCAACTTTCTAAACTTATTTTTATCAAAAAAACAACATATATGGATAAAAGACAAAAAAACAATTTAATGACAACTATAACATTAATTGTTGTACTTGGTCAATTTATTCTGTGGATAATATTATTATTGTTAGATGAAGTATGATAAAGCTTATAAATATTATAACACAAATCATAATAGTACTAGGATGTTGTGCTATATTAATATTTACATTATCTATAGCAATAGCATTTGCTAAAAATGATTTCGCAACAATAACAAATATATATGATTATATATATATGTTAAACGTATCAATGAAACTCAATCATATAACATTTATGGCAATAATATTAATGCTACTTAATATGATTAACAATACTATCTAGATTTGATTATCTTTATAGTAACTAAACAGAAAACCAGCGCTGTAAAGACTAGTAAATTAAATTAAGACTAACCAGAAGTTAGTCACAGACTGGTTAGTCATTTATTAACTAAACAACTGTGCAATGAAAAACGATTTAAACATACTTGAAAGGAATAATAAAATATTTAAGTTTAAACCATATTAAAATCAACATTATGAAAACAAGAAAACACTTTATCAGAAAGTATGAACTCTTAGCAAGATGTATTCAAACTAACTTAGAGTTATTTATACTACAATAGTAATGCAGCCATAGACAGTGGCAAGCCTGTAAATGCAGAGCCAACTACATGTAGTATTAGTATCATTGTAGTGTGTGGTACAAACGTGTAAGCACTATCTAAACTCAGTATGAAGTAGTTTTCACTATTTTAGATTTGAAAAATAGTTCTGAGCATCTGTCATTAGATGAACAAAGAGTGGCAACGTAACTATGCGTAAATAGTAGGAGATAGTATTAGCTATCTCCTTTATGTGTTTAATTAAATAAACTAAAAAATATGAAATGACACTAGAACAATTTCAGAATCTTAGAATAGGTGATTTAGTAGTAACTAAGTCAGCTGGTAATCAAAGTAGCGTTAATCCTGTTACTAATATTGATCGTAAGAACTCAAAACTACACATAGGTAAAACTGGCAAATGGCGTAGTTTCCTTCAATTTGAAGTATTAACTACAGATTATGTAGTTAAATATATCAAACGAAGACTAAATAGTAGATCATCTCCTTACTTTACTATTGAAGTTAAGAGTGATACTGAAGTAATATTTAAAATTCACAGAAGAATAAATTCAATCAATGAAAAAACTAACAGAACAACAAAAAGTTAGAAGGCAAATATTGCTTAACATGCCTTATTTATTACTTACTTTCCTTATTAAAGAAAAAGTTTTAAGTAACTTTCTAGATAACATTAGTAAGTATACAATTTCTCATAGTATAAACTTATCATATCTTTATATAAGATTAAGAGATCCTTATATGGCGATTGAATGTACATTTGCATGGGCATGTACGGAAGAAGGATATGATTTTTGGAAAAAACTTAATGAAAAGTATAAAAGTATATGGGAAATAAACGATTCTGGCGCATTGTTATTACTATCAGATTATTAGTATACTTATTAATATTATTAGCAATAGTAGTAACAATAGTATTTGTAGCAAATAGTATTTAATCAATAAATAATTATTATGCAAAAGTTAATGTATTTTTTATTTGGACTCATAACTGCATTATTTGCAGCTGTGATGATTATTGAACATCAAGGAATATATTTCTTTGATGAAGAAGTGTACGGACTGTTATATACCGATTATTGGAATTATTGGTATTACTCTAAAGTAGTGATAATCGCACTATTTATATTCTGCGTATTATCTTTTGTATATACACTTGGTAGTGGATATAAAGATAAAGACGATGAATACAAAGAAATCAAACCAAGCTGATTTAGCAGACATATGGTGGGATAAATTTGAAAACTGGTATGAAACACATCCAGTTACAAGAGTATTAATTGTAATAGATGCAATATTAATAGCATTTATATACTTAGTATTAACTTAAAACATTATCAAAATGAGTGAATTTTTATTATTACATGACAATGAATCAGGAGGAAAGCCAGCCACTGTAAGAAAAAGTATTATCTCTTCAATTCTTCCATCAGAAGATTATTCAGAAGGATCAGCTATCTTCACTAAACTTGATGACGGAGAAACTATGATTCTCTAAGCAAAAGAGTCAGTAGAAGAGATTTATAACATGTTAAACGATTAAACAACATTTATCAAAAATGAAAAGTAAATACGTATTTCGGCTAATTGCAGCAATAGCAGCATTAGCAATTTTTATCAGTTGTGCAAGACCTCGTAGTCCTAAAGAAAAACAAATCCCTGAAACGGATACAATTGAACAAATAATAGCACCAACAGTACAAGAAGTATTACAGTGGCGTGAAAACATGAGATTAGACAAGTATGTAGATAGTGTATTTCTGGTTATACCAGAACAAGTACTAACTCAAATACTTGTAACTAAAGGTACAGATTTATCAAATCATGAAATTGTATCTATTTACATTAGTAATAAAGATTTTTATGATAAATTAATAAAGAGGAGTATGGATATACAAAAAGAATATATACCAGATAGTATGCCAAGATCCTCATTACCACAACCTAATAGTGACTCAATACATGCCGCAGTACATTAGAAAATTAGTGTTAAAACACGAAGATGAATCTCTAGAACAATTTGAGACTAGAGTAAACAAAGAATTAGAAAAGCTTGAGAATTATAATGAAGATGAAGCAAATACTAGATTATTTGCAACAGATTCACAATACTTAGCCGCTTTAATTTTTTGTAAAAAAGATGATTCTATAAAGAAGAAAATAGGGTTTTAAAATTAAATCAGACAAAGCTGTATTGGTTCGTGAGAATAGATGCAGCTGCCTCCTTACTGTGAGAATCAGTGACAAACATGTGGGGCTTATATCTAATCATTTTAGAGGGCAGTATTACTGTCGTCTGAAGGTAGGTGGAGGAGATTAGTATTAGTGCAGACGTTAAAACCATGTACTCCAATAAGATTAGTTTGACAGCTATATCTGCTTATGAGTTAAAACTAAGTGAGAGTCATTTTAATTAGTATTTCAATTAAGCTGTATTAGTGTAGAAGTTACACAACGATGTGAATCGTCAAGCCTGCAATATACTGCAATATATTGTATAAACTATTACATGCCTTCTTTATTTACTGTAAGCGTACAGTAAAAATGTGTGTTAATATATAATTAAGATTGATAAAACCATCTAGTTGCAGCTAGACGTCCTCAAAATATTGTATAATTAAAACTATTAAATGTGAAAGAATGAATATTTTTAAGAAAATCAAACTGAAAATCAGTAGTTACAGAAGGCTAAAAGCCTATCATAGTAACATTAAACGACTTGCTGAATTAGAATTATTAGACAATCCTAAAAAGCAAAAAGAAGTTGCATTACGTTCACAATGTTTAATTCATGGGCACAAATGGAAAAATGAGCCTAATAACAACGAATTAAACATTCCTATTACTAAAAGAACTTACTGTGAAAGATGCGGTAAGTACTATAGTCAAGAAATTTATAAACAACTTTAAATTCATATCAAATGAAATCTTTAAACTTTGTAATTATTGGAATCCCTGCATCAATCAATCAGGAAAGTATTGTAACAGCAGTAGCTCTTATGGCTAAAAAACTTGGTTTATCAGAAGTACATACAGAAATACTTGAAACAAGTAAATTTGTAACTAGTTCTTCAAATAAACAAATGATTGAAAACATCTTGAAAGATGTTATTACTGTGTGTACAGCAGCTGGTCTAATGAATATCGCTGCAATTAATGCCAATTTTTGGAAATTAATTGAAGATGGTAAGTTAACTAGACCACAAATTGAAATGATGCTGGATGAAAAAGAAGTTACAATTGAGTATCTCAACAAAAAGGGATGCGCTTATATCTTTGACCTTTTAGTACAAGCAATTAGAGTGTTATAATCATGGGAAAGACTTATAAAGAATCTCATTTTCCAGGTTCTAAGCAATCAGGAAAAGCAGCTGAATATCAGTCTAAAAAGAGAGTTAGACATTCTAAAATGCAACCGTATAAAAGGGAAAGAGCTATTGTTTAACTAAGAATTACTAATTAAGTAGTTATGATAGAATCCAATCAACACAGAAGGTTATAACGCCAGACCCCTAAAGGTGATTAATACCTACGGACTATACAACGGTCAACCTTATTTAAGGTCAGGAGAAGGAAAAGGGCTAGCTATCAAATAAGGCGTACGAATAGATAGTATAACTTTCTATTTCTTTATTATTATGTGGACAAAAGAAGAACTAGAAAAGAAAACAAAAGAAGAACTAATAAACATTATTATTAAAATGCAGATAGATATTCGAGAAGAAAGAGATGAAATCTATCGCAGACGTTTATTAGATACTTTTTAAAAATTATTCATTCACTTAAATAAATCAATTATTAACAATTAAAATCAAAAGAATTATGAAAAATTTTATGAACCTTGTAGGAATTATGTTAGGTGCAACAATGTTATGTGACAAAGCAACTGATGGAGGTTATAACTTTGAAGCTGGAATGAAAGCTCAAGAAGAAAAAGACGGTAAAGTTGAAGCATCAGCAGTTACTGAAGCAAAGAAACAGATCCAACAAGAACAACTTGAACGTGAATCTCGTGAAGTAAAACGTAGAATTCAGGATTGTGAAAAAGCTGTTTCTAGAGCAGAAAGATACGGACGTTTTGCATCAAAACACAAGAACATTATGAAAGACTTTTCTGAAGGACTGAAGAAAGCTCAAGCTGAATTTGAATCTACAGGTGATTACAAAGCTTGGGACAAAAAGTATTCAGAACTTACAGACAAGAAAGATGACGCTATCGCAAAAGCGAAAGAAGAAATCTTTGGTTCAAGATACGAAAATATCTATCTTTAATCAACATCCAAATTCTAAATGCTTTTATGCTAAATAGAATAAATGTGAACCCTGCAAACTATATAAGTCGCATTGTCGCATTGAGGAGTTCGGGGCAACATGAACTGAATTGACAGTTCTATTCAATGCTTTTATGCTAGTAATAGGATATTATGCCTACTGATCATGTGCTATAAATAGATCATTCTTTATTTAAATGCTTTTATGCTAACAAATAAAGGATAGTCTCATAGACGAAAAACAGTAAGTATATCAAAATACATATACATATAGTACTTTATGTCTATATTTCAATCGAGTCTCTAGCTTGCTAGATGAGCACTTGGTATAATATGTATTCTGTCAAAGACTATAAATTCTAAAGTAATAGCGGCTTTATGCTATTATATACTAGATTTAATGCTTTTATGCTCATAATCAACGGTATGTACTATTACTTTAGAATTACATATTAAGTATAGAGAGTTTGATCGCTCTCTATACTACTAAAAGAGTATATTGCACTATTATATCAACCCAATGATATATGAAAACTCGTGTATGATGTATATCTCTCTAATTGAGGCGTTATCCGGTCTGCTAGGATATGAAGGCGCAGAGGTGTGCAAAACTCTTTATATTTACAACTTAAAATTATTTATCATGAGCTATATTGCAGCAGATATGTGGGGTGAACATCTATTCTATAATAAACCTGTTAGATATGTTCATGAAACAACAAAAAGAAGTTGGTGGATAGATCCAAAACATAATAATTCTATTAGTGTACCAATAGGTACGGCTAAACTATTTAATGATGCAGGATTCTTATATACTCATTATGTACCATTTGATAAAAGAAATATGTGTTTTGGAGATAATCCTATAGAAATAAAAGTATATTGACTGTTAGGTCATTATATGCCTGAGCAAGACGAGTCTTCGCCGACTCTACCTCCACTATAGAATAATAACAAGGGGGTATGTATGTATTGATTGGCAGAAACAGTAATGAATAGGTCAATAACGTCAGAAATGACAAATCTTTTGTAACAGACTATACTCGTATCGCAGCGTGATACGATAAGTCAACGGCTAAGCTAATGTCGTAAAAAGCAGGTCACGGATCGTGCAATTGGTTAGACACAAGCAGACAATGCCTAAAAGTGTGGGTTCGAGTCCCACTCCGTGAACAATATTATTAAAAACTAAAAGTAAGAATATGGATATAGATCAACTATTAAAAAGTAAATCTCCTAAGGAGAAAATGGATTTTTTAAATTCAATGAGATGTAAAGTAACAACTAAGTTAAAAACTACCGATGAATACAAAATTTCAGAAGCAGTACTATTAGTAAATGAATTTATTAATAGTACATTTGAAGATGAACCAACTAAACCAGTTAAAATTGATAAAAGCACTGTAGTACTTCCTACAGAAATACTAGGGCAAGGTGTAGATCAAATACCTTTACAAAAGTATGATGTTATAAAAGCTAAAATAGGTCCATGTGAACATTATGGAGTAATCTATAAAATAGATGCAGAACTAAATATAGCTTGGATAGTAAATATAACTAGTGATATTACTTTAGATAATTTAATTCCTATTAAAAGAAGTAGAATATTTAAAACTTTCTTTTGTGCCTATTTCCATCCTATATTCTTAAATAAGAATAGTTATACTTTTTGTAATACTTTTGATAATAAACAAGAATTTGATGAAGTAATAAGAATCATTAAAAGATATTATAAAGAAAATTTTAGAGTATGAAAATAAACTATAACAAAGTATCAATTATTCCTTTAAATTACAGTAAAAATGAAAAAGGATTGTGACTAGCGATTAAAAGTAATAATAAATATGCTTTAAGATTGTTAGCAATATTTGAAACAGGTCTCATTGAACAAATTAAGATAACTGACCAAGATTTGTTTGATTATAATGTATTTTACAATCTGAAAGAAGCATTATTAGATTATGATTTTATCTTAACTAAAAAGAATTATAATCAATTAGACGCTTTAGCTTCAATAAACGAAAAGAAACATTATGAACAATACTTAAAAACATTTTGCAGATGAAAAAGACTTTAAATCAATTAAAGGCAAGTCGAAGGAACTTATCTCTTATGCTTTTAGCAGGCATGATTTCTAATCTGAAACATATTAAACATTTTGTTAGAGATACAGAAGTAGTAATAAGAATAGATACACTGTTGGCAGCTATAGAAAGACTTAGATCTTTAATTAAAGAAACTACTTATGAATCGTGGTCGGCATAAAAAGAGTAAAGAAAAAGGATTCAATACTCAAGCAGAAATCTTAGACTTTATACAAAAAGAGCTTTATAGATTATTAACAATAAGTACAGATATATTAGCGTGTAGTACACATGATTATTATGCAAAAGCGAGTATTAGTGGTAATGATAGAAGAGACTATTATGAGATAGTTGCACGATATATTAATACTAGTTATTATCTTAATAATTTTATGAGTAGAATCAGAATAACACTTAATGAAGCAACTGTTAAAGACGGTATCTATACGATTAAATTTGAATTTGGAAATAATTCAAAAATATTTAAATATAAACATGAATAAAAAAGGCTTAAGAGGTTTTATTAGGAATAAATTGCCTAAGACTTGGGAAATTGTTCTTACAAGAGAACGTAAACTTACTGCGTTCATTGAGTATGTATATGAAGCAACTCCGTCAGTAATGAAGGGAGGTAGAGGTTGGCGACGTGGTGTACATAACATTACAGTCGGATACAATAGATGCAAAATCTATGAAATGTTTAAAGCTGAAAAAAGTAAAGAGGGCTTGATATATTGGGTAGGCATCTATAATAAAATCAAAGATCTTGAACATCAAATGAATTAACATGGAAATTGTTCAATATGTTCGCTGGACTGAACCAGGAGAGCGAGAAAGACTACAAGAAGTAATGCAGCAATGCAGTGGAGAGATGGAATTCAGAAAGAAAGTAGCTTCTGAATTCAACATTAGTCCAATGGATGCAGCAGTTGTAGTAAAAAGATTCAAAAACGAATTTATCAAAATACTTAAAACAAAAGGATTATGTTAAAAGCAGGTATGTGGATCGCACAAGGTCCAGAAACTAATGTATTACTCCTTTTAAGCGGAGTAGAACCATTATTAGAAGTAGTAGGTGCAATTGATCTTAATTACTTTAAACAGAATGGTAAAGCTAAAGATCTTACTAAAGACAGTCCTGAAGTAGTAGATATTATGATGTATCCTGAAAAGTATACATTTGCATTACCATCTATTACTGAAGTAGTTGATAATGTAGGTATTGGTGATTTACAAACTCTAGAAGGCTTAGGTGAAGATTCTAGAAAAGATAAAATCATCGAAGAAGGTATTGCTTACTATAAATCAACTTTACCATTATATGGTATAGAACAAGCTAAAGTAAGAACTAGACTGCATTTAAAGAAGAAATACAGCCTAAAAATGTCTCAAGCTAACTATGTATTCACTGTAATTTGTAAAGCACTAAACAGAGAACCATAATGAGCGATTTTAAGAGACTTATTGAAGCACTCAATGCTGAATTAGAGGAACCTTATAGGTTTACTTTAGATAAGATTATATCTTCTGCAAATTTTGATACTAAAGTATTAGGATATGCAGATAGTGTATTAGATGATTGGGCAAATATACCACCTGATTTAAAATCTAAGATAGTTACTAGTAACACTTGTCTAAGTATCAATAAGTGGATAAATAGAAGACTATGGATGGATATTCTTAATAATCTGTTAGAAGATAAAATATTAAGTCTCCAAACTAGATTAGTAAGAGTAAGGATTGCTATTAATATGTCATTGAAAATGGCATATCCTCTCAATGAAGAAGAGAAAGAAGAATGGAGAGAACATATCTCAGATGTATTCTATAAAAGATGTCTAGCAGTAAATAATTATTACTGTAAAGAAATCATAAAACTTCCCTTCTGAATTTAAGGATTGTAGTTATTGAGTTAACTACAATCCACTAAAATTTAGCTATATGACACAAGAAATAATAGATCTAGTGGAGCAAGCTAAACAAGGTTCTCAGAAAGCATTTAGTAAGTTATACTATAAGTATAAAACTGATATTTGGTATACTATTATGAGTGTAGTTAAGAATACAGATGTTGCTGATGATTTAACATCAGTAGTATTTACTAAAGCTTATGAGAAATTATCTATGTATACTCAACATATTTCATTTAATATGTGGTTAAAGACTATTGCTGTTAATGCATCAATAGACTATATACGTAGAAACAAAAAAGAGCAATTAAATAACTATGTTGATGAGGATGAAAATCCAATTCAACTATCTGCTTTAGAGAGAAGTCCTGAAGAAGATTTAATTCTAAAGGAAAAACTAGATATAGTCTTACAAGCTATACCTACTCTTAAGAAGAAATATAGAGATTTAATCAACGCTCGCATAGATGGTATGTCTTATAAAGAGATAGCCAGTAAGCTTGCAATGAATGAATTAGCTGTAAAAGGTGATTTAAACAAAGCAAGACAAAAACTTAAACAGAAAACAGATTATTAACAAATACTTTCAACAATATGACTAGTTTTTGTTTACTCCTTTTAGGAGCATTAGCATCTTTTATCATTTCTAGAATGTGTAAAAGTGCTAGTTTGTACGTATTCTTAGTATGCGTACTTTTACTAGGCTTTGTTGTAGGTACTGGAGTAAAAAAGGTAGTTGCAAATACCTCAGATACTCCTTCTCAAGAGTTAGTTGTTACTATGGCTCCTAATCCCACATCTCAAGGTTCTACTGCTTTTGTAGGGACAGTAGATAACCAATCTTATGAAATGGGTCAGGAAGACGGAGGTGAGACGTTAGTAACAACTGATAGAGAAGATATACCTACCATGCCTAACAATGCAGAGATAGAAGATGACAGTTGACTGCACTTAATTTCATAATTTAAGTGTATTAATTGTTAAGTTATTAATTTATTTAAAACATAATCAATATGGCAAAAAGAAATAAAGGTGGAAAGACTCCAAGTGCAAAAGCAGCAAGAAATTTAGAAGCTTTGAAAAAAGCTAAAGAAGCAGTAGAAGCTTCAGCTAAAGTAGAAACAACAAAAGTAGAAGATTCTAAACCAGAAGAAAAGAAGCCTGAAGAGAAACCAGCTGAACGAAAGAAAGGTGGTGTCTATCAGACTCCAATGGGTAAATCAGCATATGAAACTCATATGTTGTGCACAAAATCACCGTATATGAGTCTACTTTCTCTTAAGATTGAGAAAGACAGTAAAGGCATTGAAAATATCAAAGCCGAGTGGAAGAACAATGAAACTAGTGAAACTACTAGTGTTCTCTTCCCAGTATCTAATGTAAAGGAGGGAGACGGAATTGACGTCAAACGGATTAAGGAAGGAATTAAGAATCCTATTCCTGCTGAAGTTCCTGAAACTAAGCCAGTTGAGGAGCCAAAGAAGGAAGATCCTAAATCTACACCTACTGAAAAGAAACCTAAACAGCAGAAGCCAAAGAAGGAAAAAATAGAAGAAGTAGAAGCTGAAGAAATTGACATCAGCAGTGCTCCAACTATTAAACCAGCAGCAGCTCCTGCGCCTAATATCGTAACTCAAAACAGTGACAGAATTGATGCAAATCACTCAGTAGATTTGATGAATGCAATTCTGAAACGCCGTGAAGAGATTAAAGACGATCGGGCAATGTATCAAGCAACAGGAAAACAGGCAGACCTTATGATGTTTGTATTGATTCAGAAATGGAATGACCAATTCAAGAATGATGCAAAAGAACAAGGCTTTACTGTGAACGAAGAAATGTTTGCATATTTGAATGAAACAGCTTCTTTGTTCCTCGGTGTTAATTTGCTTCCTAGCAAAACATCTGATGGACAGCTCGAGATTAACTTCAAAGATGCTGTCGCAAAGACAAATCCTGAAATGCAAAAAGCTTTAGAGCAAGACGCTAAAGTTCCGCAGACTCAGGAAATGCCAAAACCCGAAGAATGTGTCACTGATGAACAGAAAGTAGCGGCAATGTGTACTATTATGAACATGCGGCACAAGCAGAAATCAGGAGGTATAGGTAAGAATGTAGCAAATATGATTGAATTTGCACGGGAAGCCTATAAGCTTGATAAAAATGCAGAACCAGCACAAGTATTAGCAACTGTATTGCTTAAGATGAAAGAAGCAGGACGGAATGCTACATTGCTTGAGGGTTGTGCAAATGCTATTTGGGGTAACCTAACAGGTAATTTGTCAGTTTTAGCATCTCATGCTTGGCTTAAGAATCAATTAACAACATACAACGATGCGCAAGTTGCTAATGTTGTGAAAGTATTCTTAGCTAAGAAGATTACTGATGAAACTGCAAAAAACAATAATTACGAAGAAGAAGCAAAACGGTATTCTCAATTAATTAGTGGAACTAATGACGATCTGATCAATCGTATTATTACTTCTGCTAACAATGAAGGTAAAGATGAAGACAAACTTGTATATCCGGAAATCAAGGGTCTGAATCTTAAAGGTAAACACATTTCAGCAATAAAGACTGTAAACAATCTACGGATTGCTTATGGAGCAGAAATGAATGACAAGATGTTGAAACAAGTAATGCAGAAAGTATCTAGCTTGTACACATCAACCTCTTTGAATCCTCTTACTTTCTATATTGAGAAATCTGCGTATGCTACTAAAAAGTAACAACTAACGCATTATCAAAATGAGTAAAAAACCAACAGTTTTGTTTACGCTAGCAATGCTAGCTTTCGGTGGATATGTAGGATTTGTAACTAACTATACGAATACTGCCACCGCACATGAGTATGTGATTCCGAAGTTCACAGATGTACCTCGGACAAAAGACTTTAATATTGATATTAATTTGAACAATAACGCTATAAAATTAAATGGACAAAGCAACCCAGAACAAAATATCAATGTTGAAATCAAAAAGAAAGACAGTATCATCTATCTAACTTCTATTGTAGAGAAGGAAGTACCTAAATACATTAAGGTAAGAGAACTGCCATCAGTTAAAGATAATAAAACCACTTGTACGGATATTCTCCAAAGACTGAAACAACAACAATCAGAGAAGATGAATCTGAGTCGCAACTAGAACAGCCAATGCGATTATAGAGCTATAATGGTGTATATCCAGAGATGTCTAAATCAAAGGATTAGAAAGTAAATGGTTAGATTACTTTCTTAAAATTAAGATAGTACAGAATATTAGTAGGAATAGAGTATAGCTACAACTATAGGCTACTACTGAAAGTATAATAACTTATTGTGTTTATATACTATCTATAAACTGAAGAGGCAATAAGATAGAGGGAGAGCGTGTACAACCCTCTTGTTTTTGGTGAGAACCGACTGGAGACAGAAACAGAAGACGCAATTAGTAGAGAGCAGTCTACAAAATTAAACAGTACAAGGGGAACGAAATCCTCTTAAGTTACTCGCAGACTTATCATAGTTTGAATCAAGAAGGAGTAATAAACACGATGATGCCCAACAAATCGTAGTGTCCAAGACTACGTGCTGAACATTATCGAGCATATAACGCTCTAGGGTAGCTCCAAACTCCCCTTTATGGCACAGACCATATAAAAATGTCAGTATAGTGTTCTATACTTATCTAAACAGTTATATTGTAACTTAATAAGTTTAGAGATAGTATATATGAAGGTACTTAATTATAATATTATAGCACTACTTATTGAAAAAATATTGATAGATTACCTGGATTAGGTGTAAAGCCTATGCACAATGTTATGATACCAGTTCATAACTAATCCTAAGCTTGTATTACTATACACTCCAGTATAGAGAGATAGAGTGATAAAGTGAGTAGTAGATTGTGTGCCTATTGGCTGAGTAGCAATGATCCAATATTAATAAATAAGGAATCCTGCAACGGACCTCTTTAGGAAATAAGGAGTATGTGAGTTCAAGTAATATTATAATAAACTCAGTTGTTATCTATCTGAGTATAAACCTAGAGTGCTTTGCAACAGGAATATAAAGATAACTAGCGGATGAAGTGCGCAATAACACTATTTCAATACTAAGTGGAAGACATAAAGCTTAGAAGTACTAAATAATTTTATCCAGAAGCATAACTGGAGTTTTATCAAATTTGCACAAGGTGAGATACTCTATCCTTAAGAGTATATGTGAAAGTGAGCATCGCCCTACTCCCAGGTTGAAGAGAAGCAGACACATTAAGAGACGGACACGAAGCAGACCGGAGAAAAATCTGTGCATTGCACTAAGTAGTAGTCTTAACGGGAAGTGACAGAATGTAAATCTATTTAGGAAGTCTCTATTTATGAGAGAATAAACATGTTTAACTTAACTAATGAGGAAGTTCAATGGTAGGTTTTAGGACGAGTAGTGATAAGAAGACGAAAGTAAATCCGAGCCACCCTCGACTGTACAATATAATTGCTGACATTTGAAACATTTAAAGTATATTGCGCAACAATATATGTAAAGTGACGCTGATTCCTTACATTAAAGGATGATGGGTGGAAATCCTAAAGTTATGTGCAGAATAAGAACAAAGTCGTAAGTACACGCAGCCTTAGAATAAACTATTAGGCTATAGAGTGGGTGTTTTGAAACATAAACAGCTCAAAATAAAATTCGGTAGAAGTATTACCGATAGTGAAGTAACAGTTGTAGGTTATAGATCATATGCAGTACTCCTTACTATAATAGGAAAAAGAGCACGTTATAGTTGCTGTTAGGCTCTTTAAACAATCAGAAACTAGCATAGCATTCGATTTCAGATATTTTCAGTTTATAATGTTATTTGATGGGTATAAATCTCCTACCGTTGGAGTCCCGTTGTACCTCTTTAGGTATTAACTAGCATAGCATTCGATTTCAGATGTCGAATTACATATCTTTTCATAGTTTAGTATTGATAATTTTATGAAGAACGGCTGACTCATCTGTCTCATGAGTAAAGTCCTACGGGGAATGCCGAGTGAAGTAATAACATCACGTTCTAGTAGTAATATTAATAATATGAAGACTTATCTTATAGTTTTTCAGATTACTTATCAAATCTTAGCAGAATTTCGTTATAGAGTTTACTGTTTGAATACAAGAAGTGGTTTTTAAGTTTTTAATAAACGAATAGATATTAGATGCTATTCCACTTAGATAAAAGAACTCTATAGCTTACCTTTAAATAAACTTAGTATTAACTTACTCCGTAGGTGGAATCAACCACGGAATCAAGAAAGGAGAAATTTATGGAAACAACAAAATATGAAAGCGTGTTCAAAAATCCAGAAGGTTTTACTCAGCAAGAAATTACACAGTTACGTACTAAAGTAATTGCATTTAGCCGTGCTTTAGTTGGTCGGCGGTTGGCGATCCCCGTAAGTGATAATTTGGATTTGAATTATAAGAAAAAAATGGCTGGTGACATGCCGGGACTTGTACTTGCAAATCCAATGAAGAAGTATATGATTGAAACTGTTGATTTGTTCAACGTGGATATCGTGCGGACTGCAAATGGTAAGATTGTTATTATGTTTAATAATGACGAAAAGTTGCAGTTTGATTTACGGGCAGATGTAGATATCGTATTGAAAGCTGGTCCGAAAGATGTTCAAGATGCTATCTTGAAGTTTGAAGCAACTGGAGAACGGTCTCCGTTCTGGAATGTTAAGATGGTAACAGAAGTTGTCACTCAGTTGAATCAGAGTAATTTGACTGATCTTAACAATTTTATTGATGAATTGGCAAATCAGGGAGCTTCTCTGGAACAAATCAATAAGATTACTAAGGACGACACTACTGCTTACTACAAGAGCATCGACGAGTAATTAATCTTAAGTACACAAAACTATGGCAACAAGTAAAAAGCCAATAGATTCATATCACTTGCAGATGTTACAGCTAATTATGTCTGATCCTCGTATTCAAAATAATTTGCTAATGGATGGGAGCAAAACAATTAAAGTTAGATACGATGGAACAGTATTAATAGGACACCACAAATATGGTTGGGTAAATAAGTGGTTTAATTCCTATTATGTAATAGACTTTTTTAGTTTAGTACAAAGAATAGCTTTTATCATCACAGGTGTAGAAAGTAACAATTGTGATAAGTCAGGTTTGGTTGGGTTTCTGACAGAAGCAATTGATAAAGTACTTAAGAAAGATGAAAAAGAAAAAGTAATTGAGTTATTATTGTATTATTGTACATTACTTGATGAAAACAGTCCATTGAAATTGACCTACGATATTACAAAAGACGACCCAGACTTTGATAAAAATATGGGTAATAACAGCAAGCGACGCAAAATGGTTGGGGTAGCAAATGCTTGCATAGATTTTGGGTATGAAAGAATACCCGTCAGTTTACATGTTGAAGGAGATTTATAGTCGAATATATACATTTGGTTGGGTTCGTATTAAGTAGAAAATAATTGAAAATCAACATAAAATCAGTAAGAGTGTATACATTTGGTTGGGTTCGTATATACTCTTACTTACTTGCCTCTGATAATGTTACTAAGGTAACTAAGTGTTGGAAAGCCGAGAGAAGAAGAATCGGATGCCGTATCGAGATGTGACAGAGGCGCTAACTCTTTGATCTTGTCTGTCTTATTTCTTAATTTTATTGTTATTCATATCAGCGGTCTGTGAAGATAGCTGATATTTTAAGTTATTAGACTTTGATCAGTCTATTAACTACACAGGTAGACTTTCTAATATACTATGTAATTAACTAATTGTCAAATTATTAAAATCAAGTATATATGAAAGCAAATAAATTTATTGAACAGCGTGATAAACTATCAGCAGATATTACTAAGTATTGGAATATTATTTCTATTGAGAATGTAGTAAATCGTAATTATCAGCGTACTTACGATTTGAAAGAACTTTATAATACAATCAAAGGTCTTACAGATGATCGAGTAATTGTTAAATTAAAGATACTATGTATCAATATGGGTATAAAGAAATTTAGTGATTTACCAGCTGATTGTAATCAATTGGATGTATTTAAACTATGTGAATTGCAAGAAATGAAAGTACATCTAAGTCGTATACGAACTTTGAATCCTGTTCTTAAATCTAAGAAAGGTAAAAAAGCTCTAAATAAGACTGAAGTTTTAACTTCAAACTGGGTTAAAGCACGAATAAAAGAACTCGATTTAGAGATTCTGAAATTAAAAGAGAAACTTACTAAGTTCAACGAAGAAACAGAATTTGATGATTCTGCTGCTCCAATGTGCTTAGCTGCTTAAAATATAACAAGGAAGCGATAGGGAAAGTACGTACGGGAAATCTTAAAACATTAACCTATTTAGCTTCCTTTAGTTTTTAACTATTAAAATCAATTGTTATGAATCAAGAAACTAGAAATAAGAAAAATGCTAAATACCAGCAAAACTTACAGAAACGTTATGGATTAACTAAATCCTCAGATTATAAAGCTATGTGTAGCAAAGGAATATCTTTGTCAGAAAATATTAAACCTATGACAAAGGAATTTGTAACTACTCGTCGTCATGATAAAATAGTAAGTAGAGAAGTATATACTTATAAGTGGACTCCTGAAGCTACTAATGCACGAAAGGAGTATCATGAAACTAAAGAAGGTATAGCTAGTATTCCTAAGAAACCTACACAGGTATCTGATAAGAAGGATAAAAAACAGTTATTAGAAGAACGTCCTTATTCTGGTTACCATAAAGAATTGGTACAGAATCTATATGGTAGCAATAAAGCAGAACGTATTGCTAAACAACAAGCTTATAAAGCAGCTCACGAAGAGAAAATTAAGAAAGTAGCTAAACAACTTGAAGAATTCAAGATGTCTAAGAAGCTACAGTATTTAGAACAAAGACCGTATAAAGTAGTTATAGCTACTACAAACGATAAAGAGTTTAAGACAAGCTACTCTAATCTACCTATTGAACAACTTACTGAAGTAGTTACTAAATTGAATACAAAGTTATCCGATAAATATAGTAACTATGAATCTATTACGATAGTAGATAGAGCAACTTTAGAAAAGAAATGCTTTGCTAAACATTTGCCAGAGATAAAGCAAGCAGCGTAGAGCGACAGACTTTTAGCAGGATAGTCTATAAAGAATCCTGCCTCTAGATTCTGTAGTTCAAGGGATAGAACAAAATTCTTCTAAAATTTAAATCTCAGTTCGAGTCTGAGCAGAATCACTACAAATTTATACGCTATGAAGATAAGAGGAAAAACAGTATATGTTTATGATATTGAAGTTTTCCCTAATGTATTTCATTGCACAGCAAAGAATACTGAAACAGGGGAGTTTCATAAGTTTGAGATATCTTGTAGAAGAAATCAATTAGTAGAACTAGTTAATTTCTTTCATGCACCAAGTATTAGTGTACCACTGAAATTTGGAGATATCTATACTACTGAAACTCAAATTGATTCAGACAAAATCTTTGCAGGATATAATAATCTGCATTATGATAATCCTATTATTAATTATATAATAGATTATTGTGATGTACTTAAAGAGAAAACATATTTAAGAATATGTGATAGTGTCTTTAACTTAAGTAGAACTATAACAACATCTCAAGCAGATGACAACATAGAAGCATGGAAAAAATGGAAATATCAAGTATGGTATGATTCATTTGATATACTTACTATGTTATATTCACAGAAATTACGTGTTGGATTGAAGGAAATGCAAGTAACTATGCAATATCCTAATGTTCTAGAATTCAATGGAGACTTTAATAAGTTTCTAGAAGAAGATAGAATAGAAGAGATGATTGAGTATAATGTGAATGACGTTAATTCTACTGAAAAATTATTAAATCTGTGTTCTGAAGATATAGAATTAAGAATAGCTATCGAAGATGAATATAAAGTAAGAGTACTAAGTAAAGATGGAGTAAACATTGGAATGAAAATTCTAACGCAGAAATATCTTGAAAAGACTGGTTTAACATGGTGGGATATTAAAAACTTGAGAAGCCCAGCAGATGTTATAGACCTAAACAAAGTAATATTGCCTTATATAGAATATAAAGATCCCATACTTCGTAATGTACTATCTGATATGAAAAAGCAGATAGTATCACCAGGTAGAAAAGGATACGAAAACAAATTTGTATTTAGAGGATTAAAATATTCTGTAGGAGTTGGTGGTATTCACTCTGAAAACAAACCTGAGATAATTATTCCTAAGGAAGATGAAATGTTAATAGATATTGATGTTGCATCTCTGTATCCCAGTATGATAATAGAGTATAAATTCTACCCAAAACATTTGGGTTCTGAATTTCTAGAAGTTTATAATCAAGTTAAAGATGAACGAATAGAAGCAAAACATAATGGTATTAAGACTAAAGATAAAACGCTTAAATTAGCATTAAACGGTCTTAGTGGTAATCTACAGAATGAACATAATTTCTGTTATAGTCCTTTCGCAGTAATGCAGATTAGAATAAACGGACAATTACTATTACTTATGTTAGCAGAAAGATTATCTGATATTGGCTGTAGAATAGTACAGGCAAATACAGATGGTTTATTTGTTCTTCTTAAGAAGAATCTGTATGAAAAATTACAAAGTATATGTAAGGAATGGGAACAACAAACGAGACTAACCCTTGAGGAAGATCGTTTTGAAGCTATGTATCAGTATGCTATTAATGATTATATAGCTGTAAAAGAAGGTTATCAAGCAATGAAGAAATTGTTTGAAACTGAACCAGAAAAAGCTCTAAATAAAAAGAAAAAGCCTTATGCTTCTTTAGATATGATTAAAGATGATTATATTAAAGAAAAAGGTATGTTCATTACTAAGGTTTTACTTGGTAAGGGAATGTCTGCAAAGATTATTCCAGAAGCTATTAGAGATTATTTTGTTGATGGTATTCCTGTAAAAGATACTATCTACAATTGTAAAGATATTAAGAAGTTCCTTACTTACCAGAAAGTAGATAAGAAATTCTCTGTAGAATATAATGGAGAACTGATACAAAGAATCAATAGATTCTATGCATCTACTAATGGTCCTTATTTATATAAATGTAAAATAGTAAACAGAGATGTTGAGATACCGCAATATCTTGTATGTCTCAAAACAGGAGAAAGTATAATAACTACAGATCCAAATCAGTTTTACTATAATTCTAATGTAGAACAGATATTACCTTATAGTTCAAAGATTATAACTAAAGGTACTAGAGTAGACTATACTAATCTACTTACTGCATCTGGTGTTACTATACTAAATAAATTTGATAATAAACCTATAGAAGAAAGAAAGATCAATTATCGCTACTATTTAAAGGAAGCGTTAAAGATCATTGAAGAATTAAAACCAAGACAACTAACGTTGTTTTAACAAATATTTCCAGATTGTATCAAAAGTTAGTTCATAAAGTACTATATTATGATACTAGAATTAGATACAACATTATTAGATATTTTTGGAGAAATATCAATTAATCAGTTAGTATTTTTAACTCTTGTGTTGAATGATAATCAAAGTAATAATCAAGACGTTCACAAGTTTCTCAGCCGAATAAGTGAAAACGACATACAAGAGTTAATCGACAATGACCTTATCTCCTTTACTACTTCAGGAGATAATAAAATTTATAGTCCTACAGAAAAACTATTATCAAGTGTAAAACAAGATAAGACATGGTTTGATGAGTTCTATGAAGTATTTCCAGTGTATGTTTTAAGACCAGATGGTACTAAAGGTTTTTTACGATCTAATATAAATAAGTGTCGTAAAGAATATAATCGTATCGTAGGTAAATCTAGAGCAATGCATGAACACCTTCTTCAATGTCTTCAATATGAAATTGAAAACAAAATGATAACTGGTAAAATAGGTTATATGAAGACGATGTGGAAATGGCTCACTCAACATGAGTGGGAGGTTATTGAAGAGCAAATGAGTTATGAATCTGAAACACCTGTAAGTTATGGAGAATACGGAACAGAATGCCGTTAAAATACTACCTTTTGAGTCAATATCTCAGGTAGCAAATAAATCCATAAACTACATTAAAGCTAGAAAAAATCATAGTATAGTATCATTAAAAACTAGATGGAATAAATTCAATAAAGCTACTGGCGGAATTGAACCAAATATGATATTTACTATAGCTGGTATATCAGGTAGTGGTAAGAGCTCAGTTGCAAATATGTTAGTAATGGATTTAATTGATCTTAATCCTAATCAGGATATCGTAGTATTATACTTTAGTTTAGAGATGGTAGACTACAGAAACGTTGGTCGTGTAATAAGTAATAAAACTAAGAAAACTGTATCTGAATTGTATAGTTCAGTAGAAACACTTAGCGATGAAGACTTATTAAGAGCTGAATCGGCAGCTGAAACCATTAAGAAATACAATATATACTTTGTTGATAAAGTATGTAATGTAGAAGAAATAGGTAATACTATAGATTACTTTCATAATACTGTAGCTAACGGTCGTTGGCTAATAGTAGTATTAGACCACGTTCTTCTAGTAAATGGAGAAGGTGGAGAAAGAAGTACAATAGTCGATTTACAGAAAATGTTTATACAGAAGAAAAAACTTTCTAACACTAGTATAATACAGCTTTCACAGATGAATCGTAATATTGAAAGCCCTGATAGAATTAATAATCCAAGTACTCACTTCCCAATGAGAAGTGATTTATCAGCATCTGATGCAATATTTCAAGCTAGTGATTTTGTTATTGCTGTTCATAGACCAGAGATACTTAATCTAGCTATATATGGAGTACGTCGTCTACCTGTAAAAAATAAGGTTTATATGCATTTCTTAAAAGTAAGAGATGGTGAACCATGTATATTAGAATTTGAAAACGAACTTCAATATGGCAATCTAATTGAAACAAATACTGCAAGTGCTGAAGAACAAAAAGTAGTATTTAAACAAATTAAAAAAGGCTGATTATGAAAGGTTTTACAATTAAACTTCCGAAACAAAATATTGACCCTCAGGGTTCTTTGAAAAATCGTATATTAAACGAAGTTAAAAACCGCTTACCGTTTGCTAAATGGTATGGAATTCACACTCCGGAAGATCCGGAATACAGTATATCATATGCAGGTCCTGAAGACTTGCTATGTTTTGGATGCAATCGAAATGCACATTTCTCTGCATTCAATAAAAAATATTATCGACCGACATGTTCATATGATAATTCACTTACATGTCCGTTCGCAAATCGAGCATTTAAGTTGCGTCAATATGATGCTATTTCAGAATTTGATTTAGCATTGAAACGACTAGCAGAATATGCTAAGATCATGGAAGACTATGAAGAAGATCGTGGTTACGATTTTACTTACATGGGTCAACCTGTACGTATTTACCAGAAGTTTATTCAAATTGGTTATACAATCATTCCTATTGATAATCCTAGTCTGTTTTTGAATAACTATCGCAAAGCAGATAAAAATAATATAGTAAATGTTATTATTAATATTAGTAACAGTACTACTGTTAACAATATTCTCAACAATGAATAACGAATAACTTTACATTGTGTAAAATTTCATTTTTTGTCAGATAATTTCAGAATCTCACAGGTAAAGCATTAACCTATTTTAATATGTTAATACTACCAAAAGAGAAAAACAAACCAAAGGTTAATAATCCAAGATTTTTAATCCTATTTGGTAAACCAAAATCAGGTAAAACTACATTATTATCTAAGCTTGATAATTGTCTTATAATTGACTTAGAGGGAGGTTCAGAGTTTCTAGAAGCTCTCTCTATTCAAGCTCGTACCATTGAAGACTTAGGTAATATATCTAGAGCAATTGGTGAAGAAGCAGCTAAAACTGGTAACAAGCCCTATAAATATATTGCTATAGATAATGCTACTAGATTAGAAGAAATGTGTCTAGGTTATGCTAAGGTATTATATCGTCAAACTCCAATGGGTAAATCCTATAATGGAGATGATATACGTACATTACCAAATGGTAGTGGATATATGTATCTTCGCATGGCAGTTAGAAAAGTAATAGATATGTTTCGTAATCTATGTGATAATTTTATTCTTATTGGTCATACTAAAGAAAAAATGATTAATAAAGAAGGAGAAGAATTATCAGAAATGGCACTAGATTTAGTAGGAAAACTAGGTGATATAGTATGTGGAGAAGCAGATGCTGTTGGTTATGTCTATCGCAAAAAGAATGAAACTATTATATCTTTTGAAGGTGGAGATAATTCAGTAAGAGAAGCTAGAGCTCCTCACTTACGAGGTAAGAAGATAGTTATCGCAGAAAGCGATGAAAATAATGATATTAAAGTTCACTGGGATAAGATTTATTTAGACGAGTGTGCAGCCTGATTTAAAAACTTAAAAATATTGAAATTATGACATATAGTAAAGAACGTGCAGCAAGTATTAGCAAAAGTGATATTAAGTATATTCCCGCTGGTATTATTGAAAATGTAGTATTGAAGAGTGTAAAAACAGAGGTTTCTCCTAATGGTAATCAGTTCTTAGAAATTGTTTTTGAGAAAGATGGAGCAACATTAACTCATACAGAGTGGAAACCTACACTTGGTGGGTTTGTAACTACAGAAGAACAACTCCAGACAAAAATGGATAAGCAGTATTCTCGTATGTTGCAGATACTTAACTGTTACTATAAGGATGAAGAACTTGACTTTAATGGTGAAAGCTTTGAACAGTTTGCTCAGTGGATTACTGATATGCTGAACAAAGTAGATAAGAGTAAAAAACTTAGAGCGAAAATAGTATATAATGATAAAGGATATACTACTTTGCCTAATTATGCTAAGTATACTTTTATTGAGCCTATGGAATTGCCAGAAGGTCAATCATCTTCTATTACTATGCTAAATATTGACCAATTTACAAAGCCTGTTGTAGCAGATAAAGAAGTAAAAAACGATAACCCGTTTAGTGCAACTTCATCTACTACTAATACACAAGCTTTTACAGATAAAACAGACGATCTACCATTTTAATATAAAGTAGATCATTATTAATAAATAAGGGTAGTGTAAAAGCTACCCTTATTCTTTTTTAATCATTAAAACAAATCATCATGGTAGAAATAGAACATATTCAAGATATAGAAAAAGATCAACCTGCAAAGTCTAGTGCAAAAGAACAGAAGTTAAAAGATCCTAAAGATTTAACTACAGAAACTCAAGATACTGATGCATCTGAAGCTACAGAGCATGATGAACAAATTGAAAATCAAGAAGACAATATATATGAAGATAGCACCTTAGTTAATCATAATACAGATGTTCATGATTTAAAGCCTGGAAATAGATTTTATGGTAGTATAAAATATAATAATTCTAAAGGAAAACAACAAGCACAACAAGGTATTTTCTTAGTATTAACTTCAGAAGTAAAAGGAAAGAAAGGGCAATATCGAGAATATACTATTACAGATTGTACTGGACGAGAGTACAAAGTGTGTAGTGGAGCTATTAAAATAGCTAATATAACAGATCTTAAAAAAAAGAAACAAATAGAGAAAAAAGCACTAGAGCAATTTGGAAGTAAAACAGAAATCAAAGAATTACTTAACAAATTGAAAAAAGAATTTGAAAAGAAAGAGAAAGAAGAAAAGGAAAAAGAAGAATTGAAGAAAATTCAATTTTCATTTAGTTCACTAGAACCAGAAGATAAGCTTAAAAATCTAATTAAAGCAGGTATGAATAATATCTGGATGGTTGGTCCAGCTGGTTGTGGTAAATCAACTATAGCTCGTAATACAGCTAAAGAACTAAATGTTCCTTACTTATGTATCTCTTGTGGTATTGGTACTTCTGCAACAGAATTTACAGGATATAAATATCCTACTCGTGAAGCAACTAAGTTTGCTGAATTCTATGCTAAGAAGTCAATAATCCTTATAGATGAGATGACTGCGCTCGATCCATCTGTAGCACAGGTTATTAATGCAGCATTGGCAAACGGTGAAATAGAGACTACTACCGGTACTGTTTTACGACATCCTGAATGTATCATTATTGCTACATCAAATACTTTTGGTAATGGAGCAGATCGTCAGTATGTTGCTAATAACCAATTAGACGCTTCAACAATTGACCGTTTTACTGGAGCAATAATTGAAGTAGATTACTCTGTTAAATATGAGTCACAATTTGATCACGAAGTAGTAGATTATATTTATTTACTACGCAACTGTATTAAAATAAATTCATTACGTCGTATTGCTTCTACTCGTATGATTCAAGCAGCAGAAAAGATGAAGAAAGTAGGTATGCTAGACTGGAAAGATATGCTTATTATTAACTGGTCTGATACTGAAAAGAATATAGTAAAACAATATATTCAAAAAGTAGAAGAAAATAAAACTAAACAAAGTGTTAATTCAACAATTGAATTTATACGTAACCGTTTTTCAAATTCTACTTCAACAATGGAACTTAAAACAGCAGCGTAATGAAAAAACTGAATTTAAATATTAATATAAATTCATTAGATGAATTTTATAGAGAATGTGACAATATTGAAGGAGGTGATCCTGCTGAAATAAATGATATTGAAAGTAACGATGATCCTAGTTTTAGAGGATTATCTACAGCAGAAATATATGATTCTAAATATAGTTATACCAAAGGTTTAGATAATCTAAAGAAAATAGAAAAGGATATAAATCTAGGAGGTCGTAAACATAAATATAAGTACGATGATTCTGATGGAGATGATATGAACTTTGATCGGTACATAGAAGGTCTACCTTGCCTAAAGAAAAGAATACCTACACATGGTATAGGTACTGGTAAGTTCGTTAAACTTCATATTTCTATATGTGAGAATTGCTGGTGTTCAGCTGAAAATCTTATGATTCGTGCATATACTGCTATGAGAATAATAGATATGCTAGAATCCCAAGGATATCGTGTTCAAATATCTGCATATGCAGATAATGAAGATCCTGGTTATTTTAACGGAGAACCTATAGGATTTCTTGGAGTTGAAGTTATAATTAAGAAGTTTGAAGATCCTTTAATTAAAGGACAAATACTTACAGCAATATCTCCTTGGTTCTTTAGATACTGGATGTTTAAATTCTGGAATGCCAAATTTAAAATGAATTGGGGATACGGACATTCAGTTAGACCAATGAAGAAAGAAACAACTTCTGATATCTACATTCAGACAGGTGAAGCTTTAACTGATGAAGATGCAGAACGAACTATAAAGAGAATATCGAAACTATTTAATAAAGAAGAATAGTTTCAACTACTAGGAAGATTTGTAACAATCCTATATGGAACTATCAATTTAAGGATATTAGATAATTTATGGAAGCGTGAGCCTGCACAGCAGAAATAAAAATCTATCTCTGGATAGGCGTGGTTCGATTCCACGACTAGTAGCAAACTAAAACAGATTGCATATGTATAGTAGAAAGCGAGCAAAACTCCCAGATAATATTACTCTAGATTGGATACTTTCTAAAGTAACAGAATATGATATATATGCAAAATATATAGGTCAATTTAAAGTAGGTATGATATACAATAGTCCATTTAGGAAGGATAAAAATCCATCCTTTGGTATTTACTATAGTAAACGTACTAAACAACTACTTTTTAAAGATCATGGAACAGGTGAATGTGGTAATGTAATTAAATTTGTATCATTATTTACTGGTAAAACAGAATATAATGATATACTATCTGACATAGTAGATAAGTTAAACATTACTAATAACACTAAACTCGTTAGCTCTAAGCAATATATACCGCCAACTGAAACAGTAATTGGTGTAGTACGTCAGGAATTTACTGATGTAGATATCAATTACTGGAAACAGTTTAATATTTCTATAAATACTCTAAAGAAATTCAATGTAAATAGTATTAAATACTATTTATGTAACGGAATAGTAAAGGGTACTTATAAACGAGAAAATCCAATGTATGCATATAAGGTCTATAATAACTTTAAAATATATAGACCATTGGCAGATAAATATACTAAGTGGAGAAACAATCTTACAGACTATGATATCCAAGGCTATGAGCAGTTGCCTCAGAAAGGTGATATATTATTTATCACAAAGTCCATGAAAGATGTTATGTGTTTGCATGAAATGGGTTATCCAGCAGTTTCTCCATCTTCAGAAAGTACATTTCTACCTAAAGATGTATTAGAGCAACTTAAGACGCGTTTTAAGCGTATTATAATACTATTTGATAGAGATACTGCTGGAGTAAAAAGAAGTCGCAAATTAAGCCGAGAAACAGGCTTAGAAGCAATGTTTATTAACAAAAAATTCAAAGCTAAAGATGTATCTGATGCTGTTAAAGCAAATAGCTTTGAAGAAATAAAAAATTGGTTAAATGAAACTATTAAAAACTATAGGTAAAGTAATAGCATTACCTTTTGATTTAGCTCTAATACTTGGAAAGTTATTATTGATTCCAATCAAATTAGTAAGTGTATTGTTGCATGGAGAATTTATTGAATGGAATAAAAAACGTAAGTTTATAGGAAATTCAATTAAAGAAATGTTTAAAGCTTTCAAATATAATAAAGATTATTCTTTCTTATATTCAGTAGGATTTACGGATGAAAATGGTAATTTTTCTGAAAGAATTGAAACGTTTAAAATAACTAGTGATAGTATGCAACATTATATTAATTATGCTAAAACAAGTCTTAAACAAGAAAGTGCGTAATGCTACTAAACAAGAAATAGATGGAATAGTATTTCGATCTAAATTAGAAGCTTATACATATTAGAAACTAAAGGAAGCAGGTATATCAGCTGAATATGAACAGCACAGATATACTTTACTTCCTAAGTTTGTATATAATAACTCTACAGTTAGAGCTATTACTTATTTACCAGATTTTGTAGGAGATGGTTTTGTTATAGAATGCAAAGGATTTGCTACAGATTCTTGGGCAAACAGAGAAAAACTATTCAAGTATTATTTAAGCTTGAATGAACCAGATACTAAATTTTATTTAGTAAAGAATAAAAAACAAGTTGATGAGTTAATCAACAAATTAAAATCTTAAATTTTCAGATTATGACAAAGAATGAATTTATTAAAATAGGAGAACAGATAATTGCAAAACCTAAAGGTGCTGATTATGATTTAATACCTGGTAAAGTATATGATCTAAGTTGGAATAGATGGGAAGATTCACCTATATTTAAGGAAAATGGTGAATTAAATCTACCAAAGAAAATCTATTCTACTAAAACTGATGACATATTTAAGAAGCGTATTATAACCTATTTTAATAAAGCAAATACAAATACTACTGGTGTAATGCTAGCTGGTACTAAAGGTACAGGTAAGACTGTAATGGCAAAAATATTAGCTAAGGAATCAGGTTTACCTATTATTGTAGTTAATCCTGATTATCCAGAAGGTAAACTTATTAAGTTTTTTAAGTCCTTTACTACTCCAGTATGTGTTTTGTTTGATGAAGTTGAAAAGAACTTCAAAACTGAGTATATGCTAGATTTCTTAGATGGAATTGAAAAGACTGCACAGAAACTAGTAATTATGACTTGCAATGACTTAAGCCGAGTTAGTCAGTATATGCAAGATCGCTGTTCACGTATTCGTTATTTACGTCGATATTCTCCTGATGAAAATGCTGCATTCTTACCGATGTTGGCTGATGATTTTGGTATTAAGAACAAAGAAGAAGTAGTAAAATTCTGTAAAGATAATATCAAACTACTTTCTATGGATAATATTGTTTCTTTCATGAGTGAAGTCAAAATGCTAGAAGATGAAGACATTAGCCTTCAGGAAATTATAAACATTATGAATATCTCTACTGAAAACATACTAACTAAAGTTAGTGATACTGTAGAATACGATGATGAGTATGATAATGAAGATAATGAATATAGTGATGATGATTACGAATGTTGTGATGCAGCATGAAAACAAATAAGGCTAGATATATTCTAGCCTTTTAACTTATATAAACATGAAAATATGCGGTATAAGTGATATACATGGTAATCTCATTGAGAATATACCTGAGTGTGATGTACTATGTATATGCGGTGATATAATGCCTTTATCTGTACAAAGAAATATTGAACAGTCTAGGCATTGGTTTTATAATAGATTTACTAGTTGGGTCAAAAGACAACCTTGTAAAAAGGTTATCTTAGTACCAGGTAATCATGATTTTATAATTGAAGATGTATATAATAGAAAATATCTTAATGAATTAAAACAAGATATTTATGTAAGAACAGATGATAAGTTAACAATACTTATAGATGAATTATATACATACGAAGATATTAAATTCTACGGTACACCTTGGATTAAGCCAATTGAATTTCAAGAGGACAGATGGGCATTTAGTAGATTTGATACTTATGAAGATATACCACAGTGTGATATACTATTAACACATGATAATCCATTTTGTAATGAAGCTCTAGATGTTTTCTCCTTTGGAAAGAGTAAATATCATTTATATGGGCATTGGCATGATGGATCTAGTGACGTAAATTCTGGAAGATACAATTGTTCTAGATTGAATAATTGTTATAGTTTTAAAAAGAATTATGAATTTGTAGTGTTAGATATTATGACAGAAAAGGAAAAGAAACAAGTAGAACAAGCATTCTTAGATAAACTTATTAGTCAAGCATACAATAATAATGTAGCAGATTGGCTTAAGACATTTAAAGAAGTTGAACTACAACAAGATAAAGAAGATGAACTAGTTTGGGATACTTCAGCAGAAGTTCCTGAGTCAGCTGTAATTAGCGACATGGAGGATTAAGTATGAAAGTAGAAGGAATTGTTACAGATAATGAACGTATTGCAATTGAAGCAATGTTCAATAATGTTATTGATAATACTATAGAAATACAAGCTATAGAAGAAAAAGTAATTATAGAGTATGTTAAAGAATAAGATGGATATTAGTATTCCTTATTACGAAGATAATAGCAGAATAAGTAATTCTGCAATAGGATGGTTTATTAAAAGAGGTCCTAGGTATTTTCGTGATATGCTTGATGGAAAAGAAGAGGGAATGAACTTTTCTTTTCTTGAAAAAGGAACTATGATTCATGAATATTTACTTCAACCAGATGAATTCTGGAAAGATTATATTATTCTTGATTTTGCAACACCTAAAGTAAAACAGCAAAAGGATTTATTAGATGAGTATCATAGACTTATGCAAGTAAATCCATTAGAATCTCAAGATAAGCTTAAACTATCTGCTTATAAAAAAGCTTATAGTAATAAGAAATCTGATGAGAAATGTATTGAAGAAGCTGAAGGTCTTATTATGATTTATCAAGATTACTTAGAATATTTAAGTAAAGTAGATGAAAATAAGAAGATAATTAGCTTTGCTGATTTACAAATGCTTAAGAAGATTAAGGAAAATATTCAGAATCATAAGAAAGCAAATGAATTGCTTTTTAATTTACCATCTACTTTTGAAACTCATAATGAATTTCATATTAACTGGCAAGTTAATAGAATCAATAATATTAAATGTAAATCTTTACTAGATAGAGTATGTTTTGATCATGTTAATAAGAAGATAATTCTAATTGACTTAAAAACAACTGTAAATGTCTATGATTTTGCACATTCTGTAGAAGAATATGATTATTACAGACAAATTGCTTATTATGGATTAGCAATTCAATGGTATATGCAAGAGATATTAAATCTTAATTCTGAAGAATATGATTTTGAAGCATATATTATTGCTATAGGTAAAGATTCTGAAAATCAAATTAGAGTGTTTAACATGAAAAATGATAAAATACTCAGTGAGAAAGTTGATTTAATTAACAATTCTTTACAGAAAATTTCATATCATATCAGTACAGATCAATGGGATCACTCAGTAGAATACTACGAAGGTGATGGTGTTGAAAAACTATAATAAATGCTTAATATTTTTAAGTGATTTTATAGAAGCGAAGATATCTTACTTTGATTGTCCAGCATTTGTAAATATGTATACAAATTTAAAAGGAGACAATTCTGAAGGAAAATTATATTTAGTTTATAAGTTTAGTAGTCATTATGAACTATCTAAAAAAATAGAGGAAATCAGTTGTAATAAAACATATTATAACTGGTTTCCTTATACTATAAATAAACAATCTTATATTGTCTTTTCATTTAAAGTTAGTAAAGATAAAATACAAGAATTAGAATTCTGTAAAAAAGGTAGATTTACTGATAGTTATTTAGATGTAAAAGATTTAGTTGTTATTTGGAAAGACTACTTAGATCAATTTGATGATTTGCTTAAGTCAAATGACTTTTGCTCTGATTATACTTGTACTTGTTAAAAATAAAAGGCTGGATTATTTCCAGCCTTTTTCATTAATCAGAATCTCTATTTGCAATTTGAGTTTCGTAATATCTTCTTTTAGAAGGTATATCCTATAATTCCCATATATTTTTAAACGGAGTTATTTTCATTCCAAATTTAAAAGTAGGAGAAAAACCTTTATAAGCGCCTCTATCTATTTTTTCATCTTCATTATTAATTAGATTATGTACCCATACTGGTACAGTAGAAATTAATCCTGAAAAGTTATCATAATAGCTATAAATAGGGAATGGAGTTTTGATAGTTGAGATAGCATCTTGGATTGCCCAAGGGGTAGAAGACATCACAGTTTCAAAATCTGTTCTTACTAAAGCAAAAGCTAATAATTGTTTTAATATGTTATCCTTATCGTCATCTGCCCAAGCCTTTGCCATTGGCATTAAGAAGAAATGTAATATATTTACTCCTAATAGTTCTAAAGATAATTGTCTTATTACTCTACGCTGATCATATGTAGAATTCTACATGTACTTCTACCATAAACCAATATTCCTGGTATCCCTTCGTATTGCAGAAATAATACTAAAAGGAACTCCAAATAAAGCTTCTTTGTATCTCTAAGAACTATAATCCCACTATCTATTCTATACCCATCTTTCTTGAATTATAATAGGCATAAACTATCTATGCATCATTACTAAACTTCCTATTATATTACTACTTAACATGGTTTTCTATAGTGGAGTAAGCTGACCGTCAGCAGATTGAGCTAAATTTCTAGCAGTATTACCAATAGTTTCTTTTTTAGCATCCCAAGCTTTTTGATGCACAGGGTCTTTAGTTACAATATTACCATTTTTATACTCTACTAAATCTCTAGAAGGTCTAAACGTGCTCCATTGATTTAGCATTACTTCATCATTACTATATTTACGTTTAAATTCTTCTCTACTAAGAAACACTCCATTTACGTATCTATAGTTGTACATAACAGAATTTAGTATGTGACCCTTTACGACATAATCACTTAAAGAGTATAATCCAAAAGCCCAGTTTCTAGCTATTTGTTTTTGAAAAGTAGATAGATTAAGTCTATCTGTTTTTATTTCAGCGCCTACTTGAAAATATTCCATTAGCTTCATCTATGTACTATTATGATAATCACTAAGTAAGCTAAAATTATTTTTAAATAGGTCTACAATTAATGCTTTAGTTCCATTAATACTATCTCCAAAACTATAATACCTACCAGAAAGAGAATTAATTATATCATTATAAATTGCTGTAAAAAATCCAGTAGTAGCACATATAAAGTTTAAACCAAGATTAACAGTAGTTCCTAATGCTTTTAAACCTAACATTAATTTAGTAAAATTTACTTTCCTAGGTTTTATATGACCTTTAAATCCTAATACAGAAAAATCTCTCTCTTTAAGATCCCATATAACTGACTTAGTTTTAATATCATATATATTCATTTCTACAAAGCTTTTAGCAAACTTATATAGATTAGATTCCTACCCTTTTTTACTTCTACCTTTAAATTTACTTTTAACATCTCTATTACCTATAAATTGTAATATAGCTTCTGTTTTAGGTTTAAGTTCGCTTTTTATTCTAAAGTTTTCAGCCATTTTAAAATACTCTACTATAGAGCCAACAGTATTAGCTGTAATAGTAGAAGGATCATCCAGACTTTTAACATAATTCTGTGGAACAAAATATAATTTATCTGTACCAGTATCTACTACTTCATCATTTAAACCAGTATCATCATTTCTAGTAGATACTTTATCTTTCCAATATTCCTTAAAACCTTCAAATCCTCTAGCTCTAACATATCTCCACATAGAACCTGATATTTGTGGCAATCTATATGAACTTAAATTAGTAAGATTAGTAAGTTTGCTATTTGATTCTTTAATAGTATTCACACATTCTTTGTATAATTCATGTAAATCTTCATTTGAAGATACTTTATTAAATGCTTCTGAATTATCATATAGTTCTAATTTAGGTAAATAGTACTCCCCTTGATCTTCAACTTCTGGTTTATAGTTCTTATTAACAAATGGAGAATTCTAATCTACCTCTGAAAAGTAAATAGATGGTTGTTCTTTAAGTATATATTTTTCTTTCACTGGAACAACTGTTGTGAGATAAGATTTAGGATATATATTACCTTGACTATCTCTATTACAATGTGTCATTTCAAATTCTGCTAAAGTACCATTAGCAATAGCATCGGCTCTAAGTTTATAAAATAATTTAGAAGGTATTACTTTAGCTATATCATTGAATTTTAATCCAGTAGTTTTCTTTTTACCATTTCTTTTTCTTATCTTATATAAATCTACATCTATTTTATCTAATTCAGCCTGAGCAACTCCTGGTATTAATTTTTCAATTTCGTGTGTCTTATCATCTCTAAATTGTTTAAGTATGGCTCTCTTTCTTTCTTGTAACTATTCATATAGCTTTTTATCCGATTCGTTATTTATTTCAGATCTTTCTACTTTAGAAAGATCATCGTAGAATTCCTAAGTATACTCATCTCTAGAATTATACTATAACCATCTTTGATACTGAGCTTCAGATAAACTCGCTTTTTTTTCAGCCTTAATTTTATCAAATAATGCTTTATTTGATTTTAAAACCATACCTTTAGACAACTTATCATTTAATGCAGCTAGTTCTACAGCTATTTCATATTCTTCACCTTGCTTTAATTTTCCATCTATACCGTATATACTAGCTAACTATTTTTTTTCTAAATATAAATCCTTTAGTTTACTTTGATTTTCTTCTGACAACTTACTTGTGTCATAGAATCCATTAGCGTCTTTTACAGTATCTAGTAGTTTGTGTATTTTGATTTGTACTAATTCTCTAGCATCAGCGGCTAAAGGCGATAGATTGTTAAATAGTTCATAGTATTCGGGAGTATATTTTCTTTCACAATGTTCCGATAACCATTTGTTTTTTCTTTTATTATACTCTGTACGTATAGTGGGATTTACAGAACGTAAATCATCTACATCTAACATGCCTAAATCACTTCTGAGCTACTTTAAGAATTGTTTATAGTCATTATTAAATCTACCATAGTTTCTTTTTCTGACTAGATATCCAGTAGGTAAACCATTTTCATCAAGCTCTACTAATTTTTTTTGATTAAAAGTACCAGCTTTTTTTAACAGTTCTGTTAGTTTATTATACTTTTCGTAAGTAGCTCTATTAACTTCAAATTCTGCATTTTGAGTTATATGAAATAAAGCTCTAATAGCTTCGTCATTAATTTTATCTCCAGCTCCTACCCAAGCGGTAATAGCTAATATATCTTTACCTACTGTTTCTTGATGTTCCTATATATAATTTTCTATAGTTGGACTATTAACAGATATACCAATTCTTCTAATTTCTTCAGCAGACTACTTAGTAATCATGTTATTAACATTGTTAGCTCCTACATTTAGAATAGTCTGCATTCTTTTTGCTTCCTTTAATAAATTTCTATATAGATTTTCTCCAACTATATATTTATATTCCTCTGTAGCAGATAAAGTATTAACACATTCATCTAACATTGGACAATAGAAATTAAAGAAATCTTGTTTTAGATCTAACAACTACTTTAGTGTCATTTTATCCTACACTCCATTTACTACATCTCTGATTTGTCTTATAGTAGATAGTATATCATATTTAGTACTATATATAAAGTTAGTTATGTTCTAAATCCTATCTACTGTTCTATTTTCTAATTCAGATATTTGTAATGTTAAAGCTGCTTTAAATTCATCTGTAACATTAGTATCTTTTTTATTCAGAGTATATAATCTAGCTTTAAGACCATCGTGTATTTTCTGTATTACTTTTTCCAATTCTTTCTCAAGATTTTCTTTAGTAGCATAATCATATTTATCAAAATACTATCTATATGCTTCTATATATTCTTGTACATCTTGCTGATATCTTTCATCTAGACTATTAGCTAAGTAATACTATAAGGATTCATCTAGCTCTGACCCTTTTATTCTGTTATCAGAAGTAGAAAAAGAACCAGAATTATCAATAGATTTTATCTAATTTGGTCTAGTAGCAACATATACAGTTTGATTTACTTTCTAGTTATCATCAAAATTTGTAAACACTACCCCACTGTTATCCTATTCTGATACCCTGTTTACTATTGGTACAAATCCTTCGCCACTGTCTCTTAATTGCTATTTTGTACCACTGTGTTTCTCTAAATTTCTCACATTTAAAAATACTGGTATACCAATCGTTCGACCTAGCAGCCCATCTGATTGTTTTTCAGTAAAGAAAAATGCATTTTTAGTTCCGCCTTTAACTTTAGAAAAATAATTATCAAAATTAGCTGAAAACTCACTTAATTCTGGATTATTTGTATAGTGATATACCAATTTCGGTTCCCCGTTTTCATCTACTATTTTAGAGGAATTGTTAGGATCATGTAACCAGTCTCCAAACCACATTTTAAACGTTTCTGTAAAGGTTTTAGCTTTTCCTTTTATAGCAGCAGCTCTATCACCATTGTAATACTACAGTAAGTCTGAAAATAGCTTAGACGGTTTACCATCTTTTGTCTAATCAATAGGATTACCATTATTTTCATTCCAGATATGGTAGGCGCCAATTTCGCCTACCAATTCTTTTAATTCGTTAAATTCTTTTAGGACATTCTTATCACTAAAATTTGGACATATAATCATAATTATTTACCTTTACAGTTTTTATAAGCTTCATCGTTAAATTTCATATCTTGAACAGTATCAGTCCCAGTATTCATATCTGTAATTATATCTTGTACCTATTCATACTGAGTAATATCAGCATTTAATATAGAATCAAAGTATGGACTTTCTCCAAACACATCATCAGTTATTTCTGTAAAATTCAATACATCGTCACTTATTATAGTCTAAGTTCCATCTTCCATATCTACTTGCATATCTGATAACGTAACAGAATCATCTTGTCCTACCGTTATTGTAGAAATTTGTTCGTCTACTTCTCCATAAGTAGTAGAAGACTAAGTATCTTCTGTATTATGTATTTCATTAGATGCTTCTAAATCTGAACCTACTGTTGTAACTTCTGGTTCTTCAAAGCTAACTATTTCTTGTTTTTCTACAGTATTAATTACTATAGCATCTGAAGATTCATACACTAAAGCGGTATGATTTTTATTTGTCATAGGTTCAAAAAATTTCTAGACTAATTGTTCTATTTGTCCATTGTTCCAAATAGCTTCTTTAGGTAAAGCGTTTTCTTCAAACGCAGATTGTTCCCCAGATTGTTTTTGATATTCATAGTACACTTTTCTATCATCTTTTGTACCAAGTGCAGGTATAATTTTATATACAGATTGTTTTGTATTTTTTACTGGATCACCATTTTCATCAGTTTGATATACTGTTGCTACTTTCTGATACAATATATAACTATTGATGTCATTAGGATTAAGTTGAATCTTAATAAATGGTTGATTAGCTCTCCAACTACTAAATACTGCTGGCATTGGTTTAGAATCAGGCTTTATTTGAACCAATGTGCCATATTTATTATCGTAATTACTTAATTGATACGGCTTAACTATCTTATCGTTTCTATAAGCATTTCTAGCTATTTCTGTAAATAACTCTGTAAAGTTATTATTCTGCATGTTTTCAGAATTAAAACCAAAATAGTCCATACCTACTAATTTATCATTATTAAGTATTTCTATAGCAGCTTTAATTGCATCTGAATAACCTTTTTGTTTCTTCCAAGCAGTAGTTATTACATCGAAGAATGAATCAGTACTTCTATTATCGAAACTAGTTAAGTAAGCATACACACCTAATCTATTAGCAAATTTTCTTATACCTTCATCTTCACAGTCTAGTAGATCTTGATATGCTGACAATAATCTATTTTCATAAGTAGCAGTATTAGTTAAAGCATTATCTGCTGTTACTATTCTATCGTATTTCTAGTTAGTACCATCAGATGCATATTCTTGTAGATAGTTAAGTAACTCATTCTTAATATGACCATTGAACGCAATTGCTGGTAAATCATTACGTTTTCTTAAATCATTTTTAATCTAAGTTAACCTTTTAGCCATACTTTTAGGTCCTCTTAACATATTAAGGAACTTCTTATCACTAATATTAAAGTCCTCAACTGCATTTACCACAGCTTTAGTTCTTAGTGAAGTAGTTAATATTTTTGATAATTCGGCTACAGTATTTTTATCTGAAGAATTACCTAAAAAGAAGTCACACGCAGCATTAAATATTGTCTTATATCCTTTTGTAGCTTCTATAATTTGACCGCTTAATAATATTCTAGGAGTATTTATGCCAGCGTCTAACTTCTGCTTAAGGAATGTAGAAGATAAGTAATAATTTATAGGTTTTTCTATATTATCAGCACCATTAATATAGAACCTACTTTGATAATTATCTATATATCTATTTAATCTACGTTTGAAATTTAACTGTAATGGTAAAGTATTACCAAATTTCTTAGTATCAATCTATGATAATTGAACTAAATTTGATAAAACTTCTGTATCTGAAGACAAATCTTGATAAGCTCTAATAGATATGACTTGTTGATATAATCCATTGACTTCTTTTGGTTTTTTTAACGCTTCAGATGCTACTTTCTTATCAAACACATCATTATAATTGACCTCAACAGCATCATATCCTTCTATAGATGGAAGTGAATATTCACTAGCTAAACTATTATAATACTATGCATACTTTGCTTTATTAGAATCACTATCATCTAATGATACAATCGCTTCTCTCAAAGAAGTCATATATTCTTTAGCTATAGATTTAAGTTTATCTCTTTCAGTTATTCCTTTTTCTGCACCTATTATACCTTTACTTTCTAACATTTCTTTAGTAAACCTACGCAATGCAGGTTGGGCTAAGAAGTAGAAAGTATTCTCACCTTTACCACCTCTAATGAGTAAAGAAGTCATATTATAAGTAATAGAGTTTACGTTCAAAGCCATAATATATGGGTCTTTCGCAACGTCCACGTGGGCGTTAATCAATGCTGATAACCAGTCCATAATACGTTGATCATCTTCTCCATATACCTAATCTAACTGACCTAAGTTATATCTATTAGCATTAGAATAATTGATACATAGGTGAGTAAATTGAGTTAACGCATGATTAGTAGAGTTAAGTGCAAATGGAGCAATACCAGCTTTACCACCAGTATACTCTGTCTTTCTAGAAAGCTAGAAAGAAGGAGCTAATTCATACATAGGATTTACTTCTACAGTATTTTTTGGCTGAACTATTGGAAGAATCTGCTTTTGAAGAATCTTTGTTAATGTATCAATAGAAGCTCTAGTTTCAGCAATATTGGTAAAGTCAGTCAGTACTAATGAGTAATTATCTAGCAACTTATTAACGTAACCTTGTTCCGATTTTTCGTCAGAACTTACTCTTTTACCATCTTTATATGTATATGTAGCTAGATAAAGTTTATCAACCGTTTACACCCCTGCTTTCGCAGTATTTAAAGGGACTAGACTATATCTTCACCTTGATTGGTGCTCCCCATTTCGCTTTTCAGCTACTCAACGCCTCTAGTGCGTTGGCTCAAATCATATTCAATTTTGTGTTTCATTGAAGGAACTTGATTAACATAAGGTTTTATAATATTTATAAATTTTATTCCTTCTTTTGTTCCACAACATAAAGAATAACTATTTTCCCTTTTTCCTTCATGGAACATATAAAATTGAATATTCCAAACTTCTTTAAAATAATCTATTATTATTTGTAATTCTTCTTTAGGTATACAAGTTGCAATTTTAATATAGAATCCGTGTACAATACCTTTAGTTTTTCTATAGTTTATATGTCCATCGTCCATATACCATATTGCAATTTCTTTAGCGCTTAATCTGTTAAGTAACTTTCTATTTCCAAGTTTTTTATAAGGTTTATAGAAAACTCTTCTAAGAACTTTTACAAAAGGAATTATATTCAATTGTGAATAATAAACTTTTTTCCCTGTATTAAATCCCTTTGTACTTACATATTCTTTAATACCGTTGTTTCTTAATCCGGCTTCATTTAATTGTTTTACTTTCCATTCTAAGTAATCTAATTGTTCTTCACAATGAGAAAGTTTGAATACGTAATTATTACTTATTGTGCCGTCGCCTAATAATAGACCTATTAACAAATTTCTAGATTTTTTATTTATTTTAGTTTTCATAATTGCTATCCATTTAGGAAGCGTTCGTTGAGCGTTAGTCGTTGAACCTTCCGATTAGTTATATAGATAATAACGTATCGGCTTGGCTGCTGGTTATCCAATCTTTGACATTATTACCGCTTGTCTATAGCGGTAGTCATAAGCTCTAAGGAGTTTCCAGCAATTAAAGGAGTTTTACTTCAACTATTATTTAATCGAAGTCAGAACCAGTCATAGCTGTAAATTCTTCAGGAACTATAATTGTATCACCAATAGTAGTTGGCATAATATCAGCCACTTGGAATGAGAACATAGAAGACAAACCCTGTGTAGGAATACGATATCCTATACCATAAGGTTTAGATTCTACTTCTACACCGTCTACCATTCTACTACCTATTATACCATTATCAATTAACCATTTGCGTTTACTATAAAAACTTGCACTTTTAAGTTCTTCTGGTAATATATCTCTAAAGAAGTTTTCACTAAGTATAACTTGCATATGACCTTCTTTAGCTAAGAATTTTAATTTCTTTCCTTGATTAAAAGCTGAACCTAATTCTGCATCAGTTTTTACACTTCTACCAACAGCTTCATATGCAAATGAAGACATCTGAATAGCAGAACCACCAGGAGTATTTACATCTACTACTGCTTTATTGACAAAAGAAGTTATCTTAGTTTGAATCCAATCTCTAATACTTTGAGCTTCAATTGGTACTATAATATTTCCATTTTCATCAACTGTTAAATTGGCAATTATTTCAGCAGACATACCTGAATTTGTAGCCTATCTCTAAAGATAATTTACTATTTTGCGATTATCTACTTTGCCGTTAGTAAAGAACTCTTTTCTTATTTTATTCTAACCTATTCTGGAGAGTGAATTAATAGCGTCCATAATGTTCTTCTTAATTTCAGAACCTTTTACAGCTAATCCTTTATTTTCTCCATAAGTACGAGTATCTACTACATTAGCAAAACCAATTTTAATAGCTTGTGTACCAAATGATCTTTCAAGGTGTTCGTGTGGATCAGTATTTAACTGTAATCTAATTTGAGTTAAATCCTAAGTATATGTTGCCAATCCTTTACCAGAAACGCCATCTACATCACTATTAGATGTTAATTCAGATAAGTTTACTTTACCATCTTTATAGAAGGATAACTTCTTTCTACCACCAACTTTAATAGCTGATTCAAATGCTACCATATCTATATAACCTTTACTGGCATCATTCATACGATTGTACAAATATTTATTATCAGCTTTGGCAAAAGTCTTAAATAATGGGAATAAAGCCATTTTATCAAATGTGTTTACATTCATACCAAGAGTCTAATCAAAGTGATCACCGAAGTAAACCATTTTAAGAGGTTGTGTTATAGCTTTAATAGCTTTTTGATACTTTTCAGTATCATTTAGCCAACTATCGTCAGACTCCATAATGTTATAAGCTTCTTCAATCTCAGGACTCCATTCTCCCAAAGACTTCATCAATCTCTTATAGAATTCTGGTCTGATATAAACAGCAGCATCTGCTTGATTAATTTCTCCATCTGCATATGGTTTAGCACTATTTTTAGCTTGTTGTTCAATAAACTTAATAGCGTCTGGATTCTTTTTACGTAATCTACCTAATGTACTTTCTATAGCATGATCGTCCTTAACAGCATTTAATGCTTGCTAATCAGTAACACCAAACTCTTTTTGGAACATATCCTTTATTAAGGATTTTCTAAACATGCTATATAATGTATCATATACTGTAGATCCTATTTTATTATCTGATAACTATAATACTTGGAATTTAGAATCACTTCTATCTTCCTAATCCTTAGTATCTCCCCATTTAGTTCTCAAGTTTGTTCCAGTAGACAGTACTGAAGATAGACGTTTAATTTTATCTACATCTCGACCAGTTATCATATAATAAGCAGAATAGCTTGATTTATCTCCATCTGGATCATGTTTATCTATCCAAGCTTCTAATGTTCTCTCATCTGATATAACAGGTACAAATGAATCATCATTAGGCTTATATATCATAAGTTCTTTTTGCCATTTATATAATGCAGGATCTCCAGTAAAACATTTCTCTATTTCTATAGTAGAAATAGCACTATTAATAGCATGTGAAGCTATAATAGAATATATCACATCTGTTCCCTTATCTCTGCTATCGGTTTTAGAACTTATTTTTTCAAATTCTTCTACAAAGTTTATAGGTATATATTTATTACTTAAGTCTTCACCTATCACACCTAGTTCTATAGCTTTTGATATTTCGTTATTTACATAATCTACTAACAAATCATTGATAGCTTCTTTGATTACTGTATCATTATCTAATGCCTATTTAATTACACTCAGAATATCTTGTATAGACTGTGAATCATTAGAATATTCAGCTTTAGCTAAAATTTCATTCAGATTATAAGTATCACCGTTAATAGTTATCTTATTAAAATATCTAAATCTTCCACCATTACCGTCAGAGAACTTCCCCTTTTTACTACCATAGTAATTACCAACTGATAGATTGGGATTGTCTATAACACTTTGTTTAGTAGCAAAATACTTCTATATGGCATTATATTCATCTCTTAAATATCCTTTGAATATATTTAAAGTTCTATCTGAGAATCTTCTCTTTTGATCCTAAAATATAACTCTAGTTATATCTCCGTTTTCATTGTATTCGTAATCAGTGATAGCTGTAGATGGTAAGAAATCCTTGACCATTTGAATACCACTTATAGTGTGCCATGTCTTTTTATCAGACATAGTAGGACAAAATAAGTGATTATTAAATCCAAATGTCATTTTAGATAAGTAATCCTCTATAGGAGATATACCAAAGTAATCACGATTAGTGTTTTGCAGATTCTCTTCTAAGTTTAGATAAGTATTTAATTTAATTAAATCAGCATTACTATTTATAGACTGTAACAACAAAGAATTTGCAGAGTAAGGATTTTTACCTAATAATTCTCTTTTACCATTCAAATTATATTTCAACCATCTTATTTGGTCTGACATATAGTTATTCTCTGTAATAGGATATACTAGATTACCATCTGCTCCAGTAACACTAAATTCTTCTGGAGATGGATGTGTTCTACCCCAAGCTATAGCCATTAGATTTATCTAAGCATCTGGTTTTCTACTAGTAAATATTCTATCAAATGTTCTAGCAGTTTCTCCACTTCTAGATTTTATACTACTTGTACCTCTGATTGCAGCAATATTAATATTATTTAATATACTTTTAGTTAAAGAAGTACTAGCATTTGTAGATCTCCAGAAATTTTCAAACGCTTGCATATTAGGTTGACCAGTACCATTAGTTAGTAAGTAGTCTAATGCTAAATCATCCATATTAATAGATAGATTATTGCACATATCAATGAAGCTAGATCTAACCTTAATATAATCATCTAAGGTTTTATCTTTCTTTTTTAATATGTTATCTATTAATATTTTATGTTTCCACACAGCAGAATGAAACTTATCTTGATTTATAGTTCTAGTACCATCTTCATTAACATCAATTAAATCTGATAAGAAGAATTGTTGTGACCATTTCTTTGGTAATCTACTTATCTTTCTATATACATCAGAATTCTGGATTCTCCATTTTAATTTATTAGAATACTCTTGTGTAGCATATTCTATCTGTTCGTCAGATCCTCTCTACGTAAAAGGTATCTACTTTCTTTCTACAATTATAGCAGTTAAACTATTTTTTGCACTTTTAACTGTATTTAATATTTGAGTCTAAGTGACTTCATCAATAGGATCATCTTTTGAAGTTAACTTATTATATACAGTCATAAAGAACGGATCTACCTTACCAAGATTATAGCACTTATCTACTAGGTCTAAATAACTTTCAACATTCCACAGATTCTCTAATATCTTATTCCACACAACGTTAAAATCTTCAGATCTAGTAGTCATCAACAAGTCATCCTCCTCTTCTACTAAGTATTTATTACCTGTTTCTGGATCAAATTCATATTTAGTTTTAGGTATAGAATAAAAGAATAGTTTTGCTTTGAAAGCCACATTAGCTTTTTTACTTATTGTATAACTTTCTTTATCCCAAGTATTATCAGGATTATCTCCAAGTTCTCTTTCTTCTCTTTCTTGTTCTTCTGATTCTTCAGTATTCTTTTTAATAATACTAAAGTTTCTTAAGTAATCGTCTATTTGTTTCTTGAATACTTCTTTGTTGTTGATTACATCTTTGATAAGTTGCTCTTGAGATTCATCATACATTCCTAACTCTAAGTTAGTCGTTAGAATATCATCAAATATATCATTAATCTTCTTAGGTAAACTTTGTAAATCTTCAATACTGCTAATATTAAATGTATCCATTACTGTAGCATTTAAAGAATCTACTATCGCATAGAAAGTAGTAGCATCTGCTATAGATGCTATTTTCTTTAATTCTTTATCCTCTACTCCTGGAACATAATAGTATAATGCACCACCAAATCTTTTTTCAAAATCTTCTAATGTGGACTTAGATGGTTTATATTTTGAAAATTCTCCTTTGCGTATCTTATTGAATAAAGTTCTAACTAAATCTCCATTCCTAGTAATACCTAATACCTTAAGTATTACATTGAATAGTTTTTTAATTCTATATGCTATAGATGGCTTAGTTTCATTTAGCATATATTGTCTAAATTCTTCAGCAAGAGCTTCTTCTACTTCTTGTTTAGAAGCGTCCTTTAAATATGGATATTGTTTTACATAATCTTGATATACTTGTTCTCTAAGCTTATCATTTATTAATAACTAACTTACATAATGGAAACCTTCGTGGAATTCTACTCCTTGCCCAGATTGTTCTGATAAGAATATTCTAGCTGCTGTATCACCACTAAGTCTATCCATACATACTTTTAAAGCACCATATACTTGTGGAGCATTAGCCATTCTAAATACTGCTTCTGAAGTAACAATATCTGATTTGTCAATACCTAGTTTGTCTTGCAGCCACTACCTAGCTTCATCCACATTTAATTTACCTTCACCTTTTACTTGTGAAGTTAAACCCCTTTTAGCTAATTTCTGAGCAGCTTGCAGTTTACCATTTCTACGAATTACTTGCCATTTACCAGTTTTATATTTGTATTGAGGAGAATTAGCTTTCATCCAATCTTTAATCTATTCTTCAGACCAATTCTCATCAGTAGAAACATATTCTATACCTGTAGTAGAAATAGGTTTATTATCTAATTTTACTTGTTTATTGTTAGTTTCCTCTACCTTTTTCTATGCTGATTTCTATACTGGCTATTGTTTGCTTGCACTAGCTAATTCTGTTTCAGTAACTTGTGGTACAGCTACTCCGTCTGTATATATGAAAGGAGCTCTGTATATAGTATCACCTAAATCTGTTTCAATTTTACCAGTGTTAATTAACCAAGTAAGTAAAGACACTGGTCCTTTATCAGTACCTATTCCTAAGTCTTCTCTAGTAAAAGCTAACTATTCTAAACCTGCTATCTTAAATTGTTTAGCATTTGGATACTATTTAAAGTAAGAAGTAGCTAGTCTAACAATACTATCTGGTATAGGTTCCAATAAAGCATACTTATCTGTATTCCAATGCAGATCTTTAGCTATTTTTCTTATAGCTAATTTATGTTGAGATTCTGAAGCTCTACTAGGATCAAATTCTACTTTTATGTGTTTACCATTAGAATTTCTTACAGCAAATTGTACATGTGTGTTACCTTCTTCAGACTAGTAATAGAGCATTTTATCCATTAAGAATGGATATTTTTGTCCTATTTCTTCACTTATTAAAGTCTTTGGTCCATTATTAACAATTATATTAAGTACATCTTGCTCAGCACCACCAAGTTTTATTTTACCGATTAACAACTTATATGCTAATTCAGCTAAAGAATTTACTTTACCGTCTTTTCCCAATTCAACTTCATCTCCATAAATATCATAATCTAATTTATGTATAGATAATTGAATAGGAGCTATAGAACCATTAGGTGTTTGTTCTGCTTTTGGGAATATATATAATGCTCCAGATCTACCAACACCATTACCCGCTAATTCGTCATTGGACCCTAATTTGCGAATTACAAAAGGCTCAGTAACAAAGTCTTCCACAGAACCAGTACCATAACCAATTTGCATTTCCTTTACTTGTTGGTCTAACTTTCTTACGTTATTTTGTTCTAATCCAAAGTCATTAACTTCTGTAAGTTTACGTCTTATAGGAGCTCCTTCTGGGGATTTTTGGTTATTAAATTCTCCATTACTTATTCTTAATTTAGCTGGTTTAACAGACTTTATAATAGTCGTAGGTATAGTTTTATTACTACCAAGGTAAGCATTTACTATCTGTTGCCTAATTTCTATTAACTTTTTTTTCTGCTTTTGTAACTACTGAACTTGTTCAGAATTATAATTACCAGATGCTATTTCTTTATCTACATAATCTGGAGTTCTTAGAGAAGCTATCATTACTCCATCAGTATCTTCTAATACTAAGTGAATAGCTTGCATATATGGAGAAGTGTCTCCGTATCTATGGTTAGTTACTATATAATAAGCATTTACAGAATTTATCCAACCGTTCTTTAAAAGTCTTTTAGATAATTCTTTTCCTGGTAATACAGGTATTACTTCTCCTTTACTATTAGTAAAAGTAATAGGTTTACCATTCACAGTAAGATTCATTGGAGATGTAGCATCTGGTTGGAAGAAAAACGTGTTAGAAACATGTTTTACTTTCTATACCTTTCTATTACTCAATGCATCAGAGTTATTAGTAACAGTTTCAGGTTTCATATTAGCGTAGCCAGTTTCTCCATATACTTCAGTAGAAGTATCTTCTAGCATTTGAGCTTCTGCTGCCAATACTTCATCAGATATAAAAGTAGTTCCATCATTTACATATATACCTCCATCAACTATAGTTATAGTAGGAGCATCCTGAGCAGGCTTGCTGTCTTCTACTTGAGTTGGAGTTGGTGGTACTGGATTACTTTTATCTTTTGTATTAGTGTTCTGTTCTTCATTTGCTTCTTGAGCATCTGTAGCTACAGCAATTTCTGGTACTTCTTCGGATGTTTGTTCACTAACACCAGATACTTCATCAGGATTCTATAAAGTTCTGTTACGTATATCTTCCTATTCTAGCTCTTGTGGAGAAGGTGTGCTATCTTCTATGTGACTAACATCGTCTACAGTTACATCAACTTTTTCTTCTCTGGCTATAATATCCTGTACTTCTTTTTCTGGCTATTGTATCTATTCTTCTATAGAACCTTCCACCAGAACATCTTCGCTACTAGGTTCTATTTCTAACTATCTACCTTTTTGATTTAGTAAAGCTTGCTCTTCTTCTCTAAGAATTTCATCTACATCTGTAGACATAGACTCTGGTATTACAGGTTCTGCTGTTTCTGTTTTAGTTTCTTGTACTACAGGCTGTTGTTGTACTCCTTCTTGTATTGGAGTTTCTGGTTTAACTTCTACTTTTTCTTGTTTCTTAGTAGTATCTTCAATAGCAGCTGCTGGATTTTCTATTACTCCCTCTTCTGGTAGTACTTCACCAGCTTCCTCTTTTTCTTTTCTAGCAACTTTTTCCTATCTAACTGATTTACTTAGATGTTCAGCAAATAACGAATTGGCTACAATTCTAGACGCACGTTCCTGATCAGCTAATTCTAGTAAATCATTATACTTCATCTGAGCTTGTTGATTATACTTAGATATAATAGATTTTCTACTAGGTTGAGGTTTACCTTCTCTTAGTGCTTTATCTGTATATTCTTGTATAATATTATCCTATTGCTCTTCAGATAAATCTTTGAACAAATATCCTTTGATATCCTAATATGATTCTGCTTTAAGTTTACCAGTAATATAAGCTGTAGCTTGATCTCTCAATCTATCTCTTACGGCTTTATTCATTACAAACGCTGTTACATAATTCTTTATCTATTCAGCATTTACTGGATCTTGAGCCTAATCTAAATTTTGTATGCCGTATGTACTTACTATTTGTTGAACGTTTCTTTCTATTCTTTCTTTTTCTCTTTTAATGTAGTTTCTCATATTATTTATATTTCTGAGATCTACATCTAAACCAGTATCCTCTGATAACTGTTGTAAAGTTTTAGTTCTATTAGTAAGAGCTTTATACAAATCTGTTATAGCTTGATTCTATAATTTTAGATAAGTAATATCATATACAGCATTTGAATATTCATCAAAAGTAGGTAAAGTAGATAAGAAATCTTGTTCTATTTCGTCTGCATATTCTGGAGTGGCATTCATTTTATATTGATAATCTTCATCAGACTATCTTTTACTTTCAATAAATGCGTCATAAGATTCTCTAGCTTTTTGCAGGAATACATCATCTTTATTAGTTTTACCTTGCTCTATTATCTTTTCTAACTCTTTGGCTACATCGTTAGTTGATTGCTCTGCCTCATTCAATCTATCTTTAATATGTAGATAGTTCTTAACTATTTTTCTATGCTCAGAGCTGCCTCTCTTAATACCTAAATCTTTTAAATTTTCATCAATAGATTTATTACGATATTCAGCCCACAGATTAGTAGCTAGATTTTTGTCTTCATCTATCATTTCATCTGTTACTCCAGGCTGTTTCAATTTTTTAGCAGACTCTAAATAATCTGTAACATAATTAATATCTTTACCAGCTTGTAAAGCATCGAGGAAGACATCCATTTTGTTATCCTGTTCAGCATTACTATATCCTTTAGCAATAAGTTTTTGTACTTCTTTATCTGAAGCATACTGTCTTACTGCATTTTTCAATTGTACTGCATTACCAGCAAATGGCATTACTAAACCTATGAATCCACCAATATCCATCGCCTTCTTTAATTCATCATCTGTATTTAGATAATTATCATTTGATAAACCAAAGTAAGCAAGGTTGGCTTCATACCCAAGAAGACCAGCGTTGTATGCAGCAGATATAGGATTTATTCCTTTGTCTTTTAAATAGTCGTATTCTCCTCTTTGATATCTACTACCAACTACAGATTGAACACCTTCTTCACTACGTTCAGATACAAAATTAATAGCATTAGCTTTAGCGAATTTACCAATGTTTTCTAATAAATGTTTCCTAGTAATATTTTGTCCAGGTCTAGACGCTTTGTTCAGAATATTTTCCACCCCTCTGTCAATAGCTTTACCCAAACCAATCTGGTCTACTATACTTGGTATTTCATCTAAAGGTCTTTCTATACCTCTAGCTTTTGCTAATGCTTTACTAGCCTAATTCCATAATATTTTACCTCCATAGGAAAACGGCATACTTTGTAAATAATCTGAATAACTTAAAGCGTCATTCACATCTCTAACCATTTGTAAGCCATCAAAAGCATCGTTTCTGATTTCTTCAAAATCTTTTTGATCTGTAGTAAGACCTTGAGCTAAACCAGCTTGTAGTTTTTCATTTTCGTCCATCTAATCTACAGGATAACCTAACTCACCTAATCTAGGTTCCCAAGATTCTAATACTCTATTTACATCTGTCTTATTATCGTTAGCACTTTGTAATACTCTTTGCTGATAGTTGTCAAATACTTCACTAGCTGTTTCAGATTGCCTGTAATATTTAGCTAACCAAAGATTAAAAGCTGATTCTCCTAAAGCAATTGCTGTAGCTGCTTGACCAATACCTGGAACAGCGGTTATAGCACCTCTAACAGCTAGACTTCTAGCTGCTTTATTAGCTAATATTGAAGTTCCTGTTTGTAAGAACATCATTTCTATTTCAGACAAAGAACTACCAATATGACCTAGATTATAAAACCAAGATTTAGGATCAGTAATAGATAACTCAGATTCATTTACTCTCTGCTCAAATTCTTTAGTAAGAGCAGTAGGATCGTACAACCAATTACCTTTCTTTAAAGTATTCTATCTTTTTACTATCTTAGCCGTTTTATCTTCGTATTCATCATTAGCATCAGATAATACTTTCTAAATAGCGTCTAATCTTTCTTTATCAGACATTTGTTGCTATTTATTGTTCCATAAGAAATCTTGTTCTTCCTAGTTTAATGCATTATCTTCTAACGCTGTAGCTATATTATCTAGCGGATTTACGTTGAATATATTATTATCTTTAAAGTCATTTAGCAAAGCTTTAAAGTTTATAGCTATACTACCATTTACATTCGTAGGATCTGTATCGTAGAATAAATCTCTTAAGTACGGATTAGATTTAGCATACTCTTTTATATTAGGTTCTAACTAATTGACAGTTTGTACTGCTATTTTCTATTCATCTGTAAGTATATTATTAGAGATATTATCTACAATAGACTTAGCTTCTAAATAGTTTTGAGCTTCCTATATCTGTGGTATCCATTTAGATTCTGTTTCCATTAAATTGTCTTGTAATTTAGACAATCCAACACTAAGTCTTTCTTTTTGTATATACTGATATAATGGATTAGCATTATCTAACACATTAGTTATTAACTTTCCAGTATTCCATACGATATCTTCAGCTAAAGATCTTTCATTATCTTTAGCCTCTTCTACTACTGGCACTTCTTGTTCTGTAGTAAATTCATTTATTCCGTATGACTATGGTAGTTGCGATATATCAAATCCTTCGCTATACGGAGTCATAGCTTCCCTCACTAACTATTGTCCTAGTGAGGGGGAACTCAAATTAAATTTATTTTTTTTAGCCATTTTTATGTAATTTTATTATTCTTCTTCTCCGGCAGAATAACCAATGCCGTAAGCTTCTTGTTGTGTACTTGGATATAGTTCAGATCTAAATTGTTCTGACATTGATAACTTCCAAGCTTGCTGGTCCAAGTATTCAGCGTTTAATTTATCTTGTGGATCTGGAAGTTTGTTTAATAATTCTATTTGCCAATATACGTCTTCAGATGGATTACTATAAGATACTTTACCGTCCATGTTATACTGGCTAGTATAAGAAACAGGGTTGTATTTATCATTCTATTTTCTAGCACTTTTATAATTTCTTACTTCGTCTTCGCTCTTTACTTCACCGCTAAAAGTAGTTCTACCTTGCAAATTATAAATTCTCTTAGCTCCAGATATTACCATATCTGCATCAGTTATACCTAACGCATCTAATTGACTTTGTGGTATAGCAACTGTAATTACCTAACTAGAATTAGGCTGTACTTGTCCATTTTTATTTACAGGTAAAGTAAGAATATTACCTCCCTATTGAAGAATAACATTAGTAAGCTTACCGTTTTTAAGAGCATCTCTAAACTTATTCTTTCCAGATTCTACATGTTTATAACCAGCTATTTCAGATATAACATCTGTAGCTAAATCTAATTGTCTAGGATTAGCTATTACTCTATATTTACCTAATGGAGTAGTAACCGTTTCAGATGTAACACCTGGTATAGTAGTTTGTAACAAATCATTTACAGAAGCTATAGGAGATGGAGCTGCAAATCTATTCAAAATATCATTAGTAGCGTTTGATAAATCTATATTAGTTAATTTACCATCTGTAGCATATTCTTTAAATATTTCATTAAACAGTTTATTTGGTGTGTAACTATTAGATTCATTATATATTTTTCGTAATTGTTCCTTAAATATATTTGCAGATAGAGTATCATTTGATTCGACAGCTTTATTATATTGATCGGTTAAAGAATTTATCTGATCTCTATATTTATTAGCTATGTAAGCTTGAGTTCCTAATTTAAATGCATCTCCACCAGTAGCTGCAATAGATTCTGTCAATCTAAATGGTTTTTGAGCAGTTTGTTGTCCTGTTCTAGCCCTCTTTAATCTATCTTCTTCGTATATCTTAGATAAAGGATTAAGTTCTCTATCTTCATATGCAAATTCTCTACCAGCTCTATATATACGACTAGCAAATAAAGCATTGGCTTGTTCTGGAGTATATCCTTGCTGTATTAATACTTGTATATGTTTCTGTGCTTCAGGAGTGTTATATATAGCAGAAATATTGTTAGCTATTTCTTGATCTGTTCTTTCAGATGAAACTCCTCTCCAATCATAAGCACCTTCTTGTCTAATAAATCCAGGCTTTAGATTATCAACATAAGGTTTTACTAAATCTACTTCTGACTTATAAGCTAATGGAGCAACGTCATTAAATACTCCACTATCTAAAGTATTATAATTAGTAAAGTCAATATAGTGCCACATAGGATTATACTTACCAGATAGCATAAGTTGTTGATTTACTTTCTATCTCTAAAGTAATCCTTCTCTACTCTGTTGTAACTAACTTAGCTCATTATAAGGTCTAGTATTAATAAACGATTGTATTAAGGATCTACCTTCTGCTGTTTTAATCAAATCTGGATTAGCTGCTAATTTATTTACTACATCTTGTCCAGCTCCAACCGTTAAATCATACCATCTCTTAGTATCTACAGCTGATGGTGATCTAAACTCTGACCACTTAGTAAACTGATTACCTAAATCCTAATAAGCTTTATCTACTCTTTCGTTATTTGCTTTACCTATAGCATATAACTATTCAAAGGGTATTGGTGTATACTAACTAATATACTCACTTTCTATTGGTTTATCAAATCTATTCGTTGCCATTATCTTTTCAAATTATTATATAATTTAGTTAATTGATCTGATGTCATACCGTATTCCAAATAAGGTAACATAGCTTCTAGTACAGCAGAGTCTCTTTTAGTTAAACGTTTATCTTTACTTATCTACTATATTCTTGTAGATAAATCACCAAATCCTTTTCTACGAATATTTCTAGTAGCTGCATCATTTTGAGCTTGTTCTACAGAAGCTAAATGTCTAGCATTAGCATACTGTTGTCCCCATTGATTAGCTATTTGAGCATTGTTAAATGCCATTTGATTTTCAGCATTATTTTTAGTAGCATAAGCATTAGCAATAGCTTTATTTCTATTAACAGCTGACTACAAACCAAATGCCATATTAGCTCCAGTATTAGGATTAAGATTAGCCATATTGTATCTAGCAATTCTATCACTTAGTGTAGCTTCTCTAAGTATAGGATCTATGTTATAATCAGTAGGACCATATACTGGATCATAAGTATATGTTTCTACTCTTTCAGGACTACCTGAGAATATATTACCAATAGGTCCAGCTAATGCGGCTATATTATCTATTAAATCTAACCAATTATTATCACTTGGATTTTTTGGTTTTTTACTATCTGTACTATATGTATTACCTACTGGAAGTTGCCCAGGATTACCAGTATAGTTAAAGTATTTACTACTTCTAGCATTAGCAGTATCTACATTACCAATAGGAGCATTAATGTTATAAGGAATACCTAATCTACTTGCTACTTCAGATGATGGTACATGTCTAGGTCCACTACTTTGATTAGATCTACTATCTACATATGCTTGACCAATCTTATGCCAGTCACCATACTTTCTATCTGTCATTAAAGATCTAGCTTGTTCTACTGTAGGTATAACTCCTTTATTCTTACCTAAGTAAGTAGACATGTCTCCGTATTTACCACCATAGATATCTTTTACATCTTGATCTGTAATACTATTAACCCAGTTTAAGTAATCTTGTGTATAATTATTTTTATCTGAATCCCAGTATTTAAAATCAGACATATTTTTATTATATCCATATGGTTTAATGCCTTTAGTGCCATCTGCATAAGCAGCAGTATTCTTCTTTATTTTTTTACTTTTCAAAGCTTCTTGCTAATCTAATAGTGCCTGATAAGCTATCTAATTATTTCTCTCATTTAGCATCTAACTATTTTCAGCATATATATTATTAGCTTTATTGTTGCTTTTCTTCATTAACTTCTTTCCCATTTCTGCAAATGTTTTATTTGTTCCTGGAACTTTAATCTTATCACTTAATACTTGAGTTCCAACAGGTACATTTAATAAATTAGAATCTGTAGGTTTACCTTCTTCTGGTATAGAACCTATAGTTCCATCTGGTGTTCTTAACATCTCACCATCATCTAAGTAAGCCATGGTAGATGGTACTACACCACCTTTAGATAAACTTAATTCATTGTATCCATTTTCCTAATAGTAATCAGCTGCTACTTGTTCAGACATTTGTCTAGCCTGAATACCATTTTTAATTCTACCAGCTTTATTACGTATATAACTTTTACTATGACCAAATAGACCAGCTATTCCTGACGGCAATTCATACTCACCAGTCTGTTCATTAACAGAACCACCAGAACCTATACTTGAAGTAATACCACCAATAGCTCCACCTATTACTGCTCCCCAAGGTCCACCAATAGATGCCCCCATTGCAGCTCCAGATCCTATTCCACCTATTACACCAGCTGCTGTAGGCTTCTTTCCACTAGTAGCATTACCTATCATACTACCTATAGCACCAACACCTTGAGTAACCACATTTGCTTTATCTACTCCACTCATATTCCCCCAGTTTGAAATAGCATCAGCACCGAAAGCATATTGAGGAATTCTTTTTAATTTCTTATTTTTCATATTATAACATTGAATATCTATAAGTTGTTTTAATATAAGGAAGTTTGAATTCTCTATTATCATTACAATCTAACGTGTAATTACAGATTAAATACTTTCCTCTCATTCTTCCAGCATAAGACATATTAGTTTGTTCTTGTTGATCTGGATTCTTCTATTTCTCTCTGCTTATAGGGAATCTAAATGTATCTTCTCTTTGTTCTATCTGTCTCCAATCAATAGGTTCTGTTTCCTAATTCTTAGTACTAAAGTGTATATCTGATATTAAAGTAGGTTTTGTTTCATCTCCAACATCTACAAATTCAGCAGAAAACCACTGATTATCAAATACTTTAGTATAGGCAATATCTTTGTTGACTACAAATCTTACATAAGATATTTTTTCTTCTTTAGTAGTACTATTAACATCATACATGTTATGTAAGTAATAGCAATTATTATTCTTAATAGTAACTAATCTAGTAGAGAATGGGAAAAACCAATTTGGATTATGAGTATAGAAAGATGTAAATACATTTAATTGTTCATTAAATATTAAACATCTATCATATATTCTAAACCACACTTCATTATATTTCTTATCATAAAATGATACAGGGTTTTTCCTAGCATTATCTGGCAGTCTATTTAAATATGTCTGTACTTGTTTTACTTTAGATAATTCGTGAAAATCATTGCTAAGAGAACATATAACATTTTTATCAAAATCGTACCAATATAAAGTAGTTTCAGAATTAGTAATACTCTTATCATTGATAATACTATCTCCATTAAGAGTAACTAAATAATCATATCTAGTAAGTATACCACCAGTACCTAACGTTAATGCTCCAGCATTATTATCAGTAATTAAAGATCTGTCATTTACTGATGCAATACCAACAGCACTATCTTGAAAGAAATATAACTTGTTTTTAAATACTTTAAGATTTGTAATAGGTCCATATGTACTATCAGTATCTAAATAGTTAGCAAATTTAAATTTAGTCCAACTATCTGTTTGTTCATTATTTGTTTTTAATTCTGAACAAGTAATCCTATTCATACTCTTAACATCATCTTCAGCATATATAGACTTTTGTATATAGTTCTTACTAGTACTAGTATTAGAATATGCAGCATTGTATACATACATTGGAGTTTTCTAAGTATACAAAGTGTTCATTTGACCTGGATCTGTTAGGAAATAAATATTAGCTTCTCCAGTTTGTGCGTCTCCAGAAGATTCTACTATATCTTGTGAATAATGTTCATCATTTCTATAGTATAGATTAATACTAGACTCTAATGGTATATAAGCTCCAACGTATCTCTTAAAACCATTTCTATCATCAGCATCATTTCTAGTAAATAACATAGTATGAGTATAATCTAATACTCCTAAATATGTATCTCCACCAAAACACATTGCTGCATCATAACCTTCCCAAGATGTTTTAACATAAGTATTAGTACTGTTGTATATAGAATAACTTCTACTCATAAAAGTATTACCACCATATTGTGTAGCATTCTTTTTTATATTAACAAATAGTACAGCATTATATCTGTATTTCCTTAATAGAGGAGTAGTACGAATACCTGTAAAATTACCAGAATATACATCTGGTGCACTAATAGCCAAACATACTCCGTGAGGACCAAGAGCTTCATTAGAACCAATACTATAATTTACAAATCCAAATCTATCAATATAGTCTACTATTTGTTTAGCTTCAAATGCTTCTTGATAAGGAGATATATTGGTTGGTTTAGTAACATCTTTTATTGAAAAAGATTGTCGTAAATTTGAATTATCTTTATGAGCATAATTCTTTCCAAAGAACTAATAATATTTACATATACCACCGCTAAGTCTACTATCGTTTTGCTCAAATCCGTCAAATACTCCACCATCTAGTTTAACAGCTGGAATATCACCATCATAGTCAGAACCTTCTACTACACCACCAAATGGATTTTCAGTTTGATTATTATCATTACGTCCCATTACTTTAGTAAAAGGAATACCTAATCTATAATGTTTGTAATTAGCATCATCGCAATATGTAGCAGAATTAGCACAGTATAACGGAACAATACTCATTCCACTATCAACAATAGAATCTGATTTTTCTTTATTGAAACATATATCTGCACTAACAAAATCAAATATACCATTAGTATCCAATGGATTTATAGCCTGTTTTTCTTGCTATACCATTTTATTATCATATATATGGTAATAACCTTGTGCAAATGGAGAAATAGAGCCATCTACAAAAGTAGGCATTATAGTAGGTCTTCTATCTATACTACCTAAAGAATATTCAGCTCTATAATCCTCAGTGTTGTTATACCAACCATTAAATCTAATAGTCTTATTTAATAATCCTTGTGTAACTACAGTTCTATCTGCTAATGTTCTATCACATCTTACTATTTCATAAGCTACTACATCAGTAGGAAGATTCTGTACATAAAACATTATACCTAGCGGATGAGATACTAACTCATAATTACCAGATCCATCTACAGTACCACCAAAAGTAAATGGTTCATATCCTTCAATATCAGCAGATGGAAATCTTATATCTCCTATCCAATGTACAGGAGAAGGTATATTCTTAGTATTATACAATATAATACCATATCTATATACTTCATCTCTCTAATGACTTAAAAAATTAGATACATAGTAAGGATCACAATAGTTTCTTATTCTAGATTTGCCATCACTATTGAATGTATATACTAATTCTTTTGTTTCTGGACATATTAATTTAATAGTATTGTAAGATTTCTTAGATGAAGATAAACTCATACTATATGGTAAAAATTTATCTCCAGACTCATCTACAACTGGAGTATTATCAGATTCTATTAAATCTGTTATAATAAATCTATAACTTATATTTAAACCTCTACCTCCTCTAATTATTCCATTATCGTCATACCCAAAAGCATATTCATCTACTGAATTATTAGGATATACCATTGAACTATTCATTGGATTAATGCAATCATGTTCTTCTGGTATTACTAAATCTGTTTCTGGACTAGTTAATTCAGCAAATGTTGTGGTTATATCTTGATTACTTATACTAGAATTTAATTTAATAATACCATTACTATTACATCTATATGCTCTAGCATCATAATCTACATCCCAAGTCAATTCTTGTACATTAGAAGCAAATAATCTATTATCCATCTTAGCTATACTTTTAGCATTAAATTCAAATGGGACCAGATCATTAAATTCTTCTATACTTAGTTCGTTAATATAACTACTACCGACATCATTATAATTAAAGGTTATTACATTCTCTTCAGACTTAGGTAAATCTAATTCATTAACTATGTATATTTTAGGCGTTTGGGTATTGCTAGTATATTGAATACTAATTATTCTTATCTTTTCAAATCTTCCATCGTTAAATAATGTAGCCTACAATAAACAACCCTTATCTGTACTTTCTCCCTATTCATTTCCTTTAAATGTTTTAGATGAATTAGAATTACTAGATGCTATAGGAATTACTGGGCTTAATGAGGAAGTAGATGTTTCTCCACCATGTACACTAAATAACTAATAACAATACTACATCATACCAGCTGGCAAATTACCAGATGTTAACTCAATAAACTTAAAAGGAGCAATAGTAGAACTTGGTAATAAATCGAAGTAAGTATCATCTTCTATGTGATTAGTTTTATCTGTTTTATACTAAGCAGATATATTAATACATTTTATAGAAGAAGTACCATCAGATATATATATTTTACTTACTTTGTCTGATTCATAATTAGTAACTATAGCTACTTTATTAACTAAATTCATTACAGCTGATACTACTAATGTCCAAGTTGGTTTGATACTATTAAAATCAGTTATAGCCCATACATTATTAATATAGGTTCCTTCATACAATTCCATAGTAACTACTATACCACATTCCTCTACCGCCTTCTTTGTAGAATTGTACCATCTGGTTACTGCTGTACCAAGTATATTTTCAGATGCTTCAATACCACCTTCATACTATCTTACATCTTCTATATTCTATAGAATACCTGTAGTACCAGCATTATCTGTAAGTAATCGAATATTTTCAGCCCATCTATACTAGTTATCTGCTAACATAGTAATGTCGCTATCAATATTCATACCACCAATAAATGTATTTACTTGGCTATTTATCTCCATAATCTACTATAATTCTAATTATAAATTTCTTGCCTATCACCAGTTGTACTAAAGAAAGTACGTTCTTCATCTATTTCTGGAATTAACGTATTCCACGTGTACTTCAAATTAGTTAGTTCATCCTGATTAGGCATTAATGATTCAGCGTATGCTTGTTTCCTATAAAAATTATAAGAATTTTTAGCATCTATCCAAAGCTATCTATGTACTTCTCCTTTTATATATTTAATATAAAGAATTTTTTGTGCACAATACCAAAAACAAGCTTCAAAGTATGATTGTACATCAGGCATCATTGGCATACCATCTTCATCTGTATAAATACAATGATAAGATATTTTAACATAACCTTCAGGTATATTAGATATTAAGTATCCTGGTTTAATATCATATTGCGGCTTATAACTAAAATTAGTACCATTGCCAGTAGGAGGACATATTTTTCCATTTTTACTACATACTGTATAATTGTTAATTAAAGCACTTAAAGTCTACCTAGTGTTATTATCCTTATTTAAAATGTTTAATGCATCTTTATCATTAGTAAGATTATTAAGATTTTTTACTAAAGGTATTAATACATCATCGTGTACAATCATTTCACAACAGTCGCAGTTTCTTTTCTTATCGTATACACTAAAAGTACCTGTTGTTTTTTTCATTGGTATCCAGCCACCACAATTACATGTGGAGTAAGCAACACTGTTTAATCTTTCTAAATCACAGGGTAGTTTTGCTTGATAACCATTTAATGGTAATATTTCTACTTTGTGATCTAGTTGATTAACAGAGCCTATATTCATCATGGCTTCTCCTATCCATTGTTTAATATCTGTAATAGGTATTTCAGTTTCATTTAAACCTAAGTCCGCAATTACTTTAGCAATCACGGCTTTACTACTTGTCATTTTATATATCATGGCTGCTATTCGTAATCGTGAATATTCTGTTTAATTATTGCAGCTAAATGTCTTTTATTTGCTCTAGTGAGTACTATCTAATACTTACTTTTGTTAGACACTAGCATATCTTGTTTGTTCCAATAAAGTCTGTACTTATAGAATCCCGAATGCTCATTAAGTAAATAAGTAAGTTTACCCAATTCTTTAGTAGCTTTATAATCTATTCTAAGACTTCTACCATCTAAATGTTTAGGTTGTTTCTTTACTATTTGTATACTACCCATTCTGTAAGGTAATTTAACTTCTTTACTTTCTTCTAGTAACTAATCTCTTAAGTAATAAAAGTAATCTGTTACTATCTTTCTATAAGTAGTATAATCTATATCATATACTGTATCTGGTTCTATACTACTTAAGTAATGATTATAGAATGAAGGTATAGTATAAGATACTGTTTTATTAGCTGATTTATTTAATTCATTCATCGTCTTATACTTCTATTAACATTCTAATTCATTACATTCTAAGTATCATCTTTACTATCATTAGTAGTATCAGATACTTGCTATCTCATAGTTAAGAAATCTTTAGTAAAGATTAACTACTTAACAGTTCCCCACATATAAGCTGGTAAAGGATATTCATCCTTATCTGGATTATAACACAGTTTATCTTCAGTAGGATCTTCAGCAATTATTTCTACATCAATATATTCTAACTAGTTAGCATCACCTTCTACATATATTCTATTACCTTTAACATATGCAATATAATCTTTACAGGTATACTTTCTATATCTCTAGAATTTCATTTTAGTTTCAGAACCTAATTGAATAATATTACCATAGGCATCTTTTACTGTTATTACTGAAGTAGTAAGTTTAGTACCAAGTAAAGTCGGTAATTCTTTATCTCCTTGGTATTCTGCATGACCTGGGTCTTCTTCTATTTTATCCAAATGCATGCGTATAGTCTAATAGAAGATCTAGTCTAATTGCTCTCCCTTATCTAACTTCTGTTTTAATAGGTAAGCTCGATATGTTTTAATCCACAATTCTATCTAGTATCTACTGAGCTTTTCACTCTCAGTAATCTAGTTGTTTCTAGCTTCTAATAGAATATCATCAATGAGCTCATTTAATGTCATATCTATATATTTAAATTATAATTATAATAGTCATAAAACGCATTTTAAGACTTACTGTAAATTTTTATAGTATCTTAGATACACTCCTTAACAGAAACTAATAGCCTTTCTTAAAAAGCTTTATAATAATTTTCCGAGCGAAGCGAAGGAACTCTGAGCGAAGCGAGGAAATATTATTAACATACATAAACAACAAAAGCTCGTCCACTATACAGTGAGCGAGCCTCGTAGAGGTGAGCGAACGTTGTGAGCGTTGCCGAGTATTATTTCATTGGAGCTGGTACATTAGGCATAGGTGGCATTGGTGGTTTTGGGAATCCTCCCATAAACATCTTCTTAGTATCTTCGATCATCTTCCTAATATCAGCAACATCGTTCTTTAAATCATTTATTTCTTTACTATTATCAATAGTGTTAGTTATTATAGGAGCTTCTACCTGTGCTTCTAGTTGATCTAAAATATCTTTACACTTCTCCATTTCTTCATCATACTTACTTGCAGCTTCTTTTTTAGCTTTGAACTCATTATAGTTCTATCTAACCATATTAGCTATTTCTTCTTTGTTAGTAGCAACAGTAAGTCCTATAGAAGTATCATTAATAATCGAACGCTCAGCTGGTACTGATAGTTTCTTAGACTCTCCATTACAGCTAATAAACACATCAACTAGTTTACGTCTGCTCTATCCTGGTATTGGAAACTAACCTTGAGGTAAAGCTTCATCATAAGGATTTGAAACCTAAGTAATGCAACCAAGACTATAAACAGTAGTCTTTTTAAATGTTCCTAGAACTTCTAATACGTGCACGTGATCTCCTATTTTTAATTGACTAAATAACATAATTGAATTGGTTTTAGTAGGGCTACCTTTTACAGTAGCCCTAAGTTTTTTATTAAGCAGCTGGTGCTACAATATGATTTATAGTCTGAAATACTCCAGTACGTTTATCATAGTATATTAGATATTTATTACCAGTTGAAATTTCTTCTGTCGGCATCTAATCACCAGAACCATTTAGTAATGCTTTACCACTATTAGTATTTACACTAGTTGGATTAGATGATACCTAACTAGAACTAACAGAAGTAGCTACAGATACTAATGATCCTTCTGTTGCACCAGTAGCAGTATGATTAATATTTAATAATATTAAACCTCTGCATGGCAATTGTCTCCATTGAAATGGACATATTCCATAAGTAACAGTATTGTTAGTAGTGTCTACATTAGAGAATATAGTATCTAATGTAGGTATACCACCTTGATCAATACGTCTTACACGATAAGGGTTAAAGAAAGGATTAAACATAATTACCTCCTTTCTTATTAGCAACTACAACCGCAACCGTCGTTATATCCGTATCCGTAACCAGTGAATCCACCGTTACATCCGAATGGGTTACAAGTTAAGTAAGCAGGTACTGGACACGGACGCAACTGATTTACGATATTAGCAGTTTGAGCAGATTGAGATAGACCTAATTCAAGAGCTGACTTCTCAGCACGCAATGTGTCAATCTTATTCTGCATTTCACGCATTTCAAGTTGACAGAATTTATCGTTAATCATTTGAGTCTGCGCATCTATCTTAGCACCAATTACATTAAACTTACTAGCATTATCTGTCATTAAGTTATTGAAACCACCAGTGATTGCATTCTGCAAAGTATTAGTTTGCTGACAGATAGACAGTCTATTGTCTGCATTCATTTGAGTCAAGTTCAAATTAACTGAGTCAATTGAACGTTGAGTCTGGCAGCAGCAGTTAGCTAACTGAGATGCTAAGTTAGCATTACCAGAAGTAATAGCATTAATTACTTCACAGCTAGCCAATTTAGTATCACAAGCAATCTGACTTACGCTAGTATTAATAGTATTCAAAGCTGTCTGTACAGCATTAATATCACAATTTAAAGTATTAGACAAAGAACTGATAGCATCTTTGTTACCTTGAATAGCCTGCATTAACAGACTTGTGTTAGTATCGGTATTCAACTGAGAAGCAAGACGACTAGCATCATCACTACCTCTACCAAAACCGTTACCTCCAAACCCGCCCCAGCAGAAGAAGATTAGGATGATCCAAATCCACCACCAACCGCCGTTTCCACCGAAACCGCCGTTGTTCATCATAGCCATAAGAGCAGCAGGGTCCATATTACCTTTGTTTGCATTCTGCAAAAGTGCAGCTACACCTGGATCTATACCAGCGTTTTGTACTAAAATTTTTTCAGGTTCGTACATAGTTCTCATAAATTTTGATTAAATTAATATCTTGATATTCTTCTTTCATACATAGGTTCATATCTATGCATTCTTTCCTCTTCACGTTCACGATCTAAATATTCATCGTCTTCGTCATAGTCATAACCGTAGCGAGTCATTCTTCCTCCTCTACCTCTTCCACGTCCTCTACCACCACGAGCATAACGATACTCATGCTCTTCATCTTCATCGTCTTCAAGCATTAACATCGTCTTAGCTTCTTTGCGCAATTTATCACACATAATATAGCAATAGTAATACCACATCTTTCCTTCTTCTATGTCTTTATCATTCAACCAAGCTTTTGCTAGTTCTACAAAGTACTTAATGTGATCACTGCTTGTCATAGTAACAACTGCACGATAATAGTCTGAACGTATCATATTGAGAGCAACGTACCAATCATACTTGTTGTATTTCTCACCTTTCAGATTGATTCCGTACTGGTTAGCGATTGAAGTAGTTTCTTCTAAACTCCAATGTTCTCCACGAGAGCCATCTTCGTTTTCCATCTTAGAGACTGCTTTTAGTGCACATTCTTCATTAAAGTGTGGACCATACATAGCCTCATGACGCTCTATTTTCAGTCTTTCTCTCATTGCATTAATTGATTTAATTATTCGACTTATAAAGTTCATTTTGATAAATCTATTATTCTAGTATTTTCTACATTGATTAACTTGTTACTGTTATCAATTTGGTACTTATAAATAGTTCGTTTTTTAAAATCAAAGTGAAGGAGTCGCTAGAACCAATTCTTATAATTACGCTTATATTCTTTTTTAGTATGAATAAATAGTGATTGTGTATTGCGAATGTCGATACTATGTGTTAGGAGCGTATCTCTTTTATTTATTATGATTGATGTCAAGTTGTTTGGTTTGATTTCCACTTTAAAGTCAGTTGATCTAACTACTACTGTAGTATCATGTACTACTTTCTACTCCTATATCTGTACCTATTTCAACTCCTTCTCTTTGATTTTTAATTTCTTTACTGTAGCATGTACTTCTTGTATCAAGCTATCTTTGGTTTCTTTAAATTCATCCAGAGTAAGCTATAGAACTCTATTATCATTCTTCTACTATGTTGCTAGCTATTCATAGTAAAGATAGTTATTAGTTACTCTATCTATTTCTCTATTCTTCTTATCTAGCTAGTTATTCTAATAAAAACAAATGGCAGCGAGAATCATAATGATAATCACTGCCATTGCTTTGTAATTCCTTTTAAACCAACCGATAATGTTACTTATTAATCTTTTTGCTAGACTTATCAGTATTGGTATCATTTGTAATAGTATTTTGTTCTTCTAAGATGTCTGTTATATCTACATCTAAATATTTTTCTGCTTTCGACTTTATAATCTTTGTGAAGAGTCTTGTAACTAATGAATTAGGTTTTAATGCTTTCCTAGATTCTAATAATGATATTATTTCTGCAAAACATACTGCTCCTGCTGCAACTTTAGCTAACACCAGATCAGCATATGTCATAAATATAAACTTATCTAATAAAGTAAACCCAGCTATCATTATAGCTGCAAATCCTAGTTTCTCAATAGTAGACCAAAACTTGCCAGATTCAAAATAATTCTTGTGAGTTACTTGTCTACATACTTTATACCCATAGATTAAGTCTAATATTATGAATAGAAACGATACACCTATTAATGGTGCAGCTGGTGCTAGTATAGTTGCTATACCTGTTAACCAACCTACTATAGATTGATATCCATTAGCAAATATACGTCTTGCAAGATTCGTTATATATAAACTTCTACTCAACACAACTTAAAATAATTTTATCTGAAATAAAAATGCTAGTCAATATTTATTACTGCTAGCATATGTTAAAGTCTCTGCAATTATATAACTATAACGCACTCATTATTCGTATGTTCTATTTCCCTTACGTATATCCAGGTAATCTAATAGCTCTTTATGTTTAATAGTTTTAGTAAGTAAAGAATAACAGTTAGCGTGTTTAAACCATCCTATGTAGCTAGCCATTTTTCTTCTATAATATTTGTAGTTAGTACTCCTTTTATTCAGTTTAGCATTCTTCTTACAGTATCTTTTCTTTAATGCTTTTCTAACTAAAGTAAAATTATGATATATTTTATATCCAACAAAATCTATACTTCTACTTTCTACTGGGAATACCTAATAGTTATTCTTTAACTATAGTTTTAAGTTATCTTTTAAATACTACTTTATATCTCTAAGTAATGTCTGCAAAGACTCTTTATCTTTATAAAGTATTACTATATCATCTGCATATCTATAATAATACTTTATGTTTTTATCTTCTTTAACCCAGTGATCAAAGTAAGATAGATATAGATTAGCAAAGAACTAAGATAAGTAATTACTAATAGGTACTCCTTCTGAGGAATCTATTATTTCATCTAGTAACTATAACAGTTCTCTGTCTGCAACTTTTATTCTAATTATTTGTTTTAATATATCGTGATCTACTGAAGGATAAAACTTTCTAATATCTATTTTAAGACAGTATTTAGTATTATCTCTATCTTTTAGATCATGCTATATCTACTTAAGAACTTTGTGAATACCTCTTTTCTTAATACAACTATAAGTCTAAGGTATCATCTAATTAATCCACAAAGGTTCCATTATGTTCATAATAGCGTGATGTACTATACGATCTGGAAAGTAAGGTAGTTTGAATATTATTCTTTCTTTAGGTTCATATAATTTAAAAGTAAAATATTCAGAAGTTTTATAAGTATGATTAACCAACATATCCTGTATCTACTTACAAAATCCTTCTATGTCTGCATCTACTTTCTTTACATCGTCTCTATGAGTTTTATTCTTTCTAGCATTATGATGAGCTAGCTTTATATTATCTAAATCTGTTATCTTCTAATATAAATTCTTAAATTTCTTCATAGTCTGAAATTACAAAGAGCTTTCGATATTTCACTACTAACCCTTAATAAATTATTTATATTTTTTACCAAGTGGTAAGGTCCTTCTCAGTAGTTGGCTATTATATGATAGACTGAAAATATTATGATACGCAATTTCATTGAACTGATATTAGCATTGGAATTACTAACCTCATTATTGGAATTAAGATTGAATAGACCTGCTTTGCTGCTATTGTCAGAGTTACTACTTTTTTACTTAAAACTAATAATGCATACTCGTTCTAATTCAAGAGAAGCAACCTGTGGGTATTACTTAACTACACCGTATTGTATAATTAAGTCATTACTCCGCCCACGGGAGATATGTTAATCGAGAACCGAAAGTAGCATAGGAACTACCAACCCCATCAGTGGAATGAAGAGCGAATAGACCCGCCTTGCCGCCAGTGCCAGAGGCACCACCGATTAACAAACAGTGTTCTGAAGTATCAGTATTATCCCAGTTATAATCACACCAGTATGTAGTTTCTGAACCATTAGTACAAGCTTCAGCGAAGAAATCACAAGTAGGTGTAATTACTATTTTGGTTTTATAACCAGTTGTTATTGGTTCTACACATATAGGCACATAGTTAGCAGTTAAGTTATTACTAAAGTTTTTTGGATTTTCACACTTACTCCACTTTCTATATCCTTTGCTATTTATAATAGAGTACTAACTTATAACATCATCAGTATGCTTCCATACATGACCAAATGGATTCTCTATTCCTCTATATCTATTACACTTTCTTGTAGTAGTTGTAGTATTAGAGCCAGATGAATCTGTCTATTGTATAGTTACTGTAACTTCACCAGAACCACTACCTAAACTATCAGAACTTCCAGTAGGAATAAACGAGTAAGTTGTAGCTCCGTCGATAGTTACCGAACCTGTAGTACAACCAGAACCCAATCCACCTTGTCTAAATCCTTCAACTGTTAATGCAGTATTAACTGCTTTTTGACTATTTCTGGTAGCATATTCTACTAAGAATAAATGACATATAGCTCTGTGTTCATTATATGTATATATATTCCATTTGTATTCATTCGTATTGCCATTATTTCTAGCAGCTGTTCTTAATGTTTCTCTTGTAACATTTACAGAAGGATGTACTCCTTTTCTGGAAAAGAACGAGCTGTTACTAACAAATCCTTCATACGCACCAACATAGGCTTCTTTATGATGATTCCATCCAGGTTTAGCATGAGGGCATATTTTTAAATTATGTGTTTCTGAAGACGATGAATAGTCGTCTATCCACCAAAATTCTGGTATAAGAACCATAATATTAGTATCGTCTCCGTTAAAATTATTATCATATTTGCTACCATAATACCCTCCAATAGTTTTGCTCCAATCATCTTCTAATTTTCTTAGCATATATGGTAGATTTCCATATTTTGTTGTAACTTTATATCCTTTCATCATACTCTATATAGGCAGTGTTCTATGCATATCCATATTACCAATACGAGTACAATCTGGATTAGATGATGTTTCTGACCAAGATACACCGTACCAGTCTGGAGCATCTAGTGTAACAATTTCACCTAATACAAAATTATCTGGTTTAGTAGTAACAAAACTACTAGTTAATACATCGTTAGCTAATTGTTTATTCTTACAAGTAATAGAAATAGACGATCTATATGTTCCAGTAAAACCTAACCAAATTTCTACATTTGTAGAAGTGACTACATATCCAGCTATTACTGCATCTCCACTAAGCTACGTATCACTTTGCTACTTAACTAATTTAACAGATTCTTTATCTCTAGTACTAGCTACTAGTGTAGAATAATTGTATTGATTAGAACCAAAATTTCCACCTCCTACTATTTCAAAAATAACATATTTAGCAGAAGTAGTATTTTGTGATACTAGTGGTAAAGTAGCTAATTTCAGCCAATCTGTGTTATTAGCACCTACTCCATAAAACTTAGTATAATGAATACCTGTTTTATCGCCTTCAGACACATTGTAACCATCTACCATATCTGCATTCAGATTAGTACATAGAGTAGTAGAAGATACTTGTATAGGTGCTGTACCAGCAGCTACAGTAGATATCAATTTACTACCACTAATAGTGGAACTGTTTGTTAAAGCTCCTGTCATAGCATCACCAGCTTTCTTTACATAAGTAGTAGTAGGATCTACACCTAATGCGCTAGTTACATTATTCTTAGTTATACTAATAGTACCATCGGTATTAGTAATATTACTACCAGTTTTAACGCCACCTAATACAGTACTAGATGCTTTTGGTAAAGTATAAGTATAAGTAGCTACTAATTTACCTGTACTATCAATAGATAATCTATCTCCTACTATTATACCACCAAGTGTAGTAGTTGTAGCAGCAGGTAATGTGTAGTTATTAGCATTATCCTCTATACCAGATAATTTAGTTTTTTCTTCGGTTGTATAATCTTCAGTAGATAATTGTTTACCAGATACTTTGTCTACTTTAGTTTTAGAAATAAGTTCTACATCTGCGGATAAAGTAGATTCTACACCTGTAGCACGATTAATTTCATTCTGTATAGCTGTAGCATTTGCTGATTCCGCAGCAGTTGCTCTAGCTATTTCACTAGATAAATCACTAGTTAACTTCTGCTCTGCTCCCTATGCTCTAGTCTATTCAGCAGTTACAGTAGTATCAGTGTATGACTTAGCTTGTTTAATAGCATTAGCTATAGAACCAGTAGTAGATTCATTACCATTAATAATAGTAAGTTTATCTTCATTTACTTTTACTCTATTAGATAATGAAGATACATTGTTATTAATAGTAGTATCAGCTTGAGTTCTATCAAGTATCTCTTGAGCTAAGTTATCAGCTAATTCTTGAATGCTACCTTCAATAGCAGTAGTATCAAATGAGCCTGATAAAGCATCCCAACCTTCTTCAGTCCATACTACATTAGTACCAGCATCATAATGTTTACCACCTAAGTTAAATGCATTAGTAATATTATATACATCACCAACTACATTGTTGTCTTTAGGTAGAGCTTCAAATGTACTAGATCCTTTTACTTTATAAGCACCAGATAGTTTAGCATCTACTTGTGCTTTAGTATAAGTATCAGACTTATCTGCTTTTAATGCTAATGCTGCATTAGTTGCAGCAGTATGATCTGTAATCTTATTATCAAGTTCTTCTTCTTTAGCCTTAGCTCTATTAGTTTCTACTAAGATAGCTGCATTTCTATCACTAACTTCTGTAGCAATAGCTTCTTTTCTATCCTGTACTTCCTTGTTTATAGCATTAGTATGTTGAGTATCTACTTGAGTAGATCTATCTATTTCATTCTGTAAATTAGTACTAATAGTCTATTCAGCAGATTCAGCTCTATTCTTCTCAGTAGCTATATCATTACCTAATTTAGTTTCAGCAGCACGAGCAGTAGCAGCTTCTTTATATATATTACTTTGTAAAGTAGCTAAAGACTGTTCCAATGAATCTGAATCAATAGCAATACTAATCGTATTATCTTCACTAATACTAACATCTTTACCTGGTTTTAACTTATTAATTAAGTCATTATAATCACCAGATGTAGCTACTGGTTTAAAATCTGGTTTGTTAGTAATATTATCCCATTGTACAGCTAGATCACCAGATGCACTAATTACATTAGTTTCTTGATCAATTTCAATGTTTAAACCTGCAATGAGTTTCTTCTAATACTTTGCACGTATATCAGCAAAGGTATCAATCATCTCAGTATGAAGTTCCTATAACTGATGCTGCTTAACAAAGTCTAAGAAATCTTTAGATGTAATGATACCAGCAGAACTTGTAGAGGCTACTGGTATTGAAACAGTTTTATTACTTCCATCATACTTAAACATTACCATTGTAATATTGTTAGGATTAGAAGTATTAAATTGTATATCCTTTATTACATCTTTTACTTCTTCATCATCTACTTTACTATCTACATCACTAATGTTTGCTTTATCATTAAGCAATTTGTTTACCTATGTTTTAGTATAGTAGTTGCTAAGATCAGGTGCACCACCAGAGGCAGCTAGCCTTACCCATTCGGTTCCATTGAAATATTTAATGCTACCACCGTAAGGATTATCAGATAAGTCAACCCAATAGTCTATTTCTTCCGGATTAGGTTGAACAGATGTTGCAAAAAATATTATCCTATTTGTTACCATATGTATTTGTTATATTAAGCTGCTGGAGTTTCTAATGCAGCAACTCTTGTAGTTAATGCGTCAATTAAATCTTTTAAAGCTTTACCTTGTGCAGCAGCTAAAGCTTCTGTAGTACTAGTACTCGTTAAAGTGTTATTTATAGTCACTTTAGTATCTGCTGTAGGAGGTGTATATCCTAATGCACTAGTTACATTAGCTTTACTAAGACTAATTGTACCATTACTATAAGAAATATTTGCTCCTACTTTTACTCCACCAATAGTTTCAGCTGTAGCTGTTGGTAAAACATATTTATTTGCTTGTGCAGCAATACCATCCAGTTTAGTTTTATATGCATCAGTAAAGTCATTACTGGATAGTTCTTTTCCTTCTACCTTATCTACTTTACCTGATTCAAGTGCAGCAATCTTAGCACTCTGATCATTATCTGTATCATCATTTATTGGTAGCCATTTGCTACTACCTGCATAATACTTAATTACATTACCTTTTGGATCTGCTGCTAAGTCAACCCAGTAATCAAACTCTTTAGGATTTGGAGCTATATAGCTTCTTGTTATTCTTGTCATATACGTATATTTTAATTGTTAATTCTAATGTATTACAAATTGTAATAACTTATGAGTACCTGTAGAGTCACTTATATTAAGAGATATACGTGCCTGTCTAGTACTATCTGTGTCATTAGGATCTAATGTAATATCTATTCTATCCTATTTGACATTTATATGTACATACTGTGCAGAACTAAATCCTTGAATATTGTACATATTACTATGAATATCTAGTGATACTGTTTCACCAGATTTAATAAATCTATGTGGAGTAAGATTCCAAGCATCAATTACTTCTGGAATAATATTCCTAGCTCTATTATCCACATATAATATATTATATAATATTGTTTCTTTTTCCATAACGTATTTTAAAGCGTTTTAAGCCACTTTCTTTAATAAATGAACAACTTATCCATTAAACTCTAAAAGCTTCTTAGAAGAGTCTTTTGGCTGGTATACGTCGATGTGTGACCATCCATCGGTATTAGCTTCTAATCTAATAGGGTATTCAAATAATTCAGCATTCTATCTTACTATATTATTTACTGCATTACTATCTAAATCCTTTACATTAAAATCTATTGCTTTACCTAAACAGTGTGCGGATAAGTAAATGCTACTTTTATTCTTTACTAACTAACACATATTACAACGTAAACCTCTTTGTGAGAACTAACCACCAGCTTTCCAAGTATTAACAGTAATAGGCTTATTAAATATTTTAGTACGTAATACATACAAAGTACTAAGTATTTCAGTACTTATAAACTACCAAGAAGTTTCACCAAACTTGGAGTAGCAATGAGGGCATACTAATTCACTTACTTCAAAATAAGGTTTTAATTTATCTATTAATTCATTTCTGTCCATACTTCGCTATTTAATATTTCATTTAACTCATTGTTGTCGTAACGGTAGCTAAGTGATGATTATATTACAAGGACCGACAATATTACCGTTTCTGAATGACAGATTACCTTTTACAGTTTCCAATGGCGGAATATCATAGGTTCCGTCTGATGTGATATTGACTAATTTCACATCAGCACTATATCCTCAGTATAATTCCTGACCGTCAACTATACCTTTCACTTCCACTTTCATTCCTGGGAAATTTTTTGTTTGGTCAGGAATGTAGCACTTTACTGTATCGTTCGGTGTAGCAAATCTAGTTATGACAAATGAGGTGCTTGTTATAATTATATCAGCATTTACAGAGGGATGCGGTCTCCAGTCATTAAAATTTACCGCATAAACATCTACAGGCTTTGACATATCGTCTCTATCAATTTCTCTCTCATCTACAATAACTCCTCTGTCATCAACATCATATTGTAATACTTTGTTGCCCAAGATATGGCGCATTGTTATTATTTTCATTTCTCTATCTACTTCTATCCATACTATCTACTAGCAAATCAGCTATAACATTTATGCCTAATTGCTTACTATCACTAACTAGTTGCTCTTGCATTACTACTAGGAGCATCTAATAGATGCCCTCTAGTAGTTCTCTATCACTCAGTTGCTTAATTTGATTATACATATTTACAAAAAAATTAACTCGGGGAATTACCTATATATTGTGCAAAACCACCATAAATATCTACCCAAAAATTACCATCATTTAAAGTATCATCATCGGATAATTGTACACTCATATTTAAAGTAGTAACAGAAGTAGAATATGATATTAAAGTAGCATATAATGGATGAGCGTTACTACCACTAGCAGCTTCAGTTCTATAACTTCCGTATACTCGTACATCACACGGAGTGAAAAAATAACTAGTTCCACTAGTTATAGTTATTCCTACTGCTCCTTCGCCACTTCTAGCGCAACTAATTTTATTATTACTAAAATTATATATACTGTGTACACTAGATGATACTACTGAATATGAACGTCCATTGTACTAAACTTTAAATTTTAGAATAACGCCAGAGTCCGAGCAACCGTCATGGGAGCATTTTGTCACAAGCCATCCTTGTGGAGTACTAACTACATTAAGTATACCTCCATTATTTCCTACTGCCAATACTAGTGTACGTTCATCAGTATATATATTACCACGATTACTATAATCTACAACCACTAGTCCTCCTTCTGTTCCAGTAATAGATCTAGATGACGGATATTGTCTACAAACAATTGTCATTTCAGTACCGTAATTATCTTCGCTAACACTTGGTAATATTAATTTATTTGTATAGCCACTTTTTGCTCCAACCATATGTATAATTCTAGAATAAGAAGGATTAGCATATACAGCTATACTATTAGTAGAACTGGTATATAATGTTAATGCCTATTCCCAACCATTAGATTGATAAGAATATAACTAACTATCTGACCAATAAGTATCTCCATACTCAGGATCAGATATATCAGATGAAGATGTATTCAAATGAGTAATATTTAAGAATCTATTCTTGGTAAAGCAGTTTTCAAAATATAGATTTTTAAATTTACCAGATGTAGCATTTACTTCACCTGTAATAACAGCATCAGTACATGTAAGTTTACCAGTACTACTATTCATAGATAGTTTACCATTGCTAGAAGTAAATACATTATTACTGAAACTAAATTCACCAAGTTTAGCATTATTAGCTAATAGATTATTTACAGTTAAAGTAGTATTTTTACTAGCCTATTGCCAATATGAACTACTTGAGGATGGAGTTTGATTAGTATTAGTAGACTTAGCCAAATATGTATTACCAGCATACTGAACATAATCTACAACTGTCATATTTTGGTAATTCTCATACTTAGTATACTCACTACTATTCATTGCTGTAGTTGCAGCTGCTTTATAATAAGTAACTCCAGTTTTCCAATAACCGCAATCACGCATAATGGTATAACTACTATCAGCATCAGATCCATTCGTACCATCATATACTACAGGAGCTTCATAACTGATTACAGTCCACTGACTATCAGGTGAAGGAGTAGTATCTGTACAGAAACCAAACCAGAATTTAGTAGCATACGTATCTGAAGCCCAGCTTGCAGTATAAGAGGATTGATTAGAACTAGAAGAAGATACTTTATTCCAACTACTACCACTATAACGATATACAGCAAAGTAACCATATGCCTAGCTTGTTACTCCACTGCTATTAGTTTTAATAGCTCTGAGTGTACAACTAGTAGTTTGCAAATACCCTAAACTTGATCTAATAGATGCTGGAGCACCGCTCATAGTAATACTATATCCATCTGCTCCATCAGATCCATCTGATCCATCTTGTCCTGGATCTCCTTGATCACCTTTATCTCCCCATTTAGACCATAGAGCACCAGTTTTCCAAGCCTACCATTTACTATTTTCCTTCTTTCTAGTCCATACATATTCATATTTAATAGCATCTGTAGGACCAGTTGGATTATCAGTCCATCCGTCTGGTACATAATCGTCTTGTTGATATTCACTAGAGTCCACATTAGCTGGTGGATAATACTAACCACCTGGATCTAAACTAGTACCACCAACATAGTTAGAAAATCTCCTATAGATGTACTCGTATCCATCACCATCTTTACCTCTTTCTGAGTATCTAGACCATATACCAGGAGTTGACCAATCACCCCATTTCTAAGTAGACTTATCTAGGTATCTTTGAGATACCCATTCATACATTAATGATGCGGTAACACCAGAAGGATGATTTGTCCAACCAGAAGGTATATGACCAGCTTGATTTACACTAGCAGGAGTAGAAGGTTGAGATCCATCTGCATTCCTAGTATAAATAAATTCAATACTATTACCATCTTTACCATCCTCACCATCAGCACCAGTAAGACGTATAAGATTAGACCATGCCGTTAAAGTACCATCTGGATTAGCAAATCGTTGAATCTACCATACGTACTCACCATCTCCTGGTACTAACTCACTATTAGTAGACCAACCTGAAGCAGCTGCATCTGTAGGAATAGATGGTTTAGTAGCAGATATCTTCCATCTATATTGATAATGACCACCTGATAGACCCTGTTCACCCCAATTAGACCATAGTGCTGGAGTACTAAAATTAGACCATACACCGTCTGTACGTACACGTTTACAAGTCCATTCAGCTTTATAGTCTTCATTTACTCCTTTGGGATCATCAGACCAGTTATAATCTTTAGATCCACCATTAGATATAGTCGGTATATAATCATTCTATTGAATAGATGATGGAGTTTGTGGTACTCTATCAACATCGGCAGTACGAGTAAAAATATACTCATAACCATCCCCATCCATACCTTTTTCACCCCACTTAGACCACAAAACTGGTTCTGAGAATTCTCCCCAAACACCTTCCCCAATTTTAGCAGCTTTCTTTTCTCGTTGTGATACCCATTCATACATCATATCTTTAGATACTCCTTGAGGACTATCTGACCAACCAAATGGTATATAATCATCTTGCTGAGATGTATCTGGTTTATCAGGAGCATCACTTGCACTGGTTACTTTGTAAATGAATTCTAACTTAGTTCCATCAGAACCATCTTCACCAGTTTCACCAGTAAGTCTAATAGGATCTGTCCAACCAGATAATGATTTATCTGCATATACAGTAGCTTGAATCATCCAAGTAAATACTTCCTTACTTTCTCTAGTAGGTGGATACATGTACCAAGTATAGTTATCATCAGCAGGTGGTATCTAAGAACTAGTAGGTTTAGGTGGTTTTATACTAGAGTTAGTATAACAGAACACTGTATACTGACCATCTTTACCAGCTACAGAAGCACCTCTAAATCTATTAGGATCGCCCCATTGCACATCAGGATCATCTACTTTACGGGCACTTTTAGTAGACATCCAAATAGCAGATGCAGTATAATTTCTATGCCATCCATAGGAAGTACCATCTCCAACAGGTCTATCGGGAGTAGCATCATTGTCATTATAAGTTACCCACAGACTGTTACCCTCTAACTAATATGACAGATTAAACTCTTTATTAAATATAGCTATACCTTCACAATGAACATAAACAAGCAACTTCATATCGTGAATATTGGTAATTTTAGTAATAGTAAACTTACCATTATCTACTCTACATTCAATGCCATTAGATTCCCAAGTACAGAAGAATGTATCTCTATCTACTACAGTGTTATAAGTTAAAGGTGTTTTCCCTCTCCACGCTTGTACTTCAAATATAAATTGTTCTTGCTGCTAATAATCAGTTATAATATTAAATTCATTATCAACAATTATACTACCTTCAGTTCTAGTAAGAGATACAGAGTAAGCATCTTGCCCATGTAAGTCTTCTATCTATTCAGGAGTAAACTGCACATAAGCATCTGTAAGATAAATATTACTAATATAAGCACCATTACCAGTAAGATTACCGTCATTAGGAGCTCCAGGTATATTTAAACCATCTAATAAACCAAACTGTGATGCAATATTTTTAGATGGGTTAATATGCCAAGTATTTACTTTCTTTAAATATCTCTTATATTGTCTAGTAGAGTAAGCACTATCTTGTCTGGTTTCATCAGTAAAGTTACCATAAACAGCAAATTTCATTGACTTACAAGGATGTTGTGTAGTACCTTGTTTCAATGAATATCTAAACTACTTACCTCTAGCATCTAATACTTCGATAGGTGTAAAGTAAGATGTAGTAAAACCCTATACTTTATCAAAGCCACAATCGTCAGTACCAGTTTCAGTATTATTAACTCCATCAAAATTATGGAATATACCTCTACATATATCATTTACATGTATACCACTATATTCTCCATCTTCTAACTTCAATGTAACAATCTGATTAACTAAGTCTACATCTTCAATTGTACCGAATGCAATTGAATTCCACAGTTCACCACTTACTACATCTATCTTATTAAATCTTAATTCTGGTACTTCTAAAAACTCTCTAAGGATAAGACTAGTCATTTCTCCTCTACCATCCTTATCTATTTGAGCACCTGTACCACCAATCATACCAGTAACAAAAGTACCTATCTGAACTAGATCGGAAG